CAATATAATAAGAGTCAACTAGAAAGACTAATTAGTCAGTTCTGTACAAATCTTACAGCAAAAGCAAGAGCAGGTAAGATTGATCCTGTAATTGGTCGAGGCAAAGAAATTGAAGAAACTGTACTAATCCTTGCACGTAGACAAAAAGCAAATGTAATGTTGGTTGGTGATCCTGGCGTAGGTAAAACTGCTATTGCTGAAGGACTTGCGGTTGAAATCGTAAATGATAATGTACCAGAGTTTATTAAGGATAGTACTGTTTATGCTCTTGACATTGGTGCTCTAGTAGCAGGTAGCAAGTACAGAGGTGACTTTGAAGAACGTCTTAAAATGGTCATTAATGCACTTGAAAAGAAAAAGAATTCAATTCTGTTTATTGACGAAGCACACATGATGAGTGGTGCAGGTGCTGGTGGCCAAGGACAAGCAAATGATATGGCTAATATGCTAAAGCCTGCATTAAGTAAAGGAACAATTAAAGTTGTTGCTTCAACTACTTGGGAAGAATTCCGTAAACACTTTGAAAAGGATCGTGCATTGATGCGTAGGTTCCAACGTGTCACAGTTGACGAGCCAGATGAAGAAACTTCAATTGATATTCTTAAAGGTATTAAGAAATATTACGAAAAACATCACAATGTTAAGATTACACAAAAAGCAATTGAAAATGCTGTTAAGTATTCTGTAAAGTATATGGCTGATAAAAAGTTGCCAGACAAAGCAATTGATGTTATTGACCGTGCTGGTGCTAGATTTAAAATACTAGACAAAAAAGAAGGAACAGTTGATCACGACGAAATTGTATTTGAAATTTCTAAAATGACTGGATTACCTTTAGAACAAGTTGCGGCAAAAGACAGTGAAAATATGCGTGACCTTGAAGGTGGTATGAAAACGCAAGTATTTGGACAAGACGAAGCAATTGATAGTTTGCTTGACAAAATTTATATTGCTCAAGCAGGTTTGAAATCGCTTAACAAGCCTGTCGGCTCGTTCTTGTTTGTAGGGCCAACTGGTTGTGGTAAAACAGAAACAGCAAAAGTTTTAGCCAAAGAAATGGGAACACAACTTGTACGTTTTGATATGAGTGAGTTTCAAGAAAAACATTCTGTTGCTAAGTTTATTGGTGCACCTCCAGGCTATGTAGGCTTTGAAGAAGACGCTGGTCAACTTATTACTAAATTGCAAGAACATCCTAACTGTATTTTACTGTTAGATGAAATTGAAAAAGCACATAGAGATGTTTCTAATGTATTACTAGGACTTATGGACAATGGATTTGTCACAGGTTCAAATGGTAAAAAAGCAGATGCTCGTAATGCTGTTGTTATTATGACATCTAACTTAGGTGCTAGAGATATGGAAAAGAACGGCGTTGGTTTTGGTAGCCTCGAACGTGAAGGCGAAGATGATGATGCAGTAAATGATTTCTTTGCACCAGAGTTTCGTAATAGACTTGATGGCATTATTAAGTTTGGAAAACTTGATAAAAGAACTTCAGGACTTATTGTTGATAAGTTTATTAAAGAAACAAACGACCTTGTTAAAGACAAAGGAATTTATATTATTCTAACAGATGCGGCAAAAGATCATTTGATCAAAAAAGGATTTAATCGTAAAATGGGTGCAAGACCATTACAACGTGTTATTGATCAAAGTATTAAAAAGCCAATGTCTAAAGAAGTTTTATTTGGCGATCTTGTAAGTGGGGGTAAAGTCACAGTTGACTACGTTGATGGAGAAATTAAATTGAATGTAGAAAACTTCACACTTGAACACAAGGAACAAGACGTTGAAAGCACAACACACGAATAAACTGTTCTTTAACAAATACCTTTACAAAGCAACTGTGTATTGCCCACGCATTGCTTTTATAAGATATCCCAAAGACAAAGTTTTTTCTGCATTAACTAAATCTGAAAATTTTAACGAGTTTTTAGCCAAAGGCGGAAATACTCTTAAAAATAGATGGGACCAAACCCGTCCTAAAGATATGTGGGAAAATAGATTTACAATATACAAGATTATGCAAATGCGTGAAAAACTGTATTCTCAAAATACAGAATTTACAATGCGTTTGGAAACAAGTCATTGCGGATTTTATCTAAATGATAAAGATTTGTTTGATGATATTTGTAAACAGTTTAAAGATATTGTAGTAGATATTTCATGGCCTACAGATGAAAAACACGGAACTTACTTGTTGAATAATCCTACACATGAAATTGTTAACAATTATCCGCACGGCAAATATCGCTATCGTATTAATTTAAGAAATAAATTCTTAAGCAGTGATGTCAGACAAGGATTTAAAGATTGGATTAAAAATTATCCTGATTTGGAAATTACTGATATAACATTAAATTCAATCAAAAACGGTGGGTATGATTTAAATGGTAAATTTTTATACTCGACAAATAAAGATATTATGTTATTATTACAAATGTATCTAAGCGATGCGGTTAAAAGCATCACAGAATTCAAACTAAGAAAGGAACTTTGATGCAAAAAGAAAACATAGTACGAGAACTAATTAAACGAAACGTTATTACCGAAGGAACAAATGTTCATGCTGTTGTGACAGCAAGTGGATTAGGTGGTCAACCAATTAGAATCCAAAAGCAAGTTTTGATTGGAAACTTAGGTCATACATCTGCAAAAGGTTGGGATCGCTGTGATGCTGGTAAAGATCACTTATATAAAGTAAATTACAGTGATATTAATCTAATTGAGGGCATGGAAATTGCTAGAATGGCCCAGGCATATAAAATCAAAATCAAATAAATAAAAGTACTATGCCAGAACAAAGTACAAATTTTCAGTTTACAATCAACAGTGCAGAAACTGCCCAAGTTGATCACCCAGGCGATAGCACGGTTGAAACATACACCAGTGCTAAAGTAAAAGGCGACGGCTACTACAAAGGCGGTGACGGAGTACATACATACGAAATCAAAGTTGACGGGTTTTACGGAACAGTTAAAATTGAAGCAACTTTAGCATCTGAACCTACCAGCGACGATTGGTTTGATGTATCAGGAACGGAACATACAGCCGATCCTAGCGATAGTACTGTAAACAGAACAGGCTCTTATATGTACAATTTTACAGGTAATTTTGTTTGGCTAAGAGCAGTTATTTCTAATTTTACAGATGGAACAGTTAATCATATAAGGGTGAATTACTAATGAGTGAACAACATTTTGTAAGGCTTATCTTTAACGAAGATCAAGGCGAAAACTTTATTAGAATATTCGCAGGTGCTATGTCACATACACTTGACGAGTGTTTGTTAGAATCTGCAGAAGACCAAAAAATCATTTTTGAATCTTATAAAACAACTGAAGGACATTACGTTTACGAAGTTGCTCTTTCACAAGAACTAAGCAACCAAAAAGCAGACGACATGGCTGACATTATTTCCAAAACTATTACTGGTGATTACGAAATTGAAGTTAGCGGAAACGGCTATAATCTCCAATAATAGTCATTTTGGTAAAATTAACCAACAGTTGTAGTTGACTTTATACACATTCTTTGCTATTATAATATATGTAAAACACTTAATTGTGAGTGTTTTTTATTAAATGTCAATAGGAGAAAACATGACTAACAATTCAAAAACTATCCAGGCTAAAGTACTTGCTTCATTACAAAATGGTAATGAACTAACTGCGGCTCAAATCAAATCAAGATTTGGTGCAGGAAACCCAGGTGCAGTAATTCAAGCACTACGTTTCAACGGTTTCCCAGTATATCTTAACACTGTTAAAGATAGCAAAGGTAGAGTTTACAAGAAGTACCGTTTAGGTACGGCTAGCAGAGCGGTTATCGCGGCTGGTTATAAAGCAATGGCAAAAGGCCTAGTTGCTTAATTAAACTTGAGGTATAAGGCCCCTTCGGGGGCCTTTACTGCTTTATAAAGGATCAATATGCAAAATAATCAACACCTACCTGAAAAAATAGAAGTTAATTGTACAGATAATGGTCAAACAGTACAAGCATACTTAGATCGCTATGTAGAGAAAATGTACATAGATGTTATTATAAACACCGTAAAAGTGCGTTTATCGTACAAAAATAAAGACCTATATGTAGGTCACATGGCTGGATTAGAATTCACAGCAAACACACCAGAAATCACAGAAATCAAACCCTTTCGAAGATAAGTCCTCTTGCATAAATACTTCAGTAGGAGTATTATAATATGGACACTATGGACTTTAGAAAATTAATAAACAAAATTGATGGCGTTCAAACAGAAGCCAAAAAAGAAGTTAAACGCAAACAATATAAGACAGCATCAGAAGTAATTGCTGATTTGCAAGACGCTGTATTTGCTGAACCAAGCAAATCACAGATCAAATACAGCAGTGCTAATATTCAAAAATTTACAGATGCTAAAGCAGAAATTGCGTACAAACTATCAGAACTATCACAACTAATTAAAAATAACGACGACCTTTCGTTGTTTTTATCCAACGTTAGCAACATGATACACAATGACAAGCAAATTGGTCCAGGCTTAGTTAAAGTTGTACAAGCGGCGATGGAAAGACATAAAGATATTCCATTAGAAAAAGATCCAGATTCAGAAGTTCCATATGATGACTCTGACGATGATGAATTTGAATCACAATCACACAGTAATATTGCTAAGGCAATTGAAGAACAAAATCTAGAAGAAGAATTTAAAATCCTTTGGGATGAAGAGCCAAAGAAACGTGGCGGCGGAATGTATCAAGCAATTGAATATGCAAATGGTACTAAAGGTTATGTTCCTATGGCTGTTGATGGTCGTCCTATTTGGACAGGTTCAGTCCGTGACAGATACATGGCTGACAGATTAAAAGACATGGGATTTGGTTTACCAGCATACTCATACGGAAAAGACTTTGATGCTGACTTCCAAGGAAATCCAGCAAATTATGATCAAGGATCAGGCGAGTATGTAGGAACACACAGAAAAGTAGGTAGCCGTTGGGTAGCACTCGATCAATATAAACATTGGAGTAAGAGTGATGACGGAAACTTCTATACTGATAGAAGTGAAGCACTTAAAGATGTAAGTTTTGCTGAATGGAAACAAGCAGGCGACATTAGAAATATCAATCATGAATTAAAAATGTTAGCATTACAGATTCAAGCAATTCCAATGCGTGACCAGAAAGAAGCATATGAAGCAATTCTAACTGTTAACAGAGCATACCGTGGTGATGCTCAAGCATTTGAAGATATGACAAGAATGGTTAACTCAGGTGTAGACATTCAAGTTATGATTGCGGCGGCTGGCTTTAGAGGCAAGAGAGCATTACAAGATCTTGCTAACAACGATGAAATTGAAAAGGCATTACAAAGTAAAGCACACGCGGCTAAACTAGCAGATCTTGAAAAAGAAGAAGCAGAAGAAAAAGCAGTAAACATCATGGGCGGCAAAGCAGGTACATTTGGTAAAGATGGTATGACTGGCCAAACAAGATACAAAGGTGATATTGGTTTAGCAAAAGATGCTGAACAATCGCAATCATCTTCTTCAACACAATCAAGTAAACCAAAAGTGAATCAAATGCCTGATGTACAATTACAAGGTATGTATGAAAGTGAAAATCTAACAGAGTTTGACTTTCTAAAAAAGTTATTTGGAAAAAAGCCTGAACAAAAACCTGCAAATGGTAAACTTCCGTTTGGTGGTGAAAGACGTATTCAGTCAAATGGTGGCACTGTAAATTTTAACATTGATAAAAACAAGAACAAAACTCAATGGAGTTATCAAGGTAAAGAGTATACAATTTATGCTACTGATGAAGAATTAGATAAATTTGAAAACAGCCATCATAGCAATGGTTGGGAAATGATTTCAGGTACTAGAGAAAAAGTAGTTTCTAAAGATCCTAAGCCTGTAGAAATTAAACCTTACACACCTAGCGGTGACGATTCAGCAATGTTTAAACCAACTGATGCTTCTGCACCTAAATCAGGTGTTTATGCAAAAGATGCACAAGGCGGGGAAACACGTAAGGGTGATCCAGATATGGTTGCACAGGCTGAAAAACGTTTTAAATCAAAAAAACTTGATCCAAATAGTGATGAAGCAAAAAAACTATTTAAAGATCTTGAATTAGAGAGTATTCAAAACGAAGGTGATAACATTTATCATCCTTGCACTAAATCATTTAAACATGATAAGTTTGGTGAAGGTGAAGTTATTCATGGCGAACACACATTAAGTGAAGACGGAACAGTCACACACTACGATGCTAAATTTGTACGTGAAGACGGATCACAATTTATTGTTAGAAATATTCCAGTAGCGAATATGAAAGAGTGTGTTGTTGTAGAACACAGCCACCCAGCAAAGAAAAAGAAAAAAGTAAAAGAATCAATTGAACAAGTAGAAGAAGATATTTGGTTTAACGATTTAACAGATGTCACATTACACGGTGATGAATTTTATGAAGCGTTTGGTTGGATTGGCGAAAACGATGAAAACATTGAAGAAGCAGAATACCAAGGACGCACAGTTAAACTAAACAAACCAATGCGTGGCGATGTTAAGAAGTTTAAAGTATATGTTAAGAATCCAAAAGGTAATGTAGTTAAAGTTAACTTTGGTGATCCTAACATGAAGATTAAAAAATCAAACCCAGCAAGAAGGAAAAGTTTCCGTGCTAGACACAACTGCGATACTCCAGGTCCAAAGCATAAAGCACGTTATTGGTCATGTAGAAAATGGTGATGAACAATGCTATTAAAGGAACTGTTTGACAATAATGTATCACAAGATACGCCAGATGTACTAGTAGACGATATTAAGTTTTATATCGAACACAACGACGACTTACACAAAAATTATTTTTTAAAAGTAGTAGACGGAATTAAAAAAGGTCCTGCTACAGACGCCAACGAATGTTATTCGTCGTTTATGGAAATGGTTGAAGAAGGTTGCAAAATGTATCAGGAAGAATACAAACTACCTGGTAATATAGAAGAAATTTATACCAAAGATCTAAAAGAAAAAATTTGTAGACAATTTGCGGAATCACAAATAGAATTAATCAACAACGGCGAATACGATCCCAAGGAGGAATAAATGAGAATTGACGAAGTTGTCAACAACAGGACAGCCGTTATTGCTTGGGGTAGAATGAATCCTCCTACCATTGGACATCAAAAAGTTGTTGATACTGTAAAATCAACAGCACAAAAAGTAATGGGCGACCCCATTTTATTTTTAACTAAAACCCAAGACGCTAAAAAGAATCCATTAACATTTGCAGAAAAGTTTCATTTTGCAAGTGAAATGTTTAATATTCCTATCAATAGAAATACTAGTGTAAAAACTATCATACAAGCATTACAACTATTACAAGGCGACGGATATCGCAATGTTGTTATTGTTGCAGGTAGTGATCGTGTACAACAATACCAAGACCTAGTTGACAAATACAATAACACTCCTGATAAGTCAGGTGAAATACCGTTTGCTTTTAATGCTGTTAAAGTTGTTAGCAGTGGAGAACGTGATCCTGATGCAGACGGCGTTGAAGGAATGAGTGCAAGTAAATTAAGACAACTTGCAGTTGAAGGAAACTTTGACGGATTTAAACAAGGTGTTTCAGGTAATGAAACTCTTGCAAAACAAATGTACAATAGGGTTAGACAGGCAATGGGTATTCAAGACGAAACAAATGAAGAAGCCGCAGGAGTTGGTATTCTTACAAAACAAAACACAACTAAGGATGTTAAGAAAGGCACCCTTAAAAAAATGATGAAGGGGTTTAGATTAATATGAGAGCAAGACAATTTATAAATGAAGGTAAACAAGAAATCATGCATATTGTTAATGCAATTAAAGATGTTGCTGGCAGAGTGCAAGAAGTAAGACAATACCTTGAAGGATTAATAGGCAAACCATTAGATCAAATTAGTTCACAAGACATCTACAATAATGTTATTCAAAACGGTGTTGCTTATGCACGAGCAGGGGCTAGAATGGGTGCTCGAGAAATTCAACGTACAGGATACAGTGTAGGAATGTTGCGTATGTATTTGACATGGAATAAAGGCGACATTGCAAAACAAATAAATGCTTACTTGCCAAAGATTATGCAACTTACAGATTTAAATGAACCTACTGGTCCAAGTTTTGATGCTAAGAAACGTATTGCTGTAGAGATGGATATTTCTGTACAAGACATTGATGCAATTATTCAAACATATGATCACCTAGCATCTAAATTTCCTGAAGCGGCAAGACTGTTTGAAAAAGGCGATTTAGAAGGTGCATTAGATCAAGTTATTGCAAGAATGCTAAAAGGTCTATAATGACAAAAGAAGAACTACAAAAACTTGCAGGGATTACAAACACATTTAAAGGATTATCAGAATATCAAATTGATGAAAATCCTAGTATTACTGCTTCTAAAATAAAAGCCAAAGAAAAGAAAATGGGTGTTAAACCTGGAGATAGTGAATGGTTTAAACTTTGGTTTAGCAGACCTTTTATGACAGGACATAATGGTTTTAGAGGGCGTAAGAAAAAATGAAGATTACTGAAGTATTAGTAGAACGTGATCAACCAGGCATTATTGCTGGTGAAATCTATATTGATATGGATGGCGTTCTTGCTGACTTCTTTGGTGCTTGGGCAGACTTAATGAAAGTTGACAAGTGGTGGAACATTAACAAACATCATGACATCGACGATGCACTACAAAAAATTAGAGACACAGATGACTTTTGGCTTAACATACCCTTAACATCAAATGCTAAAAATTTATTAGAACTTATTAAAAAAGTTAAAGGATCATATAACATTTGCTCAAGTCCTTTACCAGGCGATCCTAATTCAGAACCACACAAACGTGAGTGGATTAAAAAGAATCTTGCGTTTTTTCCACCTAAGAACGTTTACATTACACATGAAAAAGCACAATTCGCAGTACAAAAAGACGGTACTCCAAACATCTTAATTGATGACTACGGTGTTAACATTCGCAAATGGGAAGCCGCAGGCGGCAAAGGTTTTAAACATAAAGATCACAAGTTTGAAAGAACTGTAAAAAGAGTAATGCAAGGTGAAAGTATAGAAGAAAACTTTGCAGACGGTAAAAAAAAGGGTAAAAGTCGTCCAGGTCGTGTAAAAAAGTCTGGTGCTAGTTGTAATGGATCAGTCACTGATCTACGTGCTAAGGCTAAAAAATACAGTGGCGAAAAAGGCAAAATGTATCACTGGTGTGCCAACATGAAGAGTGGACGCCAAAAAAAGGGTAAATAACAGTATGAAACTAACAGATGTTGATAGCACTATTAAATTAGAAGGCAAAGATAAGCCTATTAAACCACGTGATCCTAACGCACAAACAATGCAGGATATACGCCGTAGTGGTGCCGCTGGTGCTCACAAAGATAAGACTAAAGTTATTCCACGCAAAGAAAAGTATAAAAAAATGGACGAAGCAGATCCAGCAGAACTTGGTTCTATGAACGATAAAATGAAAGATGTGCTTGGTAAAGTATATCAAGACGATGAAGCAGAAAAACAAGCAGAAATTGATCGTGCTGAAAAAATTAGACAACAGCAGGTAAAAGATTTAGGTCCTGAAGCAATGGACGATTATATTGCTAAACTAAAATCACATGATTGGACATATCAATACAGTGATGACCATCGTGTGTGGAAAAAAGGACAAGAAGAATCACAAGCAATTGGCAGTATGATGAAAATACTAGACCCTGATATGAAAATTTATAAAAAGTACAGTCCTTTCCACGATGAAGAGAAAAATGAAAACACAATTTTTAACGCACTTAATAAGTTAGACGAAATTGCATCACCTGGTGCTACAAGTGCAGGTAATATTGCAACAGTAGCAAGTCCACATCTTGCTATTGGAGACAAAAAAACACGTAAAAAATACGGCTCTTTAGTTGGTGCTGTACCTAACCCACCTAAAGCAAAAATGCAAAAACCAACAGATAACGCACTAGATATGAAAGGTACTTCAATATTTGGTGGTACATTAAAAAGGACATAACAATGAGCGACAAATACGACGAACCAGCATCAAATTACGAAGCAGAAATGCTAGATAATCAAATTGCTTTTATTAAGTATGCCGCTGATGAAATTCGTGATCACGTACACAGAGGTGGCGTGTTTCCAGAGTGGTTTCAAAACAAATTAAGTGGCGTACATGAAAAGATCAAAACACTTCATGCATATATGGAAGGTGAACGTCAACAGGAAAAAGAACGTAAGGATATGGTTTCTATGAAAGACCAAGAAGATGATTACTTTGAAAGTCTTGGATTAAGATTAAAAGAAGCACTTACTCCTCAAGAAATTGATCAAGCACTTTCGCCATACGAAGCAAAACGTAAAGCACTACAAGACATTCAAGCAGATCCAAATACAGATAAAGATCCGGATCTAAAAAAAGAACTAGCACGTAGAGTAGCACAACTTAAAAAAGAATATCCAAATGAATCAAAAGACGATCCATGTTGGAAAGGCTATGAAATGATTGGAATGAAAAAGAAAGGTAAAAAAGAAGTACCTAACTGCGTTCCAAAAAAGAAAAAGTAATGAGATATTATGAAATTTACAGTGAGGCCTGGAGTAAGAAATATAAAAAAGCAATCAACTGCAATAATCCAAAAGGGTTTTCTCAAAAGGCGCATTGTGCAGGACGTAAAGCAAGACAAGCAGGAAACAAAACAAAATCAAAATCGGTGAACTAATATGGACTTTAATAAAATACTAAACAAATTTAACGATCTTGGAATTGAAGCAAAACCTCTTGTTCCTGATGCACCTGATGCAGGTAAAGCAACAGAACAAACAACTGCTTCAGCAGATAACCCACAAGCACACGCTCGTATGATTGAGCAACAACTTAGAGGCAAACATATTCCAGGCGTTAGTGACGTAAGTTCAAACGATATTGCCGCACTTGCAGGTGTAAACAAATCTACACAAAGACCACAACCTGCTAATCCTAATCCAAATTCAATGTATACAAAACCGGTATCAGAACCCGTTGTACAACCTACACAATCTTATACTAGTGATATTGAAACAAGACTAGATAGTATTGAAAGAAAACTAGAAAGCATTTTTGAATCAATGCAAAAAGAAGGCGATTTAAAAATGAAAAGAGGATCGTCAGCAGAAATACTAGCACACGCGATGTATGACCTTGTAATTCAATCACAGGATAATCCTAAGATTATTGATAAGATCCAACAAATTTATAAAATGGCAACTAACACAGATGTAATATACGATAAAAAAGGTGATACATTTACATTTCGTAAAAATCAACAGCCAGAAAAGAAAGCAGAATCTTCGTTATTTAAAGAGTACTTAGATTTTGTTGAAAAGGATGTATAATGAGATTTAAAGAGTTTGATCAAAAAAATTATGCTTGGGGTGATGTAAAAGGTTCATTAGATAAACAGTTTGGTCACAATAAAGATACTAAGACGCAAACAACAGGACAACAAACTTCACAAATTCTTGCAAGATTAAAAAAATGGATTGCTGGTGCAAAAGCCGCACTTACTTCTGAAAATGATCAAGCAACACAACAGCAAGTTGATCAGTTAAAACAAACACAAAAAGATTTTGAACAAGGTAAACTACCACCAGACCAAGCAATGGAAAAGTTTATAGGCATATTAGAAAAAATAGGTCCTGTAGATAAGTTAGGCAAAGCAATAGATATGTTCTTGCCAATGCTTAAAGGTATGCAGGGTATGTCACAAAAACCAACAGAAGAACGTGATTTACAAAACACCATTGATGCACTAGAAAGATTCCGTCAGAAATTAATGCCCAACCCAAGTCAAACACCGGGTATAAACGTCTAGTAGTAATACTAAATATTCAAAAGAAACACAACCCTAAGAGGATTATATGGCCTTTTTAGTACATAACCTACCGCCTATCGAAGTATATGTAAAAAAAGAATACCTATACGATCATCAAAAAGGCCACGGCGAACTAACTCCAGGTATATGGATTAGTATTAGAAGCATTGAAAGTAAAGCATTATACTTTGAAACACTACTAACAGAGTACGGTGCTCTTTATGACAAACTACCTATAAGTGCATTTGTGTGGAAAGAAGATTATGACAAAGATAATCAACTACCATTAGATACTTTACAAATATGGGATTGTTTTGACTATGATATTACAGTAATTAAAAAACCTATGTTATGTGACTGCGAATTTTTTGGAAAAGACAAACAGATGCATAAAGGCGAATATTTGTTTACCTTAGATACTTGCCATCCAGACAACAATAGATTAAACGTTAATTTTTCAGAACACGACCCAGAACATAAAACGTTTAATGTCATTAAATTAGATAACGGACAATTTGCGGCACAGCCAAACAATAGAATTATTTGGACAGATCAAAGTTTGGTCACAAACGATAGATTAATACCAGACTTTAAAGTTTGTACACAAAATTACACAGTAGAGAACACACCAAAGTGGAGTGTAGGACATACTGATGAATGGCAGTACAAAACGGACGAAGAAAAAGCCACAAACAACGATAATTCATTGACAAGTGAATAAATTTCTTATATAATATTAAAATTAACAAAGGAGGAACCTATGAGTTCAAAAGTATTTGGCCCTGAAGAAAAGGCCAAACTAATGCAAGTCATTAACGACGGAGTCAATGTTAAACAAGAAGTTCAAGATCTTACTGAAGGTCTAAGAGATACTGTAAAAGCAGTAGCAGAAGAACTTGATGTTAAACCTGCATTAATTAACAAAGCAATTGGTATTGCACATAAAGCAAATTGGCAAGAAGTCTACAGCGACTTTGACGATCTAGAATCTATCATTACTATTACTGGCAGAGACAAGTAATGAAGCGAGTCAAAGATTTTTGGCTCGAAAGTTATCATAGTGATCGCATAGCATTCTACTTTGAACTTTTAAGTTTTATTTTTACCGTAGGAGCAAGCCTTACACTTGCATTTACGGCAGACGCTCCGGATATGCGTTATGTGTATCCTGGGTTTTTTATAGGTTCTCTAACGGCAATCTATGCTTATTATAGACGTAGGATTGCATGGCCAGTTTTACTGACATCTTACTTTGCTGTTGTTAATGTTTTTGGATTTGGAGTAGCAACAGGGTGGTGGTAAAATGGTTTGGATGTTATTATATATCATTATTGAATTAGATACAGTTAATGTAGGACAAATGGGAATGTTCAAAACAATGGCAGAATGTTTTGAAGCACGTGATGAACTAGTATTAGCAGTTGGCAAGGATGGATATTTTCCAACTAATCAACAAGCAATATGTATTAAAAGTGATAAAACAATATGAGTATATGGGAAAAAGTAAAGCAGTTTTGGATTAGAAGTTATACTTCTGATAAGACAGCATTTTATTACGAAACAATCGCAAGTATTTGCGTATTCACATCAATGACTTGGATCAGCGTCACAGCAGATGCTCCGCCAATGCATTTGATTTATCCTGTAAGTTTTACAGGTGCAGTGTTTAGTATTGTTGCGTTTGTAAGACGACAAGTAGGCTGGCCGCTTGTAATGACAAGTTATTTTGCCTGCTTACACGTATTTGGTTTTGGTAGAGCAATGGGTTGGTGGTAATGATTTATTACGTTGATATTGACGGTACTATTTGCGATCAAGAACTAGGCAGACATTACAGTTTATCAAAACCTTATAAAGAAAGAATAGAACATTTTAATAAACTGTTTGATGAAGGACACGAAATTCATTATTGGACAGCAAGGGGAATGGCAACTGGTGTTGATCATTCTGAACTTACTATCAAACAACTAAAAGATTGGGGTGCAAAGTACACAAGTGTTAATTTTAAGAAACCAGTGTATGATTTTTGGATTGATGATAAAGGCCAAAATGCAGAAATGTATTTTGAGCAAATAGAACTTGACAAAGAATGGAAGTAATGTTATATTGTTATTAACTAAGGAGTTATATGGCAATAGACATTAGAAGGAACTACGAAGGTAAAGATGGCCCCTCTAAAGAAGAACAGCAAGAAAAATTAGATAAGTTAATGCAAGAATTTCTTGCTAAAGGCGGTAAAATACAAAAGTTAGAACCCGGTGCGGCACAAGGTGCTGGTGGATTAGATAGAAGACCACACTGGACTGATGCAGAGTTAAAAGAAAGATATAGAAAAGAAAACGGAATACCTGATCCAGAAAAAAAGAAAAAAGGCAGAAAAAAACGCAAGGCAAAGTAGTACGATAAATACTACGATGAAGGTACAGTTGGCCATAAGCAACATAATTTGGTATTGTCAGCCGAAAGTGACAAACAGGAGAATAAATGAGTTATGTAGATGCTCTGTGGGACAGAGACAAAGATATTATCAAAGTCGTTGAACGTAATAAAAACGGCGAAAGAGATTTCCGAGAATATCCAGCAAGATATCAATTCTATTATAAAGATCCTCGTGGTAAGCACAAGTCTACTATGGGCGATACAGTTAGTAGAGTAGTATGTAAAAGTTGGAAAGACTTCCTTAAAGAACAAAAAATTAACAAACATCGCGGACTATTTGAAGCAGATGTTAATCCTGTATATCGATTGCTTGAAGAAAATTATTTAGGTATCGATGCTCCAACACTACACGTTGCGTTTTTCGATATTGAGGTTGACTTTGATCCTGAACGTGGTTATAGTTCACCTGAAGATCCATTTACAGCCATTACAGCAATTACAGTACACTTACAATGGTTGAATAGTCTTATTACATTAGCACTTCCTCCAAAAGGTATGAGCATGGAAGATGCTAAATTTGCTGTAAAAGATTTTGATAATACACACTTGTTTGAAAGTGAAGCAGAAATGCTTGACACGTTCTTAGACTTAATACAAGACGCAGATATCTTAAGTGGTTGGAACAGTGAAGGTTATGATATTCCTTACACAGTTAACCGTATTACTCGTGTACTTTCAAAAGAAGATACAAAGCGATTTTGCTTGTGGGATCAATATCCAAAGAAAAGAACTTATGAAAAGTTTGGCCGTGAGCAAGAAACATACGACCTTGTAGGAAGACAACACTTAGATAGTTTAGAATTATATCGTAAGTACACATACGAAGAACGCCACACATATCGACTAGATGCTATTGGTGAAATGGAAGTAGGCGAACGTAAAACTGTTTACGAAGGCACACTTGATCAGTTATACAACAATGACTTTAAAACATTCATCGAATATAACAGGCAAGACGTTGCACTACTTGATAAACTTGACAAAAAGTTAAAGTTTATTGATCTTGCAAACGAACTTGCACACGCAAACACTGTATTGTTGCCAACAACAATGGGTGCTGTTGCTGTGACAGAACAAGCAATTATTAACGAAGCACACCATAGAGGTTTTGTTGTTCCTAATAGAGTACACAGAGAGCCAGGTTCAGAGCCTGCGGCTGGTGCGTATGTTGCATATCCTAAAAAAGGATTGCACGATTGGATCGGCTCAATGGACTTGAACTCACTGTATCCATCTGTTATTAGATCACTTAATATGGATCCAGCAACTGTTGTAGGACAACTGAAGCCAGAATATACTGAAGAAATGGTACGTAATGAAATGACTCTTAAGAAAAAGTCATTTGCGTCAGCGTGGGAAGGTCGCTTTGGAAGTCTTGAATATGAGTTTGTCATGGAAGAACGTAAAGACAAACAAATTACTGTTGTATGGGAAAACGGTGAAGAAGATGTAATGAGTGCGGCAGAAGTTTATAGATTAATATTTGAAAGTAATCAGCCGTGGATGTTAAGTGCTAACGGTACTATCTTTACTACAGAATATGATGGTATTATTCCAGGACTGTTAAAGCGTTGGTATGCAGAACGTAAAGAAATGCAGGCAAAGAAACGCCAAGCACAAGAAGCAGGAAATAAAGTTGAAGAAGCATTTTGGGATAAACGACAATTGGTTAAGAAGATTAATCTTAACTCTCTTTATGGTGCTATTCTTAATCCTGGTTGTCGCTTTTTTGATCCACGTATTGGGCAGAGTACTACACTAACAGGTAGAGCCATTGTTAAACATATGTCATCAAGAGTTAATGAAATTATTACAGGTGATTACGATCACGTAGGCAAAGCAATTATTTACGGTGATACTGACTCTTGTTATTTTAGTGCTTACACAAGTTTACGTCCTGAAATTGAAAAAGGCGATATTCCGTGGGATAAAGATAGTATCATTGCACTATATGATCAAATTTGTGACGAAGCAAACAAATCGTTTCCACAGTTTATGAGTGATGCGTTTCATTGTCCTAAACCAAGAAGCACAGGTGTTATTGCCGCTGGTAGAGAAGTTGTTGGTGAAAAAGGATTATTCATCACAAAGAAACGTTATGCAATTCTTATCTATGATAATGAAGGTGCAAGAATGGACGTTGACGGTAAACCAGGTAAAGTAAAAGCAATGGGTCTTGATCTTAAACGTAGTGATACTCCTGTGTTTATGCAGGACTTTTTAAGTGAGATATTATTGGCTGTGCTAACTGGTGCCCAAGAACCAGAAATTCTTGATAAAATTACAGACTTCCGCACACAATTTAAAGCAAGACCTGGTTGGGAAAAGGGTTCTCCAAAACGTGCAAACAACATCACAGACTATCTTGCTAAAGAAAGAAAATTTGGTAAAGTTAATATGCCTGGTCACGTAAGAGCAAGTATTAACTGGAACAAACTAAAGGAGATGAACGGTGACAACTATTCAATGAATATCGTTGATGGTATGAAAGTTATCGTTTGTAAACTAAAGAACAATCCAATGGGATATACCTCGGTTGCATATCCTACAGACGAACTAAGAATACCACCCTGGTTTCAAGAACTTCCGTTTAACGATGACGAAATGGAATCAGTTATTATTGATAACAAACTAGGCAACTTGTTAGGCGTTTTGGATTGGGATATTAAATCAACCGAACAGAAGAATACATTCAACAATTTATTTGACTTTGAATGATTTTTTAAGTATAATATGTATAAGGAACGGAGAAAAACATGAAAGACATATTGCAAGACATTGTAGCACATACACACGCACTAGGTTTTCTTAACATTGTTAAGGTAAACGGCGATGATGTACAAACAGGCATCGACAGCATGGCAGAGGATCGCTCTGTAATCATGCAGGCAAATACTAAAAATGCTCAAGTAGAAATGAAGGGTACATTTGGTATGCCTAACCTAAATAAACTAGATGTGCATTTAAAATGTCCAGAGTATAAAGACGGTGCAACTATTGATGTTGTACAAGCAGACAGAAATGGTCAAACTATTCCAGTAGGTATTCACTTTGAAAATGCCGCTGGTGATTTTAAAAACGATTATCGTTTTATGAACGCAGAAATTATTAACGAAAAACTTAAGACTGTTAAGTTTAAAGGTGCTCAGTGGGACGTTGAAGTACAACCTACAATGGCTAGTATCCAACGTTTTAAATTACAGGCAACTGCAAACGCAGAAGAAACTGTGTTTACTGTAATTACAGATGGTACTGACCTTAAGTTTAAGTTTGGTGATGCAAGTACACACGCCGGCGAATTTGTATTCCAGCCAGGTATTACAGGTTCACTTAAAAATGAATGGGCATGGCCAGTAGCACAAACTATGGCTATTTTAAATCTTGATGGTGATAAGACAATGCGTATTTCAGATCAAGGTGCAATGCAAATTGCTGTTGATAGCGGTTTAGCAAGTTATGAATACATTTTGCCTGCACAAAGTAAGTAGGAGATAAATTTTGAGAACTGACTTAACAGCAGAACAAAAGGACTACGCAATATATCTTCCGGCACTTAGTGGCTTCTATGCTACGTTTATTGGTAAGCAACGTCGCGAAGAATATGTAGATAAGTCACGTATTCCTTTTCCTAATAACGATATGGAAGGTCTTAATTGGCTTAATCGTCAAAAAGGTATCTTTCAATATCATTGGACATTATATTCGGCAGGACACGCAGAACTTGATATAAACAAGGACGCACCTAAAGAACTTATGGTGCGTGAACGTGATCGTGAGAATAGTTGGCTGTTAGGTGATTCAGGTGGTTTCCAGATTGGTAAAGGCGTATGGGAAGGTGATTGGAAAGATCCTAACTGTCCTAAAGCACAAAAGAAACGTGAGCAAGTTCTTGCGTGGATGGATGCTTATATGGACTATGGTATGATCCTTGATATTCCTGCTTGGGTATCTAGATCTGAAGCAGGTCAAAAAGCAACAGGCATTACAACTTATCAAGAAGCAGTAAATGCCACACGCATTAACAACGACTACTTTATGAAGAATCGTACAGGTGCTTGTAAATTCTTAAACGTACTACAAGGTGAAAATCATGCTGATGCAGAAGATTGGTATCAGCAGATGAAGGACTACTGTGATCCTAAGAAATATCCAGACACACACTTTAATGGATGGTCGATGGGTGGACAAAATATGTGTGACGTACACCTTGTTCTTAAAAGATTAGTAGCATTACGTTTTGATGGATTGCTTGAAAAAGGAATACATGACTTTATGCACTTCTTAGGCACAAGTAAACTAGAGTGGGCAACGCTCTTAACTGATATTCAAAGAGCAGTTCGCAAGTATCACAATGAAAACTTTACGATTACATTTGACTGTGCTAGTCCGTTCCTAGCAACAGCAAATGGTCAAATCTATTGTGAACTTGAAACACAAGACAGAAGTAAATGGGTATACAGAATGGTACCCAGCATTGACGACAAGGCTTTAGCAACTGATACAACACCATTTGGTCAAGCATTTGTACGTGAAGGCAAACACACTAGTTTTAAAGATTCGCCAATTACACAAGGACTAAGTGCAAAAGATATTTGTATCTATGCGCCAGGCGACCTAAATAAAATAGGCAAAGAAGGAAAAACATCATGGGATAGTTTTTCTTATGCGATCCAAATGGGTCATAACGTATGGAGTCACATTAATGCAGTACAAGAAGCCAACAGAGAATATGACGCAGGTAGAATTCCAGCGATGCTTGTCGAAGAACGTTTTGACAGGTTATTTTTTAAAGATGTTGTGGAAGCGATATTTGCAACTGACAACAGAGACGAAGCGAATGCGATCATAGAAGAGTTTAGTAGATTCTGGATGTCAATTATCGGCACTAGGGGAGCAACGGGTAAAAAAACTGTAAACGCAAGTACGCAATATGCGAACTTATTTGAGGAGGCATAATGTCAAAAATAAAAAACAAAACTGTAAAAAAGTTAACCAAAGAACACGAATACTATTCAAAAAAGGTTGACGAGTTAGAAAAAGAGCGTAGTATATATAGAGACTTTGGTCATAAGTCACTTTTATTAAAATTAAAGAAAACAAAACTTTATATTAAAGATCAAATTGATAGGCTAACAAAATGAAACGTGATTATGCAGATGGTGTAAAAGATGATGTAATGTACTTTACAGGGTACGAAGTTGAAAAAACACCAGCATACGATATGGACACACTGTTTGTGGTAGGATGTCGTCCACTAGAAGAAGTGCTAGATAAAGCAAAAGAGAATCACGTTGACCACATTTATCTAGGTGCTAATCATAGTTTTGTTCCAAAAGAAGATTGGGAAGGACTGGTATACGGTTTACTTGATAAAAACTATTGGGTGACTTTAGACTATGATGTTAAGTATCACGAATGGATATTAGAAAACGGATTTAATGAACGCAATAAATTTATTAGTTTAATGTCCGTAAAACTTCCTTATGTAAATCAATTAAACTACAATGCTTGTATGAAAATTGACGATGCTGATTTTAATCATTCCAATCCGGGTGTTTGGATTCAACCTGTACACAATTTACTAGAACGTGATAAGTTCACAGATTGGAGCAAATATGGCGACGATGAACCTAAAGATTAACTTGACAACAGCACTGAAAGGCACTATAATATGAGTATAACTGATAACATGATGAAGGAAGCAATGGCTCAAGAAACACACGAAAAAATCATGCGAACTGCAAAACGTATGATTTGGGTGACTTTCCGTAAGGAAGGTATCCACAAGTATCCTGCGGCACTAGATGATCCTAGTCTTGCAACAGGTGATGAATATGATGTTTCATTTTTGGGATATCCCCACAGACACATATTCCATTTCAAAGTCGGTATTACTGTGACACACAACGATCGTGATATCGAATTTATTCAATTTAAACGTTGGTTAGAAAAACTTTACGAGGAGAAGACCCTTGAACTAGATTATAAGAGTTGTGAAATGATTTGCGATGATCTATACAACCAGATTATTGCTAAACACCCGGGCAGAGAAGTTCACATCGACGTTAGTGAAGATGGAGAAAACGGTGCCCACATCGAGTACGCAAAATATTAAAGGAGATGATAGTGTCATATTTTGCAGACCATCCGGAGATCGTAAAGATCTTTAAAGACCTTGAATCATACAAGGATTGGTGCGTGAACAGTTGGGTTCGCGGAGATCGACAGAGTTATGTCTTTAACGAGGCAGACCTCTATAACAATCAAAGCCATGTATGGCAACAGTATAATCGATTTAAAAATCGAATTAGAAAACGCTATGCTCATGGAAAGAATAGGCAGAGGAACTAAATGAGTAAGATTTGGTTAGTAGATTTAGAAAGCGTTGAAACTAGATACACAAGTGAATGGAAAGTTCACGTACCTAAAATTCTTTCTAAAGGATCATTGTTTAATCCAATTGAAGTTGAAGTTGTAGAAGGTAGTGACGATATTCCAGATGCAACTACACCAGGTGCGTTTTTAAACTTTGGTGGTACTAACATTTACAAATCAACTCAGATAGAGAAAATTGCAAAAGCCTTTACTAAAGGCAAAATTAAATCTGGGGATCATATACTGTTTACAGATGCGTGGCATCCTGGCATACTTAATGTAAAGTATATGGCAGAACTGTTAGGCATTGATGTCATAACACACGGATTATGGCACGCCGGCAGTTATGATCCTGCAGATTTCTTAGGAAGATTAGTTGGAGATAAACCATGGGTAAGACACGCAGAAAAAAGTTTTTTCCATGCTTTTGATCATAACTATTTTGCTAGTGACTTTCATATTAAGATGTTTTGTGAAACGTTGTTAGGTGTTGATATGAATTGTGCTAACGATTCTTACATTAAAGATAAAAAAATTGTAAGATCAGGTTGGCCTATGGAATATCTTAAGAACACACTATATCCTTATAAAGGAATGAAAAAGAAAAACTTAATTCTTTTCCCTCATAGAGTTGCTCCTGAAAAACAACCAGAAATTTTTAGAGATTTAAAAGAAGAACTACAAAGTGATTATGAATTTGTAGTTTGTCAAGATCAAAGACTAAGCAAAGTTGAATATCATAATTTGTTAGGTGAAGCAAAAATGGTCTTTAGTGCTAACCTACAAGAAACTTTAGGTATCAGTGCATACGAAGGTGCTATTGTAAATGCGTTTCCACTTATACCTGATAGATTAAGTTATACAGAAATGTATGATGACTATTTCAAATACCCTAGTGAATGGACTGAATCATGGGATAGTTATATTGCAAACAAAGATAAGATAATTGAAAAAATTCATTGGGTAATGAATGACTTTAAAAAACATGAAGTTGCATTAGATAGACTAGTTAATTTTCTAAATGATGATTATTTTAGTTGCAATAATATTAAAAAGACTGTAAACTTATATAATGAAAAGACATCCACGTCTTAAACTCGGAGAAAAAAATGAAAAAATATGCTGAAATAACGCAAAGATTAAAAGAAGCAAACAAACGATATTGGGCAGGCGACAATATTTCTGCTTTTATCCAAGATGGTGAAAAAGAAGAATTAATTAATGAAGCCGCTGAAAAGTTTGAAGGTGTACTAGATGCACTAATTATTGATCGTCATAACGATCCTAACTCACAAGGTACAGCACGACGACTTGCTAAAATGTATTACAATGAACTTATGCAAGGTCGTTATGATACTATTCCGCCAGCAACTGCATTTCCAAACGACGGCGAAGATGCATATAAAGGTATGCTTGTAGTTCGTTCTGAACTTAAAAGTGTTTGTTCACATCACCACCAACCAGTGACTGGTGTAGCATACATTGGTGTTATTCCTAATGGTAAAGTTATTGGAGTTTCTAAATATACACGCATTGCACAATGGTGTGCTAGACGTGGTACACTACAAGAAGAACTTGCAAATGATATTGCACGTGAAATTGAAAAGGCTACAGATGCAAAACACTTAGGTGTTTACATTCAAGCAACACACGGTTGTTGTGAGAACCGTGGCATTATGGCACATAGTTCACTTACACAAACAACTGTACTAAAAGGTAGTTTTAAAGATGATCCAGGAACTAAAAAAGAGTTTATGGATAATATTAAATTACAACAGGAATTTGCTCCGAGGTAATTATGGGCGATGATGATAAACAATACACTATTACATTAGGCGAAGCAACAGACGAGTATCCAAGCGGAACTGTATCTTTTCCAAATCCGTCATACACAGTTTCAGTTGGTACTGATTACCCTAATGACGATTATGTTTCAGATGGAACATTTACTATCAATGCTAACAACGATTGGAGTTGGAATGGTGGTACATATATTGATGAAGATCTAGTTAAGTCTAATCCTACTTGTCAAACACTTTGGGATCAATTCATGTCTGTTTATAACATGGTTAAAGCAGATAAAGACAACGAAACAGGAGGATCAGATGACATTCCGTTTTAAATTCTTTTCATGGATTGCTGGTTTTGATTTTTTAGACTGGTTAGAATTAATTGGTCGAAAACGTGTTATTATGGATCGTTATGAAAACGAACCTTACCTAACTCGCTACTACCTATTTTTAAAGGATCGTAAATGGTTTCCATTTAATGTATTCTTACACAAGTTTCACAAAGGAGATTTAGATGATTTACACGACCATCCTTGGCCCTATTTTACACTTATTCTTCGCGGCGGTTATTGGGAGCATACTGTATCGGGAAAGCATTGGCGTTCGCCGGGGCACTTTCGAATCAGCACTCCTAGGAGTCTCCACCGTATTGAGTTGGCTCCTAATACTGATGTATGGACACTTTTTATACCAGGCCCTAAACTAAGAGAGTGGGGCTTTATTAGAGACGGCAAATGGGTCGATAACAAAACTTACTTGAGAGAAAAATATGAACTCGAACATTAATATTGAAAAGTTTAATGAACAACAAACACGTGATTGGCTAAAGAACTTGTTGCACTCAGGCAATGTAGTTGTTAAGTTTAATAAACTAAACGGCGATGAACGCATTATGACTTGTACACTTAAAGAAGGTGTCATTCCTGAAGCAACAAAAGAAGATCCTGCTTCACAAAAGAAAGTACGTAAGATTAGTGAAGATGTTTGTGTAGTATGGGACGTTAACGCAAATGGTTGGCGTAGTTTTAGATGGGACAAGATTACGGGGGTAGAATTCAGTGTCGCAAATTAAAAAGAAATTTTATACTTGGCAAGATGTAGAAACAATGTGTGTTAGCATTGTTAATCAAATGTATAAAGATGGCTGGAAGCCTGATTACATTGTAGGTATTACACGAGGTGGTAATGTACCTGCTACTATTATTTCAAACATGACCGGCATTCGTTGTGAAGCACTTAAGGTAGCATTACGTGACGGTGAAAGCCATCAAGAAACTAACTGTTGGATGAGCGAAGATGCATACGGTTATAATGACGGTAAAGTTGCTACAGGCGGACCAACCGCTAAAAACATTCTTGTTGTAGACGATATTAACGATACTGGTGCTACATTTAATTGGATTAAAGAAGACTGGCAAGCAAGTTGCTTACCAAACGATTCTAAGTGGGATAAGGTATGGGGCGGTAATGTTCGTTTCGCAGTATTAACGGAAAACCTAAGCAGTGAGTTTGACGGTGTGTCATACTCTTGTGATGAAGTAAACAAAGCAGAAGAGGATGTATGGCTAGTATATCCGTGGGAAAATGTAGGAACATATGGCTAAAAAAGAACAACAACAACAAATACAAAACATAGAATCAAACGGTGTTTACCTTTTGATGGATCAAATAACATCTGCTTCTTGCAAGGAAGCAATTAAGTGGGTAATGAATCATAACCTTGCTGATAATCCACTACCACAACTAACACTTGTAATCAATTCACCAGGCGGAGATGTACATTCTGCATTTGCTCTAATTGATGTAATGAAATCAAGTTCAATACCTATTAAAACAGTAGGACTAGGACTTATTGCAAGTTGTGGATTTTTAATTTTTATTGCAGGACAAAAAGGACAACGTATCCTTACTCCTAATACAAGCATACTATCGCATCAGTACAGTTGGGGTAGTAGAGGCAAAGAACACGAACTGTATGCTCGTGTAAGAGAATTTGAACTTAGTACAGAACGTATGATTAAGCACTATAAAAAATGTTTAGGTATGACTGAGGCTAAAATCAAAGAAGTTCTTCTTCCGCCACAAGACGTTTGGTTAAGTGCAGAAGAAGCAAAGAAGTTAAAAATTTGTGATAAAATTGAGGAGTTGTATTAATGCATGATTATATCGCAGTAATTTTAGCAAGGTTTTTTATTATTACAGTTTTTGCTATGGGAATGATTAGTTTAAGTATTGATCTTTATACAGGAAAATTACCACTATGAGAGACGACCTAATGGTACAACAGCAGGTTGAAGACAGTTGGCAACACATGGTCGGTGTTATCTGTCTTAACCAAGTTGATAGACGGCAAACAAAACCTGTACTCACTAAGTTTTTCGAACGTTGGCCTACTGCTGGTATTCTTTTATATTCAACAGTAGATGAGATTGCTGAAGTATTACAACCATTAGGTATGCAAAATGTTCGTGCTAAACGTATTTGGAAAATGAGTCAGCAATGGCTAGACTGGGACGGCAATGACGCAACAGAATTATGTGGCATTGGCAAGTATGGTAGTGATTCTTATAGAATCTTTTATAAAAACGATATACCAAATGATGTAGAAGATAAAGAACTCAAAAGGTATATTACAGAGGAATTAGTATAATGGCAACACTTAAAGAAAAAGAACAAACAATCGAACGTATTAAAGGCCCACACTTTTATCGTATTATGTTAAGCGGTTATGGATCCGAATGCTCATATATGCGTATTTCAAAAGAAGCATTTGATTTTTGGAGTAAGACTGTAGAAGAACACGGCGATGCTGATGCAATTCATTATATTTTAAATGCGTCAGATCAAACACGTGAAAACGTAGGTGAAGATGGTGAATACGAATACATTAGCGGCGGTGATATTCCTCGTGAAGCAATGTTTATGCACGATGACGATGAAGAAAGTGTTGGTGCAACTTGGTATGAACCAATTGACGAGTTTGAACATACGTGGGGACTAACATACGATGCGGCACGTTTATATATTGATAAAGTAGACAGTGCAGAGTATAGTGCTAAACATCTTAAAGAAGTTGTTGACGGTGAAGAACTTGGTGAGTGGATTAACGAAACAAGTGAAAAACATTCTGATCCTGATAACAATGTTTGGTGTGAGCCTACTGAAGTTGATCACGAGTATGGAAACAAGTATCCCGAAAAGGGAGAATATATTTGTCAAATGGTAAGTTCAGAAAAAGGCACGTTCTTTGAAACTGTAATCGAAAGTGATATAGAGTTTGACGAAACTAAGTTGCAATTTGCAGTTGCTGAAGCACCTAATGGTGAAGACCTTATATACGGAGTCTACTACAACGGCGAAGAAATTTACAACGACGGCGGTGATACAAACGGTAAAGGCTACTATGTTTACTTTTACAAGCAGGAGTATTAATTGTGAGTAAACTTGTTTGGAAAATTAAATTTGCACACAGTACAGCAAAGATATTTTCCAAGCCTAAGGGTGCTTTTAAGGGCAACTACTTTACACACTTTAGATTAGGTTGGAAGGTTGCTACTAAAAAGTACGAAGAATATAAAGACATAAAACCATGGGATGCCGCATTGGAAGAAATATCCGATTGGTATAGTTTATAAGGAAAACAAATGACTGATACACTAGAAAAAGCAAAACAAGAAGGTCGAGCACCTTGGACCAATGTTATGTTTGATACAAAGGAATACGTTGTATATGAGGACATTTATCCTGTCACTCTTGGACATACCCTTGTTGTTCCAAAAGAAAACACACAAGAAAACATTTTAAAGTGTTTTAAGTTTGCTATGGATATGGGTCAAATGAATGTTGATGCTGAAACTAATCCAATTACAGGGTTCAATATAGGTATTAATATGGGCAAAAGTGCGGGACAAACAGTTATGTATCCACACGTTCATTTAATTTTCCGCCGAGACGGTGATATGGAAGATCCTGCAGGCGGTGTTCGCGGTGTCATTCCAAATAAACAAAAGTACTCCAAAAAAGATATTACACAAATGGAAATGTTTGAAGAAAGTACTGGCTGTTAATGGTTGACAAAAACCTAAATAAACACTATAATATATAATAGGAGTTGTAAATGAAATTAAGATATAGTGAAGCATTTTATAGTGTGCAAGGAGAAGGTCGCTTTGTAGGTGTACCTTCCGTCTTTTTACGTACCTTTGGTTGTAATTTTCGTTGTATGAACTTTGGTTTAGACAAGCATCCTAACAGAGCAGAGAAGTTAGAACAAGGTATTAAATATAATCCAGAAGTTAAAGCATTGCTAGATGACGGTATTTTAGACAAGATAAATAAGTTCGAGGATTTGCCTATTGTTCACACAGGCTGTGATACGTATGCAAGTATATATCCTGAATTTAAAAAATATATGAAAGACCATACAGTTGACGAAGTAGTTGATTATGTATTAGGTCTTACTCCACAAGGTAAGTGGACAATGGATAATGGACAAGATGTTCATTTTATTTTAACTGGTGGTGAACCTTTGCTAGGGTGGCAGAGGTTATACATGGATCTATTTAAACACCCTCGTATGGAGGACTTAAAAAATGTCACGTTTGAAACAAACACAACACAAACTCTTAGAGATGATTTCAGAGAGTGGCTCGACAACGAAAGATCATTTCATATCACTTGGTCGTGCAGTCCAAAACTTTCCGTTAGCGGAGAGCCTTGGGATACTGCTATCAAGCCTGATATTGCTAGGCAGTACTACGATGTACCTAATAGTAGTATGTATTTCAAGTTTGTTGTGGCTACCAAAGAAGATGTGGATGAAGTTTCCAAAGCCGTTGAAGCGTACCGTAGCGAAGGAATCGATGTTCCAGTCTATGTTATGCCGCTTGGGGGTAGGTCGGAAGAATACCAACTCAACACTAGAGGAGTCGCAACATTGGCAATGGAGCGAGGTTGGCGCTATACACCCAGACTACACGTCGACATCTTCGGCAACGCCTGGGGCACCTGATGAAACACTCGACGAAAAAGCAAGAAAGGCAGGACTATAATGTTAGATAAACTTAAAAAAATGTTTGATAAAAATCACGTACCTGCTTCTGTATCAAAAGAAAAAGGAACTGATGCAAAAGCAGAGGCAACTAAAAAGAAAGAGCCATATGTAGCAGTTCTTAATGTTGAAATGAAGAAAGATAATCCACGCAACGGATTTTTTGAACTTGACTGGAATGAATACTTTGTTCGTGACTTAAGACTAAATGGCTATCAAGGTGATAGCGAAGAAGAAATTGTTGACGCTTGGTTTAAAGAACTTTGCGGAAATATTGCACGTGATGAAGGTGTTGCATCTGTGGAGGCAAAGATGGGTGCAGGATACATCAATACAAAAGATTTAGGTGACGGTAAATCGGAGATTAGTTAATGCTACAAGTTTGGAAAAGCATACACCCTATTAACGAATATGCTCCTACATGGAATATTCCATTTTGGAATGCTGTATATCCTAATTCAGAAGATATTGATTTTATCAGAAATTGGTTAATCGATAACGAAGAAAAACTTATTAAAACTTTAAAGAAAAACAGTGACGGTGGCGATGGCGGTACTGGTTTGGGGGAAAATAGTTTAACTGCACAATACAGTGCATATAATTTATTTCAAATTACACAAAACATTCCACAGTTTATGAACCTGTTGCATTGGATTAAAGAACAATACATACAATATATGCATACTAATAGTACCACAGTTAGAAACTTATATATGTTTAGTTGGGCAAATGTTGTTCATAAGGGACAACCTATTACTAAACACGGTCATGGTGCTCAAAACTTTTCTTATCTAAGTGGAAATATTCATCTTGACAACTATGATACTCAGACTATATACTATTGTCCTGTAGATGAGCACGTTAAAGTTGGTTTTGAAAATGTTAAAGGTGGACTTACATTGTTTTCAAGTTATGTATTGCATAGTGTACCAGAACATCAACAAAACAACAAACGAGTTAGTATAGCATTTGATTTGTTTGATCATGGATTTGCTCCGCTAGAAGATTTAGACAAAGCAGTTCAACTTAAAACAGTATAGGAATAGAATATGAATTATATACTTGTAGACACAGCAAACACATTTTTCCGTGCTAGGCACGCCGTAAGAGGTGATGCTGAAATTAAAATTGGTATGGCATTGCATACAACTCTACAAAGTATTCGCAAGGCATGGAAAGACTTTGACGGCAATCACGTAGTATTTTGTCTAGAAGGTCGTAGTTGGCGCAAGGACTTTTACGAGCCATATAAACGTAATCGTCAAGAATCACGTGACGCTTTAACACCTTCGCAACAAGAAGAAGAAACTATATTCTGGGAAACATTTGACGAGTTTAAAGACTTTTTACAAAATAAAACAAATGCAACAGTATTACAACACCCGCAACTAGAAGCAGATGATTTGATTGCAGGCTGGATACAGAGTCATCCTGAAGACAACCATATTATTATTAGTACAGACGGTGACTTTGCACAACTTATTGCACCTAATGTTAAACAGTATAATGGTGTTATGAAGACAACCATTACAAACGAAGGCTATTTTGATGAAAAAGGCAAAGAAATAATAGATAAAAAAACTAAAGAACCTAAGGGTGCACCTAATCCCGAATGGTTGCTATTTGAAAAATGTATGAGAGGTGATACAAGTGATAACGTATTCTCAGCCTACCCAGGCGTTCGCAAGAAAGGTACAAAGAACAAAGTTGGATTACTTGAAGCGTTCGAGGATAAGACAGCAAAAGGTTATAATTGGAACAATCTTATGCTACAACGTTGGGTTGATCATAATGGCGATGAACATAGGGTATTAGACGACTACGAAAGAAATGTCACACTCTGTGATTTGTCTGCACAACCTACAGAAATTAAAGAGATTATTGCTTCAACTATTGCTGAAACAATACAGCAAAAAGAAGCAGTACAACAAGTTGGTATTAGACTAGTTAAGTTTGCTGGCTCTTACGATCTTGTTAAAATAACAGAACAGGCTCAATCGTTTGCTGAGCCATTAAATGCACGATATGGAGGGAAATATGTTAGCAAAACAGTTAGTGCCTAATAAATTTTGGATTGTACAAGATAGAGGACGTAAAGTTGGAACTCTACAAAAAGATACAAATTGTTATTACTTTATTCGAGGTTTAGAAAAAGTTCGTTTTGAAAATATTGAAGAAGTACATAAAACTTTTGGCGACAACTTCTTTGAACAAGCATTTAAAAAGATTGAACAAAAAGAACAAAAACACGAAGTATATAACTATCCAACAAGCACTAAACCTTACAACCCTCTATATGATGTTAAAAAAGGTTTACCACTGTTTAGCAAAAGTAGAAAATCTAAAAGCCTTTATTGTGCAGGTTATTACTGTATTAGATTTGACAAAGGATGGGTTAAAAGTTTTTGTCCTAAACTTATTACATTACAGCGATACAACTTTGAAGGTCCGTTTACAACTGACTTAGAAATGAAGGAAACATTGGCCCGTGTCTCGAAGCAATCTTAATACACTAGCAATAGAAAACTTCTTACAGGCTGTACGTATAGCACAAAGAACATCTGCAAAAGACATTAAACTAGATGCCAAACAATATCGCGACCTAGCAGACAGTGTTAGCATGGTAATGGCACGTTTAGTTGAATTACAGGATAATCAACAGCCTGTAGAACCTGAGATTACAGTACAAATGGATGGCGGAAAACTCTAATTTTTGATAAATATATACGTAGTTAATAAAGGAAATTGCGTATATGAGTAGACCTAAACCAACAGTACTATTAAAGTACACTGATAAGAATACATTTAGAAGCGAAGAAGTTCTTGCCGCTGATGCTATATGGGCAGTATTCTATCAAGGCAAACCTTTTAATTTGAAAAGTTCAAATTCAGTTTCGCCAACTCCAGGTCCAAAATATAAAAAGGTTTCTTTTTCAAATCCAGGACACGCTCATAATCTAGCAAAAAAATTAAACAAACTGTTTAATACAGACGAGTTTAAAGTTATAGAATTAACCAACGGTAAAGTTCTTTAATGGATAAAAAGACAGCATACACTAAAACATTTCTCTTCGCCGCAGATAAAGAAACAGACGAAGAAAGCATTAAAAAACATCATATGCTTTGGTGGCAAAATATCAGAGCAAAAGGTGATAGCGGTTTACGTTTAACAAAAGAAGGCTTTGACTTTGTAGTAAGCGAGGCAGATATACAAACACACGAAATACATTTTCCTAACGATATACAATTTACACCTCAAGTATTTCTTTACTTAGATGAATTTATTGATTGTCCGTATTACGTGACTAAAAAACGCATTTATGTTCTTAGCGAAAAAATGGCATTAAATCTAATGATGTTTGCCGGAGATATTAAACAGTACGGTCTTGCCCGTGCTATGGCTAAAGAATTAGATTAATCTGTTCATTTTGGACAGGTTTTTTCCAAAATATCCTAAAAAACAGTTGACAATTCCTCTAATGAGTGTATTATATACTTATAGTTAGGAATTAAACAAAGAGGTAAAACTTATGTCAACACAAGCAACAGAAGCACGTACAGTCACTCCAAACGAAGCGAAAGTGGCACTTAAACACGCAATGGCTAAAGGCCGTCCAGTATTTTTATGGGGTCCTCCAGGCATTGGTAAATCAGATATTGTTAGTCAAATTACTAACAGTTTTGAAGATTCACATCTAATTGATATTCGACTTTCATTGTGGGATCCAACAGATATCAAAGGTATGCCTTATTACGCGGCCAATGATAATACAATGAAATGGGCACCGCCAGTAGAACTTCCAGACGAAGAAATGGCAAAACAGTTTAAACATATCGTTCTGTTTATGGACGAAATGAACTCTGCATCGCCGGCAGTACAAGCGGCGGCATACCAACTAGTTCTTAATCGTAGAGTTGGTACTTATAAACTTCCAGACAACGTAATGATTGTAGCGGCAGGTAATCGTGAAACTGATAAAGGTGTCACTTATCGTATGCCGGCTCCGTTGGCTAACCGTTTCTTGCATTTAGAAATGCGAGTAGACTTTGAAGATTGGTTGCAGTGGGCAACTGAAAACAAAATTCACGCAGATGTAGTTGGTTATTGCTCTTTTGCAAAACAGGATCTATATGACTTTGATCCTAAGAGCAGTTCACGTGCATTTGCTACTCCACGTTCGTGGAGTTTCGTGAGCGAACTTCTCGACGATGACCTGTCAGAAAACACGTTGACAGACCTCGTGGCAGGCGCCGTTGGTGAAGGCTTGGCAGTAAAGTTTGCGGCACACCGTAAGGTTGCTTCAAAACTGCCAAATCCTACGGACATCTTGTCCGGTAAAGTGAAAAGCATGGAGACTACAGATATCAGTGCTATGTACTCGTTAACTGTTTCAATGTGCTATGAACTTCAAGAAGCGTTCAAACGTAAAGAAAAAGGGTGGAATGCTATGGCAGATAACTTCTTTGGATTTATGATGGATAACTTTGAAACTGAACTTGTTGTGATGGGTGTAAGGGTAGCAATTACAACTTACAAACTTCCATTCAGTCCAAAGGATCTTAAAAACTTTGATCGTTTTCATGACAAATACGGCAAGTATGTTCAAGCCGCAATGGCATCCTAACTACTAGGGGGATCTTCGGATCCCCCATTCTATTTTACCAAAAGACTTGACATCTACATTATAATTTGCTAAAATATACTATAAATTAAGAAATGGGGAATTATGGTGTCAAAACAAATCATAATCGAAAATACAAACGGTGCTCACAATATTATTAAAAGTCGTGAAGCAACTAATCAATCTAACCTAATAGAAGATAAATCAATTTGGGAAATAATTGCTGGAAATGAACTAGCAGTTGAAAAGACCCGTAATTCTAAAAACGAAATTAAATGGAAGTGTCGAGATAAAACAATTGATACTCCAACAAGACGCAATGTCACTAATGTTATGAACACTATCTTTTCACGTATTTCAAAGAACTGTTCTTACAGAGGTATTAGTGACGAAGATAAAATTACGTTTACAGACATCAAAAAAATGTCACAAATATATTTAGACTCTCACCCGTGGATTCAAATTGACTACTGTCGAGACGCAACAAGACAATCAATTGACGAAGATGTACAGTTAGAAATGCTTCGTAAGTATACAGGTATTGCTGTTGATAAACCAGTTAACGGTGAATACACTGTTGCTAACGGTGAGATACAAAATAAAAAAGATGTTGAAAACAAAAAGTTTGCAAGAAGTGTAGACGCATATATTCCTAGTTTAGATGCTTATGGGTTTTTAAAATACAGTGGTCCAGAAGGATCTGTGACTTCTGTACATCAAGTAGGTGAATCAAAATCTTTTATTCAAGAGTCAAAAAAATACTGTGATAAACACAATGATAAAAAATTGTTCTTTGTACAAGTAGACGGTGAAGCAGGAGAAAATCATCTAGATGAAATGAATGCTTTGATTGCCGAACACTCAGATAGAATTTTCGCAGGGAACAGCGAACAAGTAATTAAATGGATTAATTCTAAAAAATGAATACAAAAGAACTAGCACATTGGCTAAGATGGAACGTAGATTGGAATAAGTTTGTGACACTTGTAGACCAAGTGGGTGACGAACTAAATGAACGTAAACTTCGTTTTGATAAAAGTGATTTATTTGAAAAAGCACTAGAACTTTTTAGTAATCAAGATTTACGATATGTAAATGAAGAAGGTGTTGATCACATTGGACCTAACGGTATTACAATCGAAATGAAATACACTGATGGTAGTCTTTTTACTTCTAAAAAGAAACAACCAAGAAAACACGTTGCAGAACTACAACTTATGAACTCGCGTGGCAGTAGTGAAGGACGAACACTTCCGGAATCATATGCAGAGTTTCTTTTAATTTGCGATAAAGATGCAGTAGCAATTATATCCAAAACAGACTTACTTCCGTATGTAATTGATGCTGGAGATGGTCTTAAAACTTCAAAACTTCCAAGTTCAGCAGTAGAATATGTGTTTAAGCCAGGGGAATATTCTCCACTCGAATTGGAAGAATCTTACTCGTATTTGCAAGCCAAAATGGATATGCAAAACCAATTTTTAGCCAAATTCTAGGTTGACAAAACCGTGTATGATGCTATACTATAAGTATAGTTAGTTAGGAGTAAGATATGTCACAAGAAACAACCGCAGTAGAACAAACAATGATAGATGGTAAGATCTATGAAAAAGATCCTTCTATCAATAGTGCAAAAGTATTAGAAAAATTAACAACTGCTCGTATTGCTCTACTTATTCGTCAACCATTTTTTGGTAATCTTGCTACACGTCTTAAAATTATTGATGCAACTGATTGGTGTGCAACTGCGGCAACTGATGGTCGTAATTTTTACTACAACGAAAACTTTGTAGAAACACTTTCACAAAAACAAACTGAGTTCTTATTTGGTCACGAAATCCTACACTGTGTATATGATCACTTTACACGTCGTGATGATCGTGAACCACAAATTTATAACATCGCCGCCGACTATTGTGTTAACGGTGATTTAGTACGTCATAAGATTGGTGAAGTAATTACACAAGTTAAACCATTCCATGATCCTAAATATTATGGTTGGGCATCAGAGGCTGTGTATGATGACATCTACCAAAAGTACGATCAAGAACAACTTGATCAACTAGGTAAACTTCTTGATGAACATATTGATTGGGAAAAAGGTAAAGGCCAAGGTCCTAACGGTAAAACTAAAAAGAAAAAAGGTAAAGGCGGACAACCTACATACTCAAAAGAAGAACTACGTAAAATCCGTGATGAAATGAAAGAAGCAATGATTTCATCTGCACAGGCGGCTGGTGTTGGTAATATTCCTAAAGGTGTACAACGTATTATTAAGGAACTTACCGAGCCTAAAATGAACTGGCGAGAAATCCTTAATCAGCAGATTCAATCTACTATTAAGAGCAACTATTCATTCATGCGTCCTTCACGTAAAGGTTGGCATACTTCCGCAGTATTGCCTGGTATGGACTTTGATGATACTATTGACTTGTGTATTGCACTTGATATGTCAGGCTCAATTGGTTCACGTGAAGCACAAGACTTTTTAAGTGAAGTAAAAGGCATTTGTGATCAATACGACGATTATAAAATTAAAGTATGGTGTTTTGATACAGAAGTGTATAATGTACAAGACTTTACTCCAGACAGCGGCGAAAGCATTGAGGAGTATGAATTACACGGCGGTGGTGGTACAGACTTTGATGCTAACTGGCGTTTTATGAAGGACGAAGGTATTACTCCTAGAAAACTCCTAGTGTTCACAGATGGCTATTCGTGGAACTGGGGTGATGAAAACTATTGTGAAACTGTATGGATTATTCATTCAGATACATCAATTGAAGCACCACACGGTATTACTTGTCACTATGATTTAAAAGAGGCGGCATGAGGTTATTAGTTCAGGATCCTAATCCTTTAAATGTTTTAGACATTAGAGAATTAGATACTATGCCTATTCATTTTGAAAAGTTAAGTCTCAAAATTGAATCATGGAATTACACTAACACTATTGATAATATTAGAGATTGGATATATAATAACCTAAATGGAAGGTTTGCTATTATTCAAGATCTGTATTTGGTAGACAATAAAATGGAAAATGTTTACCAAATTGGGTTTGAAGATGCTTCAGAAGTGTCTTATTTTAGTTTGGCTTGTTCAGTTCTTGCAACCGACCAAGTTAAAATTGTATAATTAATTGTACGAAGGAGATTCATATATGAATGAAGAAACAAAAACACAAGAAGCGCCGAAGGTAGAAACGGCTGAACAGGTTAAACCTGATCCAAACAATCCTGCCAATCCTGCTAATCCAGCGGCTCCAGACTTAACTGTGACCGACTTGCAGGCTTTAAAAACAATCATTGATGTTGCTAGTTCACGTGGAACATTCAAAGCGGCGGAAATGTCAGTTGTTGGTAATACATACAACAGATTGACACAGTTCCTTGACGCAGTAGCACCAAAGGAAAAAGAAGGTACTGAAGCACCCGCTGAAGCACCTAAATCTTAAGGAGAAAAATTTATGGCAACAGCAATCAAACACGTAGGTAATTATAATGGTAAGAAAGTTGTAATTGCTTATAAAACATTGCCGGGAGATCCTTACAGTGCATTAGTAATTCCAGTTGAAAGATTAAACCCTTCATATCATGATGATGTGTTTAAGGTAGTTGAATCTAACAACGGTCAAGAAGCATTTGAAATTGCTACTGTACTTGCTGTAAGACAATTTTCAGACGGCTCTAACATTTTAGCAACTTTAAGTAGATCAGGTAATCTTGTTAAAGTTCCAACAGCGGACATTACAATGACTCCAACTCCACAAAAGGAAACTTGGATTACACTTGATAAACTTAACGAAGAAATTGCTAATCAAAAAGGTGTGGCTGTATCTGAGTTAGCAATTAAACCTGAAGAAACAGATACTTCAGAAACATCTAAAAAAACTATTGCTAAAAATTACAGAGCAAGAGCAGATGCACTTTATAAAGAGGTTGTAGATCTTAGACGTAGAGCAGATGAAATTGACCCTGCAGAAAAGAAAACAACTTCTACTAGGAAAAAAGTTGATGCATAATGGACAAGAGTCCACAAAGCGGAAAACTTTTTGTAGATGAATCAAACTTCGACGCCAATTGGGAAGACGTTCTAAACACAATTAATATAGAAAGTCTTCCCATTCGGTTTGTTAAACATCTACTTTTAAATCTCAAAAATAAAGACAAGTTTATTATAGACGTACAAGAAATAGTGAAACAATCTCATTCGCTAGATGTCGCTACGAAAAGAGTAAACGCTATAATCACACAACACAAAAATAATATAGAAACAATTGATTTTTCAATTAAACTAGATGACCTTGTAGATAATATTAATAAATCTCGAGATGCATTTACAAAAAAAGTTAACTTTAAAATAAAAAGACAAGGTAAAAAGAAAAAATGATTGAGGTTCATGAGTTTCCTGGCTTTGTTATTTTTAAAAGTAAAGTACTAAATCACTCTGATATTAAAACAGATTTACTAAGTGCTATTCAAAGTATGGGCGGTTTTAAACTAGAAACTGTTAATCAAAGTTTACTTGATACTGATTGGTATATGCCTAGAGAAATGCCTAGACCTTATTTTGATATAATTGGTCCAATATTAGAAAACTACAATAGAAACTTATTTCAAAAACTTAATATTCAAGATCAACAAAACTTACATCTTACACAAATTTGGTTTCAAAGATATGCAAAAGGCGATTATCATGGTTTACATACTCACGGTAATTGTACATTTTCTAATGTTTATTTTATTGATCTACCTAAAGGAACTCCTATAACCAGTTTTAGTTTTTTAAATAAAGAATATGAGATAAGTATCGATGAAGGAGATATTATTACGTTTCCAGGTCATATTCATCATCAATCAAAACCAAATAATCAAGATGAGATAAAAACATCAATAGCATTTAATACAACGTTAGGATAAAAAATGAGTGTAAAATTAGTATCGTACAGTAAACCAACAGAAGATTTTGAAAAAGAAGGATTAGAAAACGCACAAGACTTAATTGCTTTTTGTGCAAGAGTTTCAAACCCTACTAACCAATATAATAAAGAAACAGCAGAAAAACTAATTGGTTATCTAATTAAATGGGGACATTGGTCACCACTTGAAATGGTTAATGCTTGTTTAGAAATTAATACTACACGTGATATTGCACACCAAATTGTGCGCCATCGTTCGTTTAGTTTCCAAGAGTTTAGTCAGCGTTATGCTAATCCAAATGAATTTGGTGATATGTTCGTATTTCGTGACGCACGATTACAAGATCAAAAGAACAGACAAAACAGTGTTGCACTAGGTACTACACAAGAAGAAATGAATCTAATCAATGACTGGGAATCACAGCAACACAAAGTTATTGAAGCGGCAAAAGAAGCATACAACTGGGCCATTGAAAATGGTATTGCAAAAGAACAAGCAAGAGCAGTTCTACCAGAAGGACTTACTAAAACGCGACTTTATATGAACGGTACATTGCGTTCATGGGTACACTATATTCAATTACGCGGCGGCAATGGCACACAAAAAGAACATATGGAAATTGCTCATGCTTGTGCAGAAGTCATTGCTAAGATCTTTCCTATGGCTAAGGATTTTACTTGAAACAAAAATTTATAGAAGCATATATGGACGTTGCAAAACGTTTTGCACAATTATCACACGCAGAAAGACTTCAAGTTGGTGCTATTGTTGTAAAGGACGATCGTATAATTGCATATGGATATAACGGAATGCCAAGTGGATGGGATAATTGCTGTGAAGAAGATGGAAAAACAAAACCAGAAGTATTACACGCGGAATCAAATGCTATTGCAAAATTGGCCCGTAGCAATGAGAGTGGGTTGGGTGCTGACCTGTTTATTACTCATAGTCCTTGTATTGAATGTGCCAAATTGATTTACCAAAGTGGAATAAAAACTGTTTATTTTGGAGAGCATTACCGCAGTAATGACGGAATAGACTTCTTACAAGCGTCTAAAATAGGCGTTATGCACGTTGATACATCAAGTACTAGCGAATAGCATAAACGCCGCTGTATGACGCTTAAAATGCGTTTAAAACGCCTTATACAACTACTTCTACTAGTTTAACTTCTGAGTTTTGATTAGATTCAATTGACTTTCCAATTACATATACTGCATTTGGAACTGCACTATCTTCTGTAAGTGCTGTTGCTATACCAGCCATTGTACTAGTAATTAAAATATCACCTTTACGTACAGGACCTGCAACTTTAACTTGTACTCTACCTCTTAGTGCTACTGGAACAACAAACTCGCCTTCTAACTCGCTGTTCATTAGGTGTGCTGGTTTATCTGATACAACTCCAACAACTCTTGAATCCATTTGTCCTCTGCTTTCGGTGACTTCATATTCACCACCTAAGATTAGTACAGTACCTACATCATATGCTTTATCTGCTAGATAATTCTCAGCCAAGTCAGCAAATTGTGCCGCTGTTGCTGTACCTAAGAACTTACGTGCTGTAATATCACCTTGTGAATCACGTTTAGCAATAGTATTTGCTGTTGCTAAAATATCTGCTGGGACACTATCTAAAGCACTTGAGTTTGTTGCTGTACCGTTAAACACTGTGGCTGTAATTTCGCCGTTAGAGTCACGTGCAGGAATTGATGTTTTATCAGCACCCGATGGTACTGCTGTTGTTGATGCATACCCACTTCCACCGTCAACAACTAGTTTTGTTGCTGTTGTTGATGTACCTGTTAGATCTGCTGTAAGTGTTCCGCTTACTGTGACGTCATTAAATGTGCTTACACCAATAGTAGATTGAACATTACCGTTATGTGTTCCTGTTGTATTACCTGTGACGTTTCCTGTGACATTACCTACAACATTACCGTTTAATGCTCCGTTTGTATCTAGTGTTATATCATAAAAGAATCCAGTTGCCCATTTAGTATTTGCATTACCAATACTTCCTGTATTATCTGATCCAGGTAAAAAGTTAGTACTCGTAAATTGGCCTACTTTAACTGCTCCTGCGCCAATTGTGTTAACATTAAAATTGATTGTATTACCAACTTGGTTAGTAATATTAACCTGGTCGCCACCAGTAATGTGTAATTTTAAATCACTACCAGCACCTAGTGTAATACCGTTATCATTTAAGAAACTAACAACATCACTAAACTGTTGCAAACCGCTATTTAAAATATATTGAGAAGCAGGAATACCGCCTAAATTATCTGCATCTTCTGCTGTACCCCAATAACGCATACCAGGGAATGTAGTTTTACTTGCAAGGTTTAAACCTTTCTTAATAGCACTAAAACCTGTAATTGGGTTTACGCTATTATCAATAGTAAACTCGTCTTTTGAAACAATATTAATAACTTGGTCTTGTACTGTGACTTTAAGAATTGTTCTATCATTTGCTAGTGTATCTTTAATTGTTGCAACACTAACCTGTGAAACTCCTTCACCGCCTGTTGTCACCGGACCAACTAGAATAAAATCTTCACCATTAAAAACATATAACTGTTCACCATCTTCTTCCCACCAAAAGTCTCCTTTTGCTAATCCTGATGGTTGTGAAATACCTACTTCGGCGCCGCCTGCAATACGCATTTGGTTGCCGTCATAAAATTTAAGAACTTTGTTTGCGGAATCATACCAAATCTGTCCTGCAACCGGTCTTGGTGGAGGAGTAGTTCCTGCAAAGTTCTCCATGAGGTTAACCATATTCTCATTAAGAATTTCACCAAAGCCAGCATAGTTTCTACCAATAAGTTTAATATCAGTAGTTTGATCAATAGTACCGTCATTTACTATTGCAATTTGCTGTCCGTTATATGTGTTTACTATGTATGGCATAAGTGTATTTACCTTAATCTAAATCTAGTCGTTTATTGACTTCTTGTTGTGCTTCTTCTTTTGAAGTATAGTTGTACGGTGAACTTGCATCTTTATAAACTTCTTTTCTAGCCTTATTCTTAGCACGTTCGTCTTCAATGAATTGCATCATCTTTAGGAATTCTTTTGTTTTAACAATGTCACCATTGTTATGTAAAACATCCATAATAATATTAAGTTGTGTATATAATGGATATTCTAAAATAATATTTTCTTGAACATTTTGATCTAAAAGTTCTTCGTCAATTGTTGAATTGCCATCGTCTACAATTGGTTGTAGTCCGCCAGTTGCATAATCACCTACATATGCATGAGTGTCAGGATCATAAGATAATGTTTTATATCTAACTCCTTCTAAAAATTGTGAAGGCGTTTGATCCGTTTCAAATCCTCCAATCATTACACCGTTGGATTTATTAAACATTAATGTCATACTTTTGTTTGCCATATCTTTATTCCCATATCAGGCAAAGACTATATTTTGGATCTTCACCTTTTTCTATTTTTGTCACTTCATGCCAAGTATCAATCGGCATATCAAACATTGCTCCTTTTTTCTCTTGAACTAGATGTTCGTTTCCATCTTGGTCCCAGTATTTAAAGTGCGGCAAGCCTTGTGTTAGATAAACTAACTTAAACTTCCAATATCCTCCTGCACTATCTTGGTGTTTGATTAGCCAATCACCAGGTTGATATTTGTTTACTACTACCTGCGAACACCATTTACGTTCATTTGGTATGGTCTTCCAAATAGTTTCAACTAATTCTTCGTTCATATCCTTTTGAAATAATGAACTAAAATTACTTGTACCGTACTTTGTTTCGTGCCTTTCTTTTGCGCCTTTGCCTCTTCTAGTAAATTTGCCGTCTTGTTCATGCACCTTTACTAGCATCATAATTTCGTCTACATTTGTAATAAAGTCTTCGTTAACTTCATACATTAAAAATATCCTACAAATTCCCAACTACCACTTAAAATAGTTTTAGTTATATCATAACTGTATGTACTAAACTGTGTGTTAGGATCTCCACTAAAAATTCCTCCTAGTTGGAACCATTCAACTACATAGTCATTTCCAGTATAAGTTTGGCGACCTAGTAAAGTATCTGATTTAATACCGTCTAATAAAACAGCCGATGGGTCAAATCCGTATCCTACTATAACACCATCCTGAATAACAAGAACCCTTGCACCAACACCTTGTGGAAGACCAATATAGTCTGCTTGATTTTGTGTTAGTCCTCTGTCAGTTGTAATCCAATAAGAATCCGCAAAATCATCTAAGAACGGATCTGCGGTGACATTACTAAGTTGTGTTGTTGGAACACCAATTCCTTTTTTAACAAATTCATATCCTGTAATTGCACTTTTAGCATTAATTAAATCTGTGACATTTGCTTTTACACCTACATAACTGTATGCTCGACCGCCAATAAAACCAATACCATACCTTATACCACTGAATACTCCAAATCTACGATAGAACTGTCCTGAAGGTAAACTTGAAAAGTAATGTGATCCTAAGATTCTTGCTTTAGTACCTGCAGAATATTGTGTTGCAGGAGCAAGTCTTTCAAGTTGTGCTTTAACTGCATCTAGATTCATATCTCTAGTATCTAAATGGAATGTTAAATCTTTTGGAATAGCGCCAACTTTTTCATCTACATACTGTTTAATTGCTAATTGAGTGACAACAGTATCGTTATCAGCACTGTTAAACGTTCCGTCATCTGAAATAAATTTAAAAGACTTGTTATTTGCATCAGTAAATTTAGTAGATTTTACATTTGAAAGAATACCTACTGTACCTAACGCACTGTTTTCAATTCTTGAACCATCATCAATCACAACCCTAACTAAGTTAGTATCTTCAATATTTGAATTATCAACTTTTACATATTGTAAAAGTGTTGTATTTCCATTGCTACCAATAGTACCTTCGGTAATATTAACGTTGTCTGCACTTAACGTATGGTTTACATTAACTGCCGCATTAAAAACTTGTGTTGCTGTAAATGTTTTAGTACCGCTAATTGTTTGGTTGTTTGATCTATACATACCGTCAAGTACATATCTTGATGTTCCATCTAAGAAACCTTCGTATGTTCCAGATACACCGTCTTGTCCTGCATCTACTAAAGCAATAACTCTATCATTATCTAATACAATCTTGCCGCCAGTTGCATTTACAGTACCTGTTGTATTACCTGTGACGTTTCCTGTGACGTTTCCGCTTACATTACCGTTAACACTACCTGTAAGTGTACCACTAAAATTACCTAAAGCATCACCAACTACGTTTGAAAATATAGCATCTGCGTAGATGTTTCTATATTTCATTGTAGGTGCACCTAAGTTTACTTCATTGTCTGCATAAGGTTTTACATCTTTACCTTCAATATAAAAAACTGTCTTGTCTGCACCACTGCCTGTATAGTTTACACCAAATGATAATACATCATTTGTTTCGTTATTGATTCCTGCATTACCACTTACACTATCAACATTAATTTTTAGTTCATCATTAGGACCAACATTAATACCATTATTGTTTTGGAAACTGTAAACACCTGCAATAGTTTCATTTTCTAATCTATTAGCATAAGTGTCGCCGGCTTTGCCTACTAATCTGTCTGCATCAGTAGCAGTACCGTGATGTTTTGTGTCTGTGCTTACACCGTTTGAATTAGTTCCTTTTAATGTTGTGCCTCTATAACATTTTGTAAAGTTAGGTACTGGTGTGACTGCTTGATCAATAGTAAATTCTGTATCTGCAACAATCGCATATATTACGTTATGAATATATCCTGCCATTACAGGATGTTTTGTTCCTTGATCATCAGTTAAAAGAATACTACGCCATTGCGTAAATTCATAACCTTTTAAATCTTGTGGTCCAACTAGAATATGTTCATTGCCGTCTGCTGTCCAAGCATATAATTGATTGTTATCTGAGTCCCACCAAAGGTCACCTTCTTTTCTATTGCTTGGTTCTAGATCAGAAACTTCTAATAATCCAACCTGTCTCCACTCTACACCATCAAAAACAGCAGGACGAAGTGTGTTTACAGTTTTATCAAACCATACTTGACCTACTTGCGCCTTAGGTGGTTTAGTAGTTGAAGCAAAATTTTCTAATAATTTAACAAAATTCTCATTTTGTATTTCACCGTATCCAGCAACATTACGACCAACTAGTTGTAGGTCCGTAGTTGTATCAACTACACCATCTGCTAGTGTGACTAACGTTGTTCCGTCTGTTCTGTTAATAGTATATGGCATATCTTATCCTTATAACGCTTGGGTGTAAGTCCAAGCCCCTCCGCTCACTGTTAATAAATGGTATGATCTTACCACACCTAATGCACTACCTGACAGTGTAATACCATCTGGAAATGCTACACTTGATAAAACACTTTCACTGTTCAGCACTCCATTTTGATCAACTGTTGTTTGACCAATTAATAATGTGTTTGTTGTTCCTGTAGGAATAGACGTCACGTTAATATTAGTTTGTGCGCCAGCGAGTGTTAAATCTTCTGCTAAAATTCTTGCAGTTGCACCGTTGTCAAAATTGCTTGCCGGAGCAAGTGTGTTCATAATAAACGGTAAACCGTCTACTGCTGATGTTTTATCTGCAATACCAGTTGTGTTAATTGTCATAAACAGTGTTCTTGTTCTAATTTCACTGTCAATATAATTTTTTGTACCAACGTCTTGTGCGTCAGTTGGATCTTGAACACCTTTAATTTGAGTTTCTACTGTATTTCTTGGGTTAAGTACAATATTTCCTGTACCCCAAATATCAAAGTTTAAATCTCCGTCGGTGTTTCTTGTACCAATAGTTGTACCATTAATATCGATGTCGTCAACTTGCAATTCTGTAAGAACGCCAACATTTTGTAAATTAGAATTTACAACACTAGGACCAATAGTTGTTGTGTTAATAATATTGTTTTCAGCAATTCTAAACTCTTTACCAGCGGCGATACTAATCGATTCTGAACTTTCCCATGCTTCGTCTGTTCTACTCCACGCAAACGTGTGATCAGTATCACCTCTAAGTGTTAATCCACCACCGTCAGCAAGTACATCTGATTCAGATCCACTAGCATAAGCAAGTTCAATATTTTTATCTGCTACTCTTAAATTTTGCGAATCAACAAACGTTGTTGTTCCGTTTACAGTTAGATTCTGTTGTACAACTAAACTACCACCTAATTCAACTTCACTTGAAGTTTTATCTTTAAAAATGTTAACTTTCATTAGACTAGAATCAATTTCTAGTGCGTCAATAATACCGCCATTACCTTGCGAGTTAACTTGAATTTTAAAATCTTTGTTTTGTAGGTTATTTTTAAATGTTGTGACATCACCTACAATTTCAATATTAAGATCTTGTTCACCACCAATAACTAGACCAGCATCATTTTGAATACTTAACTGTGATTGCGATGTTGAAGCAATATCTGCACGTAGGAAATTACCAGGATCAATACCTGCAATAGTATCTGCCGACCCTGCTGTACCATGAAACTTTAATCCGTCAACTGTTGAACTAAAGTTTAATCCTACTTTAATACTTGCAAACCCTGTAATTGCTACTTTAGGAGTAAACGCATATCTACTTAAAATACCCACAAGCAAATCATTAACAAAAAGTTTTGTAATTGAGCGACCGTTATCGTTTGAATCAACAACAGTTTCAACAATCCAACCGTGTTTACCTTGTGCTGAAGTATAAATTGGACCTGCAAGTCCTAAGTCAACACCGTCGTAAAAGTATAATTGATTGTTAAGTGAATCCATCCAAAGGTCGCCTTTAACTAACCCTTGCGGTTGAGTTTCCTCAACTAGCGGTCCACCAGTTGGTTTAAATGTAGTTCCTGTATAAACTTTTAAACGTCCTTCAAGTTTATCGTACCAAATTTGTCCTTCTAAAGGATTATCAGGTGCTGTTGTATTAGCAAAACTTTCAAGAATTTTAATTAAATTTTCGTTTAAAACTTCGCCGTAATTACTAAACCTTCTACCAACTAAAGCAATATCTGCAGAAGTTGTATCAACTGTTCCGTCTACAACAGTTGTTAATAATGTTCCGTCTGTTTTATTAACGTTATATGCCATTAGTCTTCTGCCCTTATGATATAATTCAATGTTAAGAATGGATTCATTACGTTAATATCACTATAAACACCAGTACCAGTATTTTGTGTATATTGTGTACCTTGTCCAATTGCATTGTCTGTAATGTTTTTAAGTTCACTACCACCTGTACCAGCAAGTGATTCTGCCGCAGTATCTGTGACTCTACCAACACTGCCACCACCTGCATCAACAGCGTTGTTATCTGTATCCTGTACAGTTAACCCGTTGTCCATATTATCTTTACCTAGTGGGAATCTACCACGTAGGTCTGGAAGTTTAAATGTGTTTGGATTAATACCTGTTCCGTATGTAGTACCAATTGCTTGGAATAATGCTTGATAACTTGCAATAGGTACTTCAGAACCATCACATAACAAATATCCTATTGGTGCAGTTTGTCCTGCATACGGCATAATTCCTCCTACTGGAACAGTTGGTGCTCCAGCAAAGAAGTTTTTATACTGTACTTTTCTTAGTCCAACATTATCTCTTGAAACTAAAACATAGTCTTCTGTAGTTTGTGTTTCTGTTGTTTCTGTCTGCTCATCAATAGCATCTTGTGTTAGTGTGACATCAAATGTTTTTTCTGTTCCACCTGTTTGTCCATCATAACTGAATCCTGTTGCATCAGCCATGTGTCCAGTAATTTTAAATGTTGTACTAGCAACTAGTCTATCTGCTGTACCATTAACATTACCTGTGACATCACCAACCATTGTTCCAACTAGTCTACCTGTAAATATTTCTGAGTGTACGTTTTTAAATCTTAAACTAGGTGTACCAATAGTAAGTTTGTCGTCAACACTTGGTGCAATACCTGTAGCATTATCTGATGGATCATTTTCACCTACTCTAAAGTGTCCGTAGGTTGTTAAGTTTCCGCCAACAAATAATTGTTTAGCAACACCAATGCCGCCACCGGTTGTAATACTACCTGTTGTAGTACTTGTTGCTTCTTCGTCTGAACTACAAGTTAAACGTTCAGTGAAGTGACCAGTACCATGAACATCTAATGTTGTGACCGGACTTAGTGTGTTAATACCTAAACGTTTATTGGCTCCATCAAAACGAGCCATTGTTTCAATTGTTCCTGTATCATTTGGAAATACTGAAATGTCAATACTACCATCTACTGAATTGTTTTTAATAACAGCATTATTATCTGCAATTTCTAAATTAAAGATTTGGTTTGAACCAATTGTGACACCACCGTCATTACGTACATATAACTGTCCGTTCATTGTATCAGTAATATCACTTCTTAAAAAGTTATTTGCATTTACAATTTCTACTGCTGGTTGTGTGACACTTAATGCATCTGCCTTAGTTGCACTAGCATGAAGTTTGTTAAGAACAATTCCATTACCATCAAAATCTTTTGCTGAAATATTAATACCAGGAAATAGTTCTGTAAATCCTTCAATTACTTGTTTAGGAATAAACTGATCTTTTGAAATAATAGTGACTACTTTGTCGTCAACATAATTTTTTACAATAGTGTGTGTTTCACCTTTAGTATCAACTACCTGTTCTGCTTGAGCACCTGATTTAAGTCCTCCACTAAAGTTTGGACCAACTAATTGAAACTGACTTGCTGTAAACAAATATAGTTGTGAGTTTGTTGTGTCAACCCAAACATCACCTTGTAATGGATTTTGTGGTTCGGTTGCACTTACATGAACACCACCTGCTGGTCGCCAATTAGCGGCGCCTGCGGTTGAGTCATTAATCTGTAATCTGTTTGTTGCACTGTCATACCACAACTGACCTTCAATTGGATTATTAGGTGCTGTTGGATTTGCAAAATTTTCTAATACGTGAACAAAGTTTTCTGCAATGCTTTGTCCATAACTAGGTTCGTTTCTACCAATAAGTGTTAATGACGTATCAGAAGTGTTCCTACTGTTGTCATCTACAGTAATTGGTGTCTTTTGAACTGCGTTTGTAAAATTTACTGTGTACGCCATCTATTAATTCTCGCTCAAGTTAGTTAAACTCTGTATTCTAACTGTGTAATCAATCTGTATAAGTCTGTTTAGTGACTTTTGTACAGGGTGGAAAATTACGTGTGTTAGAAGTCTGCCTTCATTAGCACCTTCGGTGCTGTATGCTCTTAAACCTAGTTCGTCAAAAACAAAATTACCATCTAAGTTTGTGCTGTTATCAAATGCCTGTTGTCCTGTTGGTTCACCGTAGTCTAATAAACAACTTACTAAAATGTCTGTATATGTTGTACCTAAGGTATGACGTGTTTCGATGAAGTTTCTTGCAGGATCTGTGTTGTTAACATTGTTATCATCAACTGTTTTATAGTATGTTTGATTGTACAATGAAGCATTAACGCCTGTATTATTTGGAGTCAAATAAGTGATAATTCCTGTTGGATCTACTGTTGTTCCACCATTGCCAAATGCCATTTCAACGATGTTTCCACGCCCTTCATTTCCAAGTGATTCTGCTAGTGAAATACTCATGTTTTCGTAATGAATAGCATTACGCTTATTCACTAGTATTTCTCCACTTTTTGGATCAAAGATCTTAATGTGGCCTTCCATTAATACACCTGTATTTTCATTTGGTTTTTTGTTTTCTTTTGGCATTTGTTCCAACTTTTTATCCTCGTTTGACATTGTCTATTCCTTAATATTTATTATAGGTAAACCAGAGGACCTCTCTAGCAAGAAATTAGCCTGCGGAGATTCTGCTCTTTGTAGTGTGACACCGTTAGATGCAGTGCTAACACCTGCTGTATACCATACATGACCCTGCTTTTGCACCACTTTAATCTCGGTTCCGTTCTCTGGTTCGTCCCTTAATATTAGTTTATAATAGCCTTTTGCTGTACTATCTTCAACTGGTTCAATAGTAAATTCTGGTAGTTGAACTACATCACTAGCAACACCTAGGCTGTTTGTTTCTTCACTATCATAAGCGATAGATGGATCGTGTTTTGTAATTGGATTAGCAGAAACTGTTGGTTTTTGTAGTTTTCTGCCCCCTACATAAACTTCTACTTGATCGTGTGCATTAACACTTCCTGAGAAGTTAATTGTTTCCAAAACGTGTACTGATTTACCGTTTGGTAATCCATCACGTACAATTATTTCATATACGCTTAATGATTCTTTATATGGTACAGTTTGTGTTGGTCCTGCATCAAACACCTGTGTTCCAACTGGATGTTCAGCAATTCCTGTACCAAGTGTACCTCTTGTTATCTGTGATAACTTATTACCGTTAATTTTGTAAAATTCTATTCTTTCTTTACCAACAAATATTACGCCAGGAACACGTTTTTCTGGACTTGGCGTATCAAAGAAACTTGCGTCTTGTACAGAAATTTCTGTATCACCTAACAATAATTTTGTAGTTAACACAGTAGTATCTTGTTTACTAATTCTCTTAAAGTGATGTCTGTTAAGCATATCTTCAAAAATAGTAAATCCAATACCGTCGTGTGTTCTATCTTCACTAAACGAAGTTATTACTACTCTATCAGTTGATTTTTGTGAAAACTTGTTGTCAATATAAACGGTATATCCATCATCTAAAATTTTGTAATCTGCATCTGCTACAAGAGGAATATTATTCAACTCTACCCAAACATATGCAACATCAATTGCTTTTCTGCTTAACTTATAATTTCCGCCTGTATTTCCTGCAAATACTTCTTTACGCATTAGGTTAGCATCGTGATTTGTGAAACTTGTAATTTTAAGAATTGTTCCTTCACCAACTCCGGTACTATCTTCTGCACTGTTGTTAATAATTTTGATATATCCTGCATTTGAACTATCGTCATCATCGTGTTTTCTAATTTCATAATCATGACCACGTAATACTGTGATTGCAATTACATCGCCTGCTTGTAATCTACCTTGATAGAAAGTGACAAGGTTTGTTGCAGTATTAAACTGATAATCTGAAATTGGTTCAAGTCTAACACCGTTCTGATGAACTTCTAATTCACCAAGTGCCAAACTAAATGCTGGATACTCTGGATCTTGACTTGCTAGATAATCTAGAGTCACTCCGTTAGCAACATAATAAATTGTGTCTGGTGCTCTCAATCTTCTACCATTTGCTTCAACTACTACCATTGCATGGAACGGTTCAATATTTCCAGGTACCTGAGATAAGTCATATGTAAGACCGTCGTTGCTTTGTACTTCGTGTACGTCTGTGACTACTTCACTGTATGTTTTTTCTAATCCGCTTAATGCAGTAATCTGTGTCACGGCATCTGTCATATCGTTTGGAGGATTTGTTAAAACAATTTTTGCACTACCACTATCAGTATCTTCATAGATAGCATAGTCTTGTTTTACACCATTAACTGTGACAAACGCACTTTTAACATCTTCGTACTTACTTGTTAAAACAAACTCAATAGTACTATCACCTGAGTCAACATAATCTTCTTTTTCAAGTATCTCGCTACCGCCAACATTTAAAGTTGTAATTGTGACTAACTGTCCATCAGTTGGTGCTGATGTAAGTGTAATTTTTTTATTAGCATAGTCAACAGTGTAGTCAGTTCCTAAAACTTTATAAGAACTTGATCTTGTTGCAGTATCTGTTGGTGTAGGATTACTAGGCCCTACTGTGACTATAATACTGTCTGTTGTTCCGGGATATTTGTTAAACGTAAACTCAGTTTCACTTCCATCTCCCCAATGTCTTGTAATGTCAATAATTGGAGAACCATCTGCTGGAGCATTATAAACTTTCATAGCCAGCGAATCAAATATTTGACCTGGTACAACTTCTTCAGGTGCGTGTGACGTATCTGGTGTGACAAACCCGTCGCCTTGTAAACTAATTTCTTCTGGTGTTTGTCCAGTTGCAGTACTATAAGATAAATTACCACCTTGTATAATTGTGTCTAAGTTGTTTACATCTGTTGGAACAACACTACCATCTGAATCTTCTGGACGGAATACTACCAACACACCATCTGCTGGTGTTGCATTTAAAGTAAATGCTGTTGTGTTCCCGTCGCCAACAATAGTTGGAGTGTTATTTGGATCTTGCCTTACACCATCAAAATAAACGTTAATCTTTTCATCCTGTTTAGGTGCATAAGGTAATGTAAACGATGTTGCAACTCCGTCTGCACGGAAAGCATAATCTGTGTTGCCTCCTGAGAACGTATCCCAACCATGACTAAACCATGGAAGGCCGTCCCACCCAACACTAACACCAAAGTCTAAACCTTGTACTTTAACGCCCGGATATTCGATACCATACATTAATTGTGCCGGATCTTTACCAGGCATACCTGCTGTTGGTTCATAGAAATAATTAATTCTATCAATAGCGTTCATTAGTTTTACATTTTTCTTATATGTAATTGTGACTGTTGAACGCTCTTTTGGCAATGTTTTTAATACAACATGGCCAACTTGTTTTTTATAAGTTTTATCAGTTAATGTTTCAATGCTTACATCAAAGTTTTCAACAAAAATTGCTTCATTATTCACACTGATAACAAAATCTCTTTTATCTAACGTAGGCAAGTATGTTAGTTTATAAACAACTTGTCCTGACTTAGCGGTATATGTATCAACGTATTCTTCATCAGCAATAATACCTGTTGAGCCAATTCTATCAAATTTAAGTTCAGTTTTATTTGTTCTAACTTTATTGTTTTCAAGAATTGCAACTGCTTTTGCTGTTGATGTTGTATTACCTCCACCAGTAATTGTGACTGTTGGAGCACTTACATAACCAGCGCCTGGATTTTCAACAACAATTTTGTTTACTTTGTTTCTACTGATATATGCTGTTGCTGTTGCATTAATGTTTCCGCTTTGTGGCATTTTACCGTTGCCATTAGGCAACAACGGATTACCGTGATAATGAGGTCCAACAATGTATGGGAACGCTGGTTCAAACGTGCCGTCATCTTGCTCGTCAACTGTAATAAAGTAAGCGTATGTTCCTTGTGGATATTCTGGTGTTTGAATAAACCTACCGTTGTTTTCGTCTAGGTCTCCGTGTCCTTGTACAAACTCATAATCCTCGTTGTATCTTCCAGTTGGCATACTACCATCTGCACGAGGTGTTGTTCTAAGTTTATAACTTGATTTAATTAATTTAACTGTTTTATCATTTGTAGCAATAAAACCGTACGGTCCATAAATTGGGAAACCGTCAAAGGCGTATCCTAATATTGGACTGTGATTCTCTGGATCCTTAGTGTACATAAAGGTAGGATCGCTATGGTAATGGTAAATTCCATCTTCTTGCGGATGACCTGAACCGTCATCAATACCTAATTCTTCATGACTGAATACTGCATTTACAGTATATGTTGTACCATTAAGTAATTCTGTGACTGCAGAACTAGGATTAAAAATACTTACTCCGTTAACTGCTACACCAATAGCACCTAGTGGTGTTGGAACTTTAACTTCAGGAACACTTGGGAATCTTGGAATCTGATAAACAAGATTTTGTGAAACTACATTTGTTGTATTAAAGAAGTGATCCGGAACACTTGTAGTATTAACGTACACATACAAGTTGTCATAGTCTGTAGTAGTAAGAACCCTAAACGGTGTTGTTTGTACAATAGCAGGTTTATCTTCTCTTCCGCCGCTAATTACAACAATCGGTCTTTGTGTATACCCGTCTCCTGCTTCAGCAATTTCAATGCTGTCAACATTAAATTTATAATTTTCAAACCATTGATTAAATGGCTCAGTTGTTATATCTTCGCTTGTTTCGTTTAATACTTCAAACTCTTCTTTGGTTTCGTTATAACGGCTTGGCAAATCAAAGTCAGTAGTAAAAATACTGCTAGGCTCACGATTATTATAACTTGTAATCATGTCTTTAATTGTGACACTATATGGTTTAATTTCTTCAACGTAAGATTGTATATTTCCAGGATCGTCAAGATTATAATTAATCTTTTTAGTAAAGCCGCCTAAATTATTCTTAACACTGATTAAACTTGTTTTAAATGCCCAGTCAGTAAATGTTTGCTCACTGATTGCATAACGTATTGCTGTAAACAAAAATTCATTCCAAGCATATTTTAAGTCATCAACAAAAATGTTTGAATACAGTTGTTCTAAAATAACTCGTGTTTCTTGTGTTGGCTGTTCATCATATAAGTTAATATCAAAGTTTTCTGCGCCAGCAAAGCCAAAGTTTAGTCCTGTGTAATCATAGATAGACGAATCAAATTCAATTGTGCTATTTGCTTTGAACAAAATATCATAATTATTATTCCAAGTACCATTTGCTTCAACTTTTCTAAGAACAATTTTGTTTCCATCGCCAACATTTGCTACCTCAACTAGTTGTCCTGTTGCAGGAGTAATTGTTTTTAATAGATAAGGCTCTGCAACTTTAAAGTCTATAATGCTGTCAACATCAAATCCTTCAACAACATAATCTTTATATTTCCAAAATCTATTAACATCATATGTTTGTGTGTTTGTTCTAATCCATTCTTCAGATGCAATATTCCATTCATACATTGTCCAATAGTTGTTTGCTGTACTATCAGCATCAACAAGAACTTTGAATGGTCTAATTCTAATAGCACCGTTTGTATAATCTCGTCCTTCTTTTAACACTTCAATTGATGTGACTCTTCCTTGAGCATCAATAGTTGATTGGAATTTTGCTCCCCAACCTTCTGTTGTAATTTCAATGTTTGGCGGATTAACATAACCAAACCCAGGATTTGTAATTTCTACAGATTTAACTCTACCGTTAACAATAGTTGCAGTAGCAGTTGCTTGTTCTAAATCCTGTGTTTTAATATTATCTAAATCATTAAACTCATCAACCTTAACATCATAACGCCCACTAATTAGTGTTGGCTGAGGGTCTGATTCAAATAAACCACTTAGATCTTTTTCATCAACGATTCTACTTTTTGCAAGTAAGTTATTTGTGTATGTAAACAGTGTTTCTAATGCACCCAGTCTATTAACAAACATACTTTGTCTTGGTCTAATTTGTAAACCATATTTTTTCTGTACAGGAAGTTGTGAGTCTGGTACTGTATTACCTGCATCATCAAAACCTACTAAACTGTCATAAAGTTTTTTAATTAACAATGGATTGTCAATTTTGTCTCTTTGTTGTTCATCTAATAATAACCAACTATTATGATTTGGAATATTAGTTTTTACTTTCTTATATTGTACATTTAAACTTACGTCAGTATCACTTAAACTTGTTTTAATATTGGTAAGACTAAAACTGTTAGTGTCTAAAAGTTGCAACGATTTGATACCATATCCTTTAGGATCTGCAATTACGTTTGCGATTTCGTTTGCAGGCAAACGACGTGTATCAACTGCAATCTTTTCACTTAGACCAACAGCAATTTGTGTACTAACACGTTGTGGTAAAAGTACATTATTTTTAACCCAATAATAATATCTATTAACAAAGTTATTTGTTGCTGTGTCATAGACACGCTTTAATACAAAAGTATTGTTATCGTATTTTGATTGTCCACTAAATCCTGCCGCAATACCTTCTGTTGTATCTGAAATATTATTCCATTCTTCTGGACTTAGATCGCTTTCTACCCATTCGTAAATATCAATAGTTGACCCTGGGAACAATCCACCCCAGTTATTTTTTCTAAATTCAACATCGCCTTGCTCGTACCAAACATATCTTACAGTACTTAGATCCCACCAAATTTGTCCTACGTGTGTTGCACCCCAGTTTGTATCTGGATCAACATTAAGGCCACGATCACTTGTTGTGTAAATTGCAGGATCTTTTGCACTCTTATAAGATATTTCTGTTTCTGCAATGTAAGGTATTTTTCCTTTTATAGGATCAATAGTCTCTAAGAAATCAACAACAGTTTGTGAATCTGTACGATACGTCATTACCTTCTCAACACTAAACGGATCAGTTAAACTGTCTTGTTGTCTTAGAGTATTCCAGCCTGCTGACGCTTCTTTCTGATACACAAATAGCATACCAGTGTCGTTGCCATTGTATGTAAAGTATGGTGCACCTACATATAAACTTGTTGTACTAAAATCGAGACCTGTACCAAATGCATCATTTGATTGTAAATCGTTGCTTGAAAGTTTTTGTCCAAATACATATGTTGTGCCTAACTTTGTAAATGTATAAACACTACCAGTACCTGTTTCTGTATCTACAAACGATGTTGATTTAGCATCAAAAGAAGTTTCGTTATTATCAAACAAAGTAATAGCACTATTCGATCCGCCTTTACCTGCAACTGCAAAACTTAAACCGTCTGGGTTAACTGAAACATTGCTACCAAACTGCTCGCCACTTAGGTTAGTTGGACTTGTAAGTTTTTGTTTATATGTATAACCAACCGTTGAGTCACCTTGTGTCTGTCTTTCAAATACATAAACAGCACCTTGGTTAATACTGTCATCATCATTTAATGGTGCACCAATAACAAGCACATCGCCATTTCTACTTAACGACAACGAAGATCCAAATAAATCTGATTTGCTAAGAGTGTCAACTGTTGTTGCATCAATAGTTTGAATTAAATTATAACCTGTACCGTCCCAATAGTAAATGTAAACAGCACCGGTATCCACTGTTGTACTATCAGACTCAAGTTCTTTGTTCCTTGCAGAAACTGCAAGTATACTCATGTCGATTGAGGCTGTAAGTTTTTCACCAAATCTATCATTAGGATGATCAGATGGAGCAGTTAATTCCCATTCTGCATTTAGATCCCAACCGTTTGTTCCTTTTGTATAAACATATACTCCGCCAGCGTTATTTGCTCTGCCAGGAGCACCAACTACCATTCTTGTATCACTTACAGCAACACTTGAACCAAATTCTTCGTTGTTTGCAGGTCTTGGACTTGCAATAATATGTGTTGGATCATAAATGTTTGTTAAAGAATTATATGTTGACAGTTTAACAACGCCTTGCTTTGTATAACTGCTAGCCGTACCTGTTAAGCCAACAGTATTAAATCTTGGCTTTTCAGGATCTGTAATTGTTTTTACAAAAGAAGCATACGGAGCACCAGCAACTAATGTATTAGTTGTTTGCGATAAACTAAGACTTGAACCTAGACCGGCCGGTACTGATGGTGAAACTAATTGGTCTACAAGGCTTTCACTAATATTAAAACCAGAACTTCCTTCTAGTGTGCTAATGTCCGTATTAAATTTACGTCTAAGAATTAAAACAGCACCTTCAACAGTTTGTCCTGGATTACCAACAACAATAGTTCTTCCTTGGTCACCGTATTTTACAGTTGAAGCATAAGTTTTTGCATCACTAGCAATAAGTTGAACTTGATTTTCAGCATATGCTTTTGTTTTCTCAAAAACTCTCCAAGTACCGTCACTAACATCGTCGGCCCATATCTTTGTTCCTTCAGCAAATTCTGCTACGTCTTTAATATCATTAATCTTGTCAGGACTACTTACACGAACAGGTAATAGTTCTAGTATTGTACCTGAAGCACTATCTTCTGCAAGTGTAATAGTTAATAATTCTGTTGTAATAGTAAAAGAAGTTAATCCTAAAACACTATTAACTAAATGTGTTCCGTTAATTTGATTATCAAATTGTTTGATAACAATAGTATCGCCTTCTTTTAATCCATGAGGTATATTTGTATGTAAAGTTATGGTACCATTATCAACCGACACTTGGTTATCTTCTGTTTGTACTAGTCTTGCACGATTAGCAGTTAAACGATAAATGTTCCATGTATCACTTTTATCACGTGCTACCCATACAGATGCTCCCTCATTTAAAGTAGGAAGTGTAGTATCTGTTAACAAGTCTTCACTGTTAAACACTGTGTGATCAACATCATCTAACCTAGCAAAACCCGCTGTTGGTATTTTTTGTATTGAATTAAGACTTACACCGTCTTGTGTTGTATCAAAGTTTTTCCAAACATCAACACTAAAGTTATCTGGTTTTAATGTTAAATCGCTTGACAATAATTCTATAGTATTTGTATCTGAATTTGAAGTTTTTGCAGTCACAAATTCGTATGCTTGTGGATTCTCAACATTATCTTTTTCACTTAAAACTACTTCAAGTTCTTTTGTTGTAGATCCACTACCTAAAGATCCAATCTTAATTGCCCAGTTATCTGTAATGCTTAGATCAGTTGACGTTCCGTCAATAGTTAAACGATTTAATTTTTCTAAAGAGTTTCTTGTACCTTTTTCTTTAATAAATCCTGAATAAAACTTATACTGAGCAATATCATCTCTAACCATATTATCAAGATATAATCTCTTTTGATAACCTGTTAAGTGTTGGCTCAGTTTAGTAGTTTCACTGTCAAAGTTTTCACTTTCTAAACTATAAAAATCTTCGTATGAACTTGCTTTATAGTCCAAGTTAGGCAATAACTCAGCAACAGGTTTATCTCCTATAAACACCCATTCACTAAAATTAAATGCTTTTGTGGCTGGTAAAAACTTCTTAGCACTGTAAAACTTACTCTTGTGTCTTACAACATCACCAAGATTATAATCTTTACCATCAATGTAATCTGCTACTACCGCTTCGTCAAACACAAAACCCGGACTTACATAATCACCATCCCATTCACTTGTTTTGAATCCAACTAATTTAATACGTTTTTGTCTGTATCCTGCTTCTTGATCATATATCACATCGCCAAATTGACTCTTATCATCAAAGACTACAATGTGTTCCCATTGTACAAGATTTAACACAGCAAAGAAAATACCTCGTTGTGTATTCTTTGTTGTTATATTAAACTTGCCTGAACCTCTAACAATACTAATATTGTCTTTTGGTAGTGGAGTTCCGTTAGCACTTAAGATACTGTATTCATAAAAACTGTTTAAAACATTGTCAACAGTAGCATACTTGTATTCAAAACTTAAACTATCTGCAAAAGGACTTAGTGAAATAACACTGCCTTCTGCCCAATTCTGTGTTGTCCAATACAAAAACTCTCTACCAGATAAATCCCAGTCTTGAATTGTTGCTGTTTCACGTTGGAATATATCAAATACAAAACCTTGTTCTTTTAGGTATTCTTGATATCCTAAAATAACGTCATATACCTCTTGTGCTCTAGGATATACTGTTCCATAAGACACTTCAGTTATTTTAGATTCAAATGCTTTTGCTTTTGCAACTTCTGTTCCGCCAGTGACCGGCAACTCTCCAAGTTTTGTAAACTTGCTATTATCAAAAGTTTCAGTTGATGTATGGTTAATTGAAACTCTATAATATTCTCCACCAAATTCTACAATCTGTCCTTTTCCATAAAACTTCTCTGAATCCCAAATAACAAATTTTGCTTGTTTGCCACCTACATTTACAGCAATATCATTCTTTCCATGCTTAGGCTTATAAATGCTAAACCAAGGTTTAATATTATCATAACCTCTAACTAAAAATCCTTTTGCTGTTTTTTCAACAATAATACCTGAAACTCTTACATTTCTTATAGGATTACTTTTTCTTAATGTAAGTTGGTAGTTTTCACTTGGTAAGAAAATACTATTATCTGCTGTATTAGGATTTGAACTTTCTGCTAATACACGCAATCTATTTTTGTTTGCAAATCCACCTAACTTGTATGTTAAGTTGCTTGATGTATTTGTAAGATAATCGTAAAATGTTTCTTTTACATCTTTATCAAAACTTTTAATGTATTCTACAATAGGAACATGATAACCTAAACCTAAGAAACGTTCATTGTTAAATCTTAAGTCTTTAATTTTTGCTTCTTTAAGACTAAAGATTTTTCCATTATCTGCATAAACAACGTTTCCACTTGGTGTAATTTCGTTTTGGTTAACATCGAATAAACTACCAAAGTATTGTGCTGGTTTTGTTAAGCCTACTGCTACTTGTAATGCAAACGGAAACCAACTTGACTTTCTCCAAGCAGTTTCTGCTGGGCCTTCGTCACCAAATTTCCAAGCATTTTTAATTTCTGTAATAAAAATTGCTTTTACAATATTGATTTTGCTAGGATCAATCAACTCACCGTATTCGTCAACAGGTAAATTTTTAGACAAATTAGGTCTTGCATATGCAGGATAAATTTTTGTTCCGTTAGGATCTCTAACTAAACCGCGTTCAATGTCGTTCCATAACAAGTTATTACCACTAGTATATGGTGCTTCACCATACTGTTCGTCCCACCATGTAGGTTTAAGAGTAATACCTAACATTTCCCATGGATGTGTGTGAGGGCGATCTGTATCAAAATAATCTTTATAAATTGCTCTCCAGTTTCCTGGAAGTTTTTGATCTTGTAAATTGATCATTGTGTTGAAGTTATATGTAAATGCGTCACCGCTCTGAGAAACATTGTTAGTTTCAAAATCTACATCAAATAAACTCTTCCAATAACCAAAATCAGTCCTTAAAACTTTATTAAATTCGTCTCTGGTATAAGCATCTGGTCTATAATGTCCAGGTTGTTCCTTAAGAATATCAAAAACATCACGATTGTATTTTACTTTAAGGTTATTATAAATTCTTTTTTCTAATTCAAGAATTAATTCATCTCTTTCGTCGTTATATGCTTTTGTTATTGATCCGTCGTGTCCTTGGATTACCTTTGTAGGATTAATATAACTGCTATCTACAAAAATTTCTGGAACATATGCTGGATATAAACCTAATTTAGTAGGAGAATGAGGAATAACATTACCTGTTGTATCATAATCGTTAACCTTAACTTTGTCTCCAACTGATAATTCTTTTTTAATTGTGACAGTATTGTCTACTGCATCAAACTCATAGTCTGCATCTAAATAAAGTTGTACATCATTTAGGTAAACATAAACTGCACGATCACTTACTTTTGTTGTATCAAATGCATTATTAATTGCAAAAACATTTTGAGTTCCGTTTTTAACTTCAAATTCTAAACGTTCAACTTTTCTACCAAAGCCAGCCATGTCAGAATAGAAGTACGGAGACGTTGTAATCTTATTTGAACCTAATTCGTATAAAATTTTATCAACATCATTTGCAACACTAGTTGTTCTTTCAATTTCTCCAGCCTTTTCAATAAACTGATCTTTAAAGAAGTTGTAATCATTTGCGTTTTTACGCATTGAATTAACAAAGTTTAAATTTTCTTGAACTAAAAACATAATTGCAGGTAAAACACTGCCTTTGTGTTTTACATATCTGCTACCATCTAAATGAATCTCGCTAATATCACGAGAGTTATTAGGACCTACAGAATTACCTGTAATAAAACTATTGTTTTGGAATATAGTTTTAAAGTGATCACTAACACTACCTAATGTAAATGTTTTAAGATCATTGTTTTCACTATTATTAGTTAAGTTAATAGGCGGTTCATAAAACCCATTTTCGTTTGGTTTTTGATTTGTTTTAATTTTTAAAGTAATTCGTGTTCCTTGAGGAATTATAGAATTAAATTTAAGTTCATAAATTTGTCTTTCTCTATCAATAACCTTTTCAAAATCTGTTGTTTCTTTATATGTCTTACCATTATATTCAACTACAATGTCTAGATCATACTTATGAGGTTGATTAATTGCGTTAACTGCAACAGTGTCAGTGTCAATTACAGTATCGACTACTTGTAAAATACGTTGAACAGTTTGTTTTCCTTTAACAAGTTCCCATCCACTAATAAACTTATCTTTAGCATAATCTTTTACTAGTCCACTTGCAGTATCAACTGTCTTTTGTGTTGTTCCTTCTTGGTAAGTAAACAACCCGTCGTCCCAATTAAACTCAAATGTAATATCACCAACATTATTAATGTTTTGATATGCAATAGGAAATCCTAAAACAGGGTCATCTGATCCTGTTCCAATCTTATAACTTGCAAGTTTATTCCCATTAAATGTAGATGAAAAGTAATAATCTGTATCAGCAAAACTATTACCTGCACTATCATAAAGATCAAACAAAGGACTTTGATTTAATATTGTCTTTTGTTGACCATTAATCCAACTAGTACCGTCAAAGTGCCAACTTGACCCTTGGTGTGTTTCGCCCGATGTTGCAACAACACTGTCATTAACTAACGGTTCATATACTTCTTCAAGATGTACTCTTTTAACACCGTTATGTTCAACAAAGTCAACTTCGTATACTTTACCTTTTACTGTAATGTCAGGATCTGCATTAAAAATAACACGCATACCTTTACGTAAAAGAACTTCGTCTACGTGGTATCCAAATGACCCTTCAACATCACTCATAGCATCTTTAGTATCAGTGTCAATTAAGTCAATATTACCAATACCATTAGTACCAAAGTTTACAAGTTTTAAGTTAGGTTTAAATTCAATAATAGGTCTTACTGCTCTATAATTTTCATCAAGCACAGGAGAAGTATTATTATACTCTGCACTTAATTCAATTACATCTTTATGTACCCATCTATTATACCGTGACCAAGGATTTTTATCCTTACTTGATCTATTAATTGTAATATATTCTGCTGTTAAAGGACTATTTTCTGTATCATCATAAGGAGTATCGTCAAACGGATCAACATCAAACTCATATTCTTCATTTTTAGCATAAAGTTCAGGAGTATCAAGTTCTGTTTCGTCAATTAAAACAATACTTTCGCCTACACCTTCAACATACCAATTTTTATTTCTGTATTTTGTTGGTAAAACATCTCCAACAAAATTAACTTTCATACCATTTGTTAACTGTACACCGTTTGCACTTTTAAATGTTGCCTTACTAATAATATCTTCTTCAACATCAATACTTAAATCATCAGAGGTATTTCTAATTTCAAGTACACCTTGCATACTTTGATGATATTGACAAGCATAATAAAGCAAGTCTGGAGCATCAACTGGAACTGTAAATGTAATTGTTCCTTGTTCAGCACCATTGTTTTCAACACCGTTGTTGTATTGGTCACCAATGCCTACTGTGTTGGCTGTTTTAATAAAGAAAGGATGCCCTTGAGCATTTACTTTAAACTTATATGTGCCGCCTCTGTATAAAATTACTGTTGGGTTTTCACTAAACCCGTTTGGAGTAAACACAAATGAGTTTTCTCCGCTATTAGAAACTGAGTATTCGCTTTGTGTGTTTCCAGGATCGCCACTAATTGATACAGGATCTGGTCCTTGTGGCAACCAATAATACTGTCTGTAGTTGGCAAATTTATCAAAATCAAACAATGGATTCCATGCAAAGTAGTCTGCTTCAAACAATCTGTTATGATTGTCAGTTATTCCACCAAAGAAATCAATTTGATTAATTAAATCGTCGTATGTTCCTGTCCACTTATTTGAATTGTCAATAGGATTTTTTGTGACTGCTGACGGTAAGAAGTTATATTGACGTCTGTTTGCTGTTGGTTCTTGAATGTAAACATCAGTTGGTTTTGCATTTTCTGTATTTCTTGCGCCAACAAAACCATTTAGACGATCTAAGTTTCCTTTACTAATTAACGCATCAACAGTTGCACCAAGAAACTTTCTATTAGTTTCTGTGCGAAAATACATAGGTAAAAGATCAGCACTATTACGCAACTTATCTTTGTTTTCTATGTTTACAGGCGTACCTTGTCTATCACTAAAAGCCATTTATCTACCTTAATAACTGCTTGTTGTAGTACTACTACTTGTCGATACAGAAACTGAACCAGTACTGTCAACTGATGTCACAACATTTCCATCTGCTTTCAAATTATTTGCTGTAATTTGATCAATAATTTCAATGTTGTCTACGCTGGCTGTACTAATAAAAATTTCATCTGCACGACATTTAATTTGATATAAACTTCCAAATACTTGTGATCCACTTCTTGGAACAATTACAAAGTTTGCAACATCTGGTGCTGTTTGTTGTTGCACATAAGTTGCTAACTCTGTAAAATAAAAAGTTTCACCAAAGTCCCAATTATCAATAGCAAAGAAATCATTTATTGCACTAATAACTTTACTTTTAATTTCATTATCACTAATTGTGCTATTATCGCTTTTAACAATCTTAAATGTTGCTTGTAATGAAGCATCAGCATTTACACCAAATAGTGGTCTATAATTAACAGCATGATATATAATCTCGTCGCTAATAGATTTTACTCCATCTAGCACACCTGCTAATTCAAGTCTTAAATTTGCACTTGTTGGTTTGACAGGCTCGATACCACCGTTGTTAACAAATATTCTATAATCTTCATCATATGCTCTTGTTAAAACATACAAGTCAATAATATTTGTTTTTCCAGGATCAAGACGTCTATCGTTTTGTGCATTATGATTGTATTGGAATTTTAACTCGTCTCTTCCAAATCGAGCAAAGTATGAAGTATCTAATTGTAATGTACCTGATGTAGCATCATATGATTTAACAACATCTTCTCTACTGTCATAAAAATAAAATAGTTGGCCGTTTTCAATTCCTGTAAATGACGATACACTTGCTTCTTTATCAAAAATTAAAAATTGCGAAGCAGGAATTTTAGTTGTTGTTGATATTCCGTCATTTGTTGTTTTTTGAAAAAATACAAACTTGTCATTGTACCCTCTTGTATCTAAAGAATCAGGTGCAACGATTTGCTCAAAACTATCAGGATCATCAATCATTCCGTCATCGTCTGAATCGTAAAAATTAATTCTAATTTTATTTGTTTCTTCAAAACCGTCGTCATTTAAAATGCTACCAACAATCTCCCACTGGTAGTCTTTTTCTAAAATAGTATCTAACAGTGGATCTTCGTTAATTTTTAAAACTTTAATTTGGTCTTTAATAACTTTTCCTGTTTCACTATCATATTTTTTAATACCTTTATCAACAAAGAACTGGATTAGTTGTTCGCTTTCGAATCTATAATCCATTCCTCTATAGGTAATAGTATAAGTTTCACCGTCTGTTTCAAATAACACAAACCAACTTTTATCTAGTTTAGATCCTGTTATATCGCCTTGGCGTTCTAAACTGAAATCATCTTTTGTGTTTAGATTAGCGTTTACAATAATTTTCCATTCTTTGTTGTTTTGATCATATCTTAAACCAAACGTTTTGTAGTTGAAAATTAAATCAACTAATTGTAATTCTAAATCTGTTGGAAAGTTTGTCACAATACTTGGAACTACTAAACTAGGAACAGCAAGTGAAGGAATGTTTTCGCTAAACACAATTGGACCAGTACCGTCGTCAAGTTCACCTTGACCGCCGTTAGATCCGTCGCCACTTACTTGAACTACTTTTGCCCAAATATAGTTTAAAGAATTTTTTGTTTTAGTCGTTGTTAGTGTTCCATCACTTAAGAAGTACTTGCCTTCTGGTGGAACAAACTTAACAAGTGTATCTGGTGTAATAAATTTAAAGTTATTTGTTGTAAATGTACCTACAGTAATTGGAGATCCATTAATTATATTTCTAAAATAACCTGTACTGTCAGTTCCTGATTCTGTAGATCTTACCCAATCAATATTAATATCACTAGTAATAATTCTAGGGAATTTATCATAATAAAATGCCTTAGTTGGTAAACTATCAACAATAGGCTCAATAGTATTTCTAATAACACCTAAGATATCATTACGTGTTTGAAATGTAAAATTAAAATCACTATCGTAAGGATTTTTGTAAATGATACCATCATCTGCCATTAAATTAACAGCACTATATTTTCCTGTTGGATCTTGGATTTCAAACTGTCTAGAAATACCCGAACTAACTCTGTTTACTGCTTTTACTTTAATAACAGTATTACTTGCTGTAAGAGGATATGAATTATAATCCTCTCCAGTAATCATTCTATTTTGTGTGTAATAACTTTGCGGTGCATTAGTTCTAATATCTTCAGTAGTTTCTGTTGCACTTGCATTTGTTAAACTTGCTTCTAATCCTAACTGTACAGTTAATGTATGTCCTTGTCCTTTCTTATTAAAGTAAGGAATTGTTAAAATAATATTCTGCATATCTGCAGGTCTAATTGTGTAAGTTAAACCATTTGAAGTTCTGTAATAAACTCTAAAGTTTCCTTTAGGTAAATCGCCAAAACTTCCGTCTGCAAAATTTAAACTAATTTGATCTTGATCTCTAGTTGTGACATTGTACAATGTTCTAATATTTTTATTAACACTGTTGTAGATAACATTGCTTCCGTAAATAGAATTTAATTTTGTCCATTCTGTTGCAGGCAAACCGTTTCTATCTAATTGCCATAGCCAAACATCTGTATTGTTAATACTAGGAATATCAATGTTAACAATTTCATTTGGACTTGGGTCTAGTATTGTAAACGGAGAACTTTGTAATTGTCCTTGTCTAAAATGGAAGAACCATCCTGTGTTAGGTGAACTGTTTCCTCGTTTATCGTTTCTATATAAAAATCCTAGTCTGTTTCCTGGCTGTGGTGATTCTTCAACCACTTCGTCGTCATAAATCTCAGCACTGACAACTTCAAAATTCATAGAACGTCCTGTGACTGTTTTAGCAAATTGATAAAGCGGAACGTCAGTGTTTTGTGAATTAATTTTATATTGTTCTGTTTTAATACCATCAATTATAGCATCTTGTGATGGTTTTCCAATAACCGTAGCACCTTCAAGTGTGCTATTAATAATAACTTGAAACTGTTCTAACCAGTTGCTGTTAGTATCGTCGTTCCAATTAATAAAAACATTTTCAAGTCTATTACCTAAACTATCTTGTACATTCTCAGTAGTCTGTACACCAAGAATTTTTAAGTACCCATTTGATGGCTGATTACGTGTAGGATTATAGCCAACTAGTCTTGCTAGACGTAATACGCTTTCACGTCTTTCTGCAAGTTCAATAAAGTTTTCTCTAGCATTTAAATCAAATCTGTATGATAAACTTTGACCTAGGAAAGCAATCATATCAATCAATGCTAGGTATTCGCTTGATTCAATATAATCATTGAAATCTTCTGGGTAGTTTGCCCTTAGATAATTGATCATCGTCCTACGTAAAGTAGGAAAATCATAAGAACTAAAATCAGCGTTGGCAAAGGCTTTATATACCTTGTCCCAATCCTGATTCGCTAATAGAGAATTTTGTCTATCTACACTTGCCATAACAATATTTATTCACCTTATAAACTGCGTGGTTTATTTCTATCCCAAAGCATTTGCTTTATCAAAAGTAAACTGTAATGCTTCAGAAACATCAAACTCAACATAGTACAAAACACACTGAATTTGTAGTCCGTACTCTCTTTCAACCAATGCTAAACTGTCAACTCTAACTCTTGGATCTGCATCAACAATACTTCTAACATCGGCTAATATTTGCTCTTTAAGAACATCTGTAAATGGTTCAAATATAGCGTCCCATATAATTGTTCCAAATCTTGAATTATAAATCTTTTCACCTCGTCTAATGTTGAAGTGATTGATTATATCCTGTTTTATTAACTCAATGTCGTATGTTTGATTTGAAGAATTTTGTGGATTAACCGTACTAACACCACGATAGACATTAGAACGTCTAAGTTCGTTTCCCTTATTAGTTGGGTTTGGTTTAATTACAATGTCCGTATATCTTGCCATAATACTATTTACACTTCTCTATCGGTTGATGATTTCTTGTTGGTGTTTGGTGCTTTATTCTCATGCCCGTCCCACGGTTCGTGTGTTGGAACACGTTTTAGAATAGTTTCAAACTGTGCTGACCTATAATAGTTAAAGTTCTCCCACTTAGAAGTAATTTCTTTCTCCCACAACTGAATAACACCCATATGCTGAATATGCCTGCTTGGAGCCGGTGTTGATCCATTTGCAGAAATAGTTGGTTTTGCACCAGGTCCAGGTAAGTTTAAATGCACTGCTTCAGTACCATCTACATAAACAACTTTATCTGTTTCAACATTAACATTAGCGCCTGATGTTGCTATTGAAATGTCATGCTCTGTTGTTGAAATATTAATCTGTCCATTAGCGGAGCCTGCTTTGTTTGCTGGACCAGGAAACTCTGCCCAATAGTCTGTGTCACTTGGCGGTATAGGTTGTAATGTATCTGGATCTTGTGTTCTCTTTAATGCTTGATAATATTTCAATTCATCATCGTCGTTGATCCATGAAGTTGTATATCCTTTACTGTAGATCTCTGCTGGATCAAATGTTTCCATAACTTCAGTAGAACTATTTGCTTTAATGTTTACACTTGTTCCTGCTGTAATTCTTGTTCCTAAAATTGTAGCAAGATCAAAATTTCCTGTTTCAAGTTTAGTATCAATTCTGTTAGCAATACTTAAATTGTTTGTGTTTACTTGGTAATCATTAGTGTCAAAGCGAGAATTAAGAGTTTTAATATCGCTATTACCTTTTACCATAATTCTTTGTGAACCGTTTACAATCTGTCTATGGTGATCAGACTCTGTTCTAAAAATATTTGCCGCTTTTAAATTAATGTTTCTTTTTGCTTCTACGTTGAAGTCTCTATCAGCATAAAGGTTGAAATCACCTCTAGTACGCATACTAATACTGTCATCACAGAACACATCCATCTTACCATCTGATGTAAGTTCAATCCAAGCAGTACCTTTTGAATTTCCAATGTAAATTAAATCATCAGTGTCGTGTAAAAGTATCTGATGTCCGGCTTTAGTTCTTAATCTAATTAAATTATTTTTACCTAGGCCGTCGCCATCATCCATTACAAATGCGTGGCCACCTGGTTGTGTCACTTTTGATTTTGCTTTTTCAGCACCAACAATTTTTGTTTCTCCAGTGTACCTACCTGGTGTTTTAATTCCAAATATTTGATTAATATTATCTCGTCTAGCACTACTACTTGATAAACCACGAATGTTATCAGCCAGTAGGCCTTGTGCTTTTAATACATCTGCTAGAGGATGAATTGGATGTTTAATTTTAGTAGAAGGTGCTTGTCCTATAAAAGCGGCTTTAACAAAATTTTCTACAGGTAAACCATATTCACCAGGTGATAATTCATTGTACCTATCATCTGTTGCCGCAATATCTGTTTTTGCCGCAGGCTCTGGAATACTATGATTCATCTCTGGTTCTACAACTGCACCAAGCCATATTGCTTCTTCAATGTTTTTGTTTACTAGTATTACTAAACCTTTTGTTCCTACTTGTGGAGCAGGAAATATCATACCATGCGATTGCTGTGCGTGTTCAAAACTTTGAGGATCTTTCCCTCCATTAACATAATCCTTAACACTATAATACGGCAATAATATTCTACAGTTGACTCTGTTATTGGTAATACTTCTTTGATCGTCTTGATTTCCAAGCAATGTCACTGATAGTTGACCATGCTTTGTATAATCACTGTTAGATTCAACAACTGCTAGATACGGGCCAATACCGCCCGAAGCCTGGGACATCTTTTCAGAGCGTTCACTGCTTGACTGTCCTCCTGATTTAAGTTGTTTGTTAAAAATTGCCATTATTAATCACCAAATCCTAAAAAGTTGCTCACCGATTGTCCTACTGAACTAATACCTTTGCTTACACTACTAAAGAATGTTTCGCCTGTTGACACATTAGTACCAATAGATTTATTTGTTTCAATTGCTTTTTGTGCAGATTCAGGAACAAAGTTTGCCGCATTAAAAGTTCCAGCATTTAAAGATGCTCCAATCTCTTGTGCCTCTGCAACACTAGCAAACACACTTCCACCTAATGCATTTGGTTGCAAACCAAGAGCAGATGATGGTATTTCTACTTGTGCTTGTTGACTAATTCCAGGTAATGCTCCTGGACCGTGTATACTTAAATTTTTAAGATCTTCTTCACTTAACTTTTTAACAGGAGCCTTTTTCATTTTTTCTAAGTTTTCTTCACTTGACGGTGCGTGTTTTGGATCTACTTTTGGTGCAGTGACAACCGGTCTTGCCTCTCGTTTTTCTGCATAGTCAGTTGCTTGATTGGGTCTTCTGTATGTTGAAAGTCGTTGTGTAAATTGTCCACCGGAAAAGGTACTATCAACTTGAATAACTTTATATGCTCCACTATAAACACTTTCGTCTAAAAACATAGTGCTTTCGCCGCCTTGTATTTCATCCCAAGTTGGATTATCTTCTGCTGTACCAAATCTAAAAATAACATCACCTTCTCTACTAAAACAGTTTATTTCACCAATGTCGGTTTCTGACTCAGTCGCTTCAATTGCCGCTCTGTTAGTAATTCCACTACTTAATAGATAAACAGGATCACCCACAATGGTTATGTCTGCTGAGATTAATCCCTTTTCATGCACACCACTATAAATTGCATCGTGTAAAAATTTTGCTGTATCACTTGCGTTGTTTGCTGTTGGTGCAGTTTGTGTAGTTGACGATCCTTGATTGACCGGTGCTGTTCTTTTTGCTCCAACACGATTTTGCTTTGAATAATTTAAAATTTGAGAAATTTCTGGTGGTTTAACATCAGTCTTTTCTCCTGATGCTGTACCTTGAGATCCTTCAGCAGTCTGTTGTTTTCTATATAATGCTGTTGCATGATACAAGTTATTAAAATCTAAATCAAAGTTTAATACATCTAAATTTTTTCCTGTATAGATATAATTGTATTCTCTAACCGCTAACTGTTTTAAAACATCATAGTTAAACACATCTTGAGGTAAAGGCATACTACTGTAATGCACTTTAAATGGTTGAATAATATAGTGATAATCCCACACTTCTGTATTTCTATATGTGTCAAAGCCTCTAATGTGTGCTATCTTTTCAATTCTATACCACGGAATGTATCCTGTTTTTTGATACTCTGTTGTTAATGCTCCTTCGGCTCCGTCAAGTTCGGTAGCATAAACGCTATCAAAAATAACCTTATGAATGTTGTCATCTACTCGAGTATCTTTTTTAAAGTTCCAACTTCTAGCATCAGATCCATATCTAATATATTCTGTATTATAAACAGTTTCTTTGGCTTTGCCGGCATTTTCAATTCCTTCTTCTGCTAGTTTTAATGCAACCTGCGCCGTGTTTTGTTTAGCAACAGCATCCATCCAGTTTTGTCTAAGTTCATTTAGTTTATCTATCTTTGATTGGTCAACATTAGGATCAACTTTTACGTTCCCCGACCCATCTGCATCATCGGGATCAATTTCATTAAAGTCTTGATACGTTAATGTTTGTTTAAGTTGTGGAGTTCCTTCTCCTTCTCCTTCTTCAGGAAATAGTGCTTTTAAATCTGCTTGACTTAATTTAAAAAACTTTTCGGCAAGTTTTTCAAACTTTAATCTTTCTCCGTCTGCCTTTTTAGTAGCGTTGAAAAAATCTGATTTTGCTTTTTTTAATTTTTCTTCTGCGGCTTTGCGATCTTCTTCTGCCGCTTCAAGTTGTTTATCAAGATCATTTACAGCATAAAACCCAGTAAATGTTTGTTTCTCTCCAGCAACCATTTTTGAGCCACCAATAGGATTTTTAACAATTAAAGAATCGTTTGCTACTGCAAAATCCTTTTGATTAAGTGGGTCTGATGCAGGACCTTCTTTAGTTAAAAATTGGTCTGTATTAGTTTTCCAAGAGTCATATGCATCACCGGATTTGCCAGCCAACATTGAGTCAAAAGCAGTTGGTGCTGACTTTCCTTTAGATCCTGTTCCATATTTTTCTGGAAACCAAATCATATATCTATCATGCTGGAACGGTGCAACCTCGCCACCTTGTGTTTTTACTGATTCTATCTTTGCTGAACTTGCCGCAGTATTTTCTTTAACCTTTGCATCTTTATCTTCTGCATCGGCTTCGACTTCGGCTTGTAATTGAAGATTAGCATTAATACCTTTAAACAGCGTTAACAGTACACTTGCAACTGTTGGCTTAGATTGTTTTGGGCCAACTATGTTTGCTGGTAATTTGTTTACAATAGTTTTATTTGCATGAGCGTTTATCGCCGTAAACTCTACTTTATATTTTGAGCCTGCTTCGGTGACGTTCATAGAACTAGTTGTTATTAAAATAGGAAAATATCTTGTTGCACGAGGAATAACTTCTGTAATTAAATCGCCCTCTTCAAACCTGTGTCCTACAAAAGAAAGTGTTAAAAGGAATGGTGCACCTAAATAATGTTCATGGCCGGCAAATCTTGATGCATTGTATAACTCCTCATAAAAACCTCCAACACTGTATGGTTCTGTAATTTCAAAACTTCCTGTTGTTAGGTTTCCGCTACCATTTGCGCCTAGGTCCATTGTGCAGTTCATATTAACATTATCGATAAAAAGGTCTTTATTTCTGGCGCCTCCTTCTTTAAATCCTTTGAATCCAGCAGTGCCACTGCCAGCCGCCGCTTCTTGGGTTTTTCGGCTAACCATTGCTGAAGGTCCGCCAAAGTCCGATAACGAATCTTCACCGTAAACATTCTTATAAAAATTAGCAGAACTAATTCCATTTAATCTTTCAAACCCTCCTGATCTTAAAACAATATAACTGTTTTGTGATTCAATGCCGCCACTATTGTTTTTATACTTTGTTGGATCTTTTAGATCCGCCATTGTTAAACTTGCAAGGGTAAAAATATAGTTGTAAGAATTATAGTCGTGTAAAATGTTAGGGTTTTTGCCGTTATAAAATGATTCTAAGCGATCGTCGTTTCTCCACTCGGCTTCAATTTCATTAATGAACGCTTGGTCTTCACCAAAAAAATCCTCTTCATATTCGTCTTCCATACCGCTGACTGCATTAGGATTAGTTTTTCCATTAGAAACAGCATCGGTGTTTTCTTTAACCGTGCCTCCACCGGGGTTATGATTTCTGCCAACCTCGTCAATAAATCCTGCCATAATTAAACTCCTAGGACAGTTTTAATCGTGCTAATATTTGGAATTTGTATTTCTACTCCAGCAACAAAATCAAAGATAGGATCTTCTAAAACATTAGGGTTCCTTGATTTGAACACCCACCATAGGTTAGGATCATCATACAAATCGCTGGCTAACAAATCAGGACGATAATTATACTGCGGTTTAATAATATATTTTATATCGCTTACAACTTCAGGAATTTTTCTATAGTCTAAAAAACCTAAACCATTTTCTGTTATTTGTGTTGTACCATAAAGACTAGAAGCGTTATACATTATATCATTCCTTTAAATCTCATGTCACCTTTTGCATAAGCATCTAAACTGAAACTTGCTTGATCTCTTCTTGAGAATGCAGGTAAACATTCAACTGTAAACTCTGCTCTAGTTGGCACAGTTGTTTTTGCTCCGCTTGTTGTCATTACATCAATGTAATCAACATCTTCGTTTAATGTATAGAAAAAGTTTCCTATTACAACAGGCATATCGTTAAACATATATTCGCCATAACCAGAAAGTCTTACAACTGGTGGTGGTGCGCCAACATAAGAGCCGCCGCCAAAGTGCATTTTGGTCACTGTGCGTAATGCATGAATGCTACCTAATAGCATTTCTGCTTCTCCCGTGTTTTGTGCTGTAAATGTTCCTACAACAGAAATAGAATCCAAACTTGAGTTCTGGTATGCTTGGAACTGATAATTACTATGTGTAGGATGAATAGGACTGTAATTTGCTCTTGTTGTGACAACAATTTGTGGCGTGTATGGAAATACTACTCCACCTAAACTTACAAGTTTCTCAGCAGGACCTTTTAAGTATGGTTCGTGAATTTTTATTTTGACTCTATTATCAATAGTTGCTAAATGTGTAGACGGAATTTCAGCGTACGGAGCATTGCCTCCTTTTGCTAAATCAAACCCTAACCGCTTTGCGGCGCCATCACCAATTAATGCAGTTAAACCTTTTACTGCTCCAGGGTTTTGGCCAATACCGGTTGCTTGGGCGGCATTTTTTACAAACTTGCTACCGAAACTTCCGATCTTGTCTACAAAACTATTTGCGTTAGTACTTCCAGCCATATCTATTTTGGTTCCTTTTCTTTATAATATTTATTGCTTTTTTTAACTACGTAGTTTATAATACTTATATTAATCGGAGAATCTAATGAAAAGAACGAAATATCTAACTAACAAAGATCTACTAGCAGAGATCCATAGAAGCAAGGTTTCCTTCTGTTCGTTTGTTGAAGATGAATATGCACAACACGACATTATTTTGCCTAGTTTAGACAAAGTTAATAGACTAACTGTTGCACAAGCAAAACGCAATCGTGCAGACAGAATTGGTAAAGCGGCATATGAACTAGCAAAAGAACAAAAGAAAAAGGTAAAACAAGCAGAATGTTTGCCTGATTGGAAAAAAATTGAAAAAACAGAATTAATCTTTAGAATTATGACATTTGATCATATTCCTGAAGAACCAGGACGTAAACGCAAAACAAAAACTATTGCAGACGAACACACTAAAGTTAACTTTCCACCATTCCAGCATTGGAAGTATGACGAAAACGATAACTTGATTTGTGTAGGTAAAAGCCATTGGCAGGGTGGAATGTTAAACGGACACTTTAGTAAGGATCACGGACGTATGACTGAAGATCTAGGACGTATGTTCCTTAAACTTGCTGATCGGTATGGTACACGAAGCAATTGGCGTGGATACACTTATAATGACGAGATGAGAGCACAAGCGGTACTACAACTTTCACAAATTGGTTTACAGTTTGACGAAAGCAAAAGTTTAAATCCGTTTGCTTATTACACTGCGGCAGTGACTAATTCATTTACAAGAGTACTAAACATTGAGAAAAAGAATCAAAACATTCGTGATGACATCTTGCAAGAAAACGGACTTAATCCATCGTTTACAAGACAGAATCAAGAAGTGTTCAAAGAAGATAAAGAAAAATTAGCAGAGTTCTATAAAAATATGAGACGTCCAAAAGCGGACTATTAAGGTTGACAAACTACTACTAATTCTCGTATAATATGTAGATTAGTATTAAGGAAAGGCATGACAGAGCAATTATTTAAAAAAGCGGCTGTATTTACGGACATTCATTTTGGACTTAAATCAAACAGCCGAATACACAATAGTGACTGTGAAAAATTTGTAGATTGGTTTATTGAACAAGCCAAAGAAAACAACTGTGACGTTGGAATTTTTACAGGTGACTGGCATCACAACAGAAGTGCGTTAAATTTAACCACAATGGATGCAAGTTTACGTTCACTTGAAAAACTTGGTAAAGCATTTAAAGAGTTTTACTTTTTTCCAGGCAACCACGATTTATACTATAAAGATAAGCGAGATGTTCATTCTGTAGTATTTGGTAAGCACGTTCCTGGTGTTAAGGTTATTAACGAACCTACTATTATTAAAGATGTAGGATTAGTGCCTTGGATGGTTGGCGACGAATGGAAAAACATAGTAAAAATGAAGTGCAAATATATGTTTGGACACTTTGAACTGCCTCATTTCAAAATGAATGCTATGGTTGAAATGCCTGACACAGGAGAAGTAAGAGCAAGTGATTTTCAAAATCAAGAACTAGTTTTTACAGGACACTTCCATAAGCGTCAGCATAACAATAACATCTACTACATTGGCAATGCCTTTCCACACAATTACGCCGATGCTTGGGATGACGAACGTGGTATGATGATTTTGGAATGGGACGGTCAACCTCAGTTTATTGATTGGCCAGAATGTCCTAAGTATCGTACAGTTAAATTAAGTCAACTACTAAACGAAACTGAATCAATACTTAAACCTTCAAACTTATATTTGCGTGTTGTACTTGATATCGATATTTCGTATGAAGAAGCAAACTTTATTAAAGAAAACTTTACCAAACAATACGACATTAGAGAAATAAGTTTACTTCCAAATACAGAAGAAAATGACGAAGCACTAACACTTGAACGTGGTGAAATAGAGTTTGAAAGTGTTGATCAAATCGTGACTGACCAAATAACAAAAATTCAAAGTGAGCAGTATCGACCTAGTACACTTTTAGATATCTATAGGAACTTATAATGTTTAAAATTAAAACACTTACAGTTAAAAACTTTATGAGTGTAGGTAATGCTACACAAGCAGTAGATTTTGATAAAAATTTACTAACCCTTGTGCTAGGTGAAAATATGGACCTAGGCGGCGATGACGCAGGTTCTAGAAACGGTACAGGTAAAACAACAATTATTAATGCGTTAAGTTATGCATTGTATGGCGAAGCATTAACAAAAATTAGAAAAGAAAACCTTATTAACAAAACTAACGGCAAGGATATGCTTGTCACAGTTGAGTTTGAAAAAGGTGGTAAAACATATAGAATTGAACGTGGACGTAAAAAGAATGTATTAAAGTTTTACGTTGAAGATGTTGATGCAACTGCTGATGATATTGACGAGTCGCAAGGCGATTCACGCAAAACACAGCAAGAAATAGAACGTCTTTTGGACATGAGTCACGGTATGTTCAAACACTTGGTGGCACTTAACACATATACAGAGCCTTTCCTATCTCTCAGTAATAACGCACAACGCGAAATTATTGAACAGTTGTTAGGTATCACCATTCTGTCAGAGAAAGCAGAAAACCTCAAGGAGCAACAAAAAGAAGTCCGTGATAGTATTACTGAAGAAGATGCTCGTATTAAAGGAATTGAAAGTGCTAACAAGGCTGTACAAGAATCTATTAATGCCCTTGAATTAAAAAGCAAGGCTTGGGACGCTTCTCAGGCAGAAGAAATTTCTCGTTTGAGTAAAGCAATTATGCAACTAGTTCAAGTTGATATTGAGGCTGAAATTCAAGCACACAACGATTTAGCAGAGTGGGATACTAAAAACACTGAACTTACTAATCTTCAAAAAGAAAAAGCAAGTTTAGAAGCAAGTATCTTACGTGCTGAACGTGAAACTAAAAAATATCAAAAAGAACTAGAAGATATTGGCAGTAAAAAATGTTTTACTTGCGGACAAGATTTACACGACGATACTCATGCAGATTTACTTGCAGAAAAAGAAAACGATGTAAAAGAAAGCAAACAGTATCTTGATGGTGTACAACTACAACTAGATGATGTTGTTAAAAAGATTACGGATATTGGCGAACTTAGCAGTAAGCCTAAAACGTTTTATGACAGTGCAGAAGAAGCATATAATCATAGAAACAATCTCACAACACTAGAAGAACGTAAAAAAGAAAAAGATACAGAAGTTAATCCATACACAGAACAAATGGATGAACTAACAAATACAGCAATAAAAGAAGTCAGTTGGGATCACATGAATGATCTACAAAACATGAAAGCACATATGGATTTCTTGTACAAGTTGCTTACAAGTAAAGATTCATTTATACGTAAACGTATTATTGATCAAAACCTTACTGTGTTAAATCAACGATTAAAATACTATCTTGATAAGACTGGTTTACCACATCAAGTTAAGTTTTTAAACGATTTAACGGTAGAAATTACAGAACTAGGACGTGACTTAGACTTTGATAACCTCAGTAGAGGTGAACGAAATAGACTCATCTTATCAATGAGTTGGGCGTTCCGTGATGTTTGGGAAAGCCTATATCAAAGCATTAATTTGCTGTTTATTGACGAACTTATTGATAGTGGTATGGACAGTGCTGGTGTTGAAAGTTCAATTGGTATTCTTAAGAAAATGGCACGTGAACGTCATAAAAACATCTATTTGATTTCACATAAAGACGAACTAAGTTCTCGTGTTAACACTATATTAAAAGTTATAAAAGAAAACGGCTTCACAAGTTATGAAACAGACACAGAGGTTGTAAATGGCTAAAACAACGCACGAACTATTGGTACAAGCAGTCATGGACTACTACAATATGAACGAGCGTTTTGAAGCAAAAGGCTTTGATGAAAACGGACGCAAGGTTCGTTCTATACTAAGCGACATTAGAAGGCTATGCACACAAAGGCGAGCAGAAGTACAAGACAGGCGAAAAGAACTCAAAGAAGAAAAACAGCATAACAAGGCAGTCAAATCCGAGACCAGGTAAATACAGGCGCAGGTAAGTATCTACATGGAGTGGACTTATCAGGGCAAAATAGTTAAAGAACTTCCGCAAGATTGCGAAGGCTTTGTCTATCTGATAACAAACACCACCAACAACCGCAAATACGTAGGCAAAAAACTAGCAAAATTTAAAACAACAAAGCCACCTCTTAAGGGCAAAAAGAATAAACGCAGAGGCACAAAGGAATCTGATTGGCGAGAATATTGGGGCTCAAATGACCATCTTAAGGCTGATGTAGAAAAACTAGGACCTGAAAACTTCACAAGAGAAATACTTTATATTTGTAATAGCAGAGGCTTGATGAGTTATCTTGAGGCTAAAGAACAGTTTGACCGTCGTGTATTAGAAACAGATGAGTATTATAACGGAATTATTAATGTAAGAGTTGGCGGTTCAAAAATTCTAAAAGAAGCACTAGAAAATTTAAAGGCAATATAACAGCACATAAGGTTGGCGGGCCAGTTTGCAAATACCGCTGAGTAAAAGGTACCCTTGAAAAGGACACTCGTACACATTGATCGACCCCCCATGGGAGGAAGCCAGCAAAAGAATTGGGCTCACTGGTTGATGTAGATTGAATGCTGTCAGTCGAAAACACTGTGTTTGAAAAAACTCCACGCACCGGAACGAAGCGGGAGGTAGCGGAGAATCCGCGAAGCGGTTTGCGATAGCAAAGCGGTTAAAGCAGATTTTTACGTGATGTCGACGTAGGTAGGGGAAAGGTCAGAGCCCTACAAACAGGTGTATAAACAAAACAACCTACTTCCAAGTCTTGGCTGTGACGAACTCACATGATGTTCAAGATTAGATGGAACCGTAAACAGGTTCCGTCTGACTGAAACAATCTACATGATGCTAAATTGCTTCGCAATTATCTTTCATATATAAAAGAAATAAATGTGTTTGAGCGATAGCGATAACACAGATGAACGCAGTTCATCTACTAGTATATAGGATTACCAGTTTTCTTAGACATTTCTGCGTTATTCTTGATTAATTCGAATATGAATTTTCTTTGTACAGGAGTAAGATTGTATGCTTCTGTAATGGAAACGCTTCCACGCATATACCAACATACATCGACTAGATCTTTTTCTAGTGTGCTGTACTCATCATCATAACGTTTGATTAATTGGGTAATTTGGTCAGGCGATTGACATTGTTTTACTTCAATGCGAAAAAACTTGCTTGATTGAACACCATTGGGACTTCAAAGTCTTTTGGCGCTCCTTCCTCGATTAGGTTTTGTGGAACTACTACTTTTTGTGGTGGAAGATCAAATAACTCTCTTCTTTGTTGCATTTGATCTCTAATAATATCAAACTCTTTTACTGCTAGAGAATTTAAAAACTCTTTAATAGCAACAGCATTGTATTCAAACTCACCGTCTGGTGTTTCGATTGCTTTGATTTGTTTTGCAATAATATCAACGTTCATATCACTAATGCTTTCAAATAACTGTGTCATTTGGCCTTTACGTTCTGCTAAAGGTCTATCATTATCACGCATTAGAGAAATAAACTTCTGTGTTTCGTAGTTTTGCTGTTCGTAAATGTTTTGATCTTGAAACTTTAATGGTGCTGTGTGTAGTGTTAGTTCACCGTATTTTACAATAGGTTCCCATACTTTGCCATTAAAACTGTCCAACATACTTACTAGGTCAACTTCAATTTCTAGATCTTCGTTTTCCACTCTTGGCACTGGAACAGTCATTTTCATTTTTTCACCATAGGTTGCGATTCTAATCGCAATTAGGATTGCATCTAGATCAATTAATGGAATTTCCCATGGATCATCAATTAGTGGTATACAATTTTTAATGCAGGCGTGTACGCTTTCACCGTTCATAAGTGCATCTGGTGTGCGTAGAATTAATTCATCCTTTGCTGTCATACTAAGCACTGGCAATTCGCCTGTACCTGTTTTTTCAGTAGGATTATTAGCATAGAACTGACCACCGCTGGGCAATCTAAGGTAGATCTTTGGTTGTCTACTGTACGATTTTAAAAGTTCTGACACTGGTTTTTAATCTCCATAAATAAAAGTATACAATAATATGTAGTATGTTTATTTATATACGCAGTTTATTCAGAATTTAGATTTGAGAACAGAATGGATGAATTAATTGAATATCTTAAAAGTTTGGGTGGCGGAAAAGGCCCTGCTTCCAATGCTTCTATAGAAAGCCTTGCAAGGGCACTAGGAGTACAGGTTTCTGCAGGTGATGCAACAGTAATCAGTAGCAAAAAGTCCTTTGATGGTTGGGTTGGTAGTATTGTTAAAGGAATTAATGTTGCAGACAAACTTACTAACAAATTTGGTAGTATGGTTGAATCAGTTGTTGACTTTTCTAAAGAACAACGTAAAGCCACACAAGTAGTAAAAGATTTTAGCAGTGTTATTCCAATCATGAAGGGTCTAGGTGTTGCGGCAAGTTCTATTATTAGTGTGCTTGACGACAACATGAAATCGTTCCAGAGTATGACAGGCGCTGGTGTTTATGCTGGAAAAAGATTTAATATGCTCAGTCGTGATGCGGCCGCATTAGGTATTGATCTTGAAAAGTTTACTACAAATATTCAATCAGCAAGTGGAGATATTGCTAGATTAGGCAAAGGTGGATTAGACTTTGCAGTAGAAGAAAGTAAACGAGCCTTTGAAGCAAACGCAGAATCATTAATGAAGTATGGATATAGTTTTGAAGAATCTAGTGAAAAGTTTTTCTCGTTTTTAAATCAAAACAGTTATGCAATGCGTTTGTATGGCAAAGAGAATGTTGATCTAACCAAAGGAGCAAAATCATACAGTGTGTATTTGAAACGCCTAGCAGAACTAACAGGTGATCAAGTTGATGAAGCAGAAGATCAAATCAAAAAGGCTAGAGCAAATAATGTGTACAACGCATTTCTACAAACAATTCAAGACCCTGCTACTAGAGCCAAATATGATGCTATTGTAGCGGCATATGGACAAATGTATGGCGACGAAGGGCGTGAAAAAGCAATGGCCGTAATTGCAGGATTTGAACCTATGACCAAAGGTGCTCAACAACTTGGTGCCATGGTGCAAGGCCTAGATGGTGATTTACGAATGCATAGACAATATGCAAACAACAGTGCTGAGAATATGGATCAATTTACAAGTACATTGTTTGGCGATGTAGCGGCACGTAGTAGAGGATTGCAAGAAACATATGGCCAACCAGGAATGATGAAAACTATGTTAGCGGCATCGTTCCAAGGAGCAGATCTACCACTACAAAGCATATACGGTGCTATGCTAAAGGGAACAAAGTCACAAGAAGAAATTAATGAGATTTTAGGCAGGAATGTTGATGACCAAAACAACAATCTAAATGAAATGGCCAAAATGAATAAAAACATTCGTGATACACGTTTGTTAATTGCAGAAGAACTAGTAGAACAATTAGGCGATACAACTTATATGAGTTTTATCATTAAAGAAATTAACTCTAATTTAGAAAACTTTAATGATGCAATGAAAGCACTATTACAAGCACAAGGTTCAACATCAGCAGGAGACACAGCGTCAGGCAAAACAGACGAAACCACGGCAACAAAAGAAGCCATTGAAAACACAATGGATGATGGTATTCTTAAAAATATTGCAAACATTTTAGAAGATATTAGAGACGCATTTTCAAGATTGTTCGGTAAAGAAGGTGTTGCGGCGGCATTTGATAAAAAAGCACTAGCAAATATACAAAAAGAACTTGCAATAGGATTGCAAAATGGCGGTACGGCTGATATAAGTCAAAACAAAGCAGTACAAGATGTATTTCAAATGTTTCTTGCTCAAACAGGATCTCAACAAGAGGCTCAACGTTTAACATTAGAAGCACTTAGAAATACGGCACTAAATCCAGCAGTAGGATATGGCGGTGGCAAAGAAATGGCTGACATGGTACAACAAGGTATTGCTAGTGGAAAAATTAAAACGTTTGCTGGCGGTACTGGAGGTTTTGGCAGTTTATTCCAAAACTTTGGTAAAGGTCAACTTTCAGTGCTTCATAACGAAGAAGCAGTTATTCCTAAAGATTCACCATTAGGTGGAATGCTTAATATGATGCAAGGTGATTTAGGAAATCTTAAACAAAATATGTTTACTGCTGATGGAAAAATGAATGTTTCTGGAATGATATCGTCTGCACAGGAAATGGGCAAGAAATATGACACTTATGCAAAAGAAAATGAAGGTGCTATTAAAGACCAAAGCCGCGGTTTGGTAAAATCTATGACCAATTTGACTGATGCAGATCTTGACAGGATGGAGAAAGAGAGTGTAAAATCAAATAATACTGTGAGTTCTGGCACATCGGTAAATACAATGTCAGGCGGCAAAATGGACGAATTGATAAGAATTAATAAACAAATGTTAGCAGAATTGAGAAATATGTAATGAGTTGGAAAAGATACTTCACAGATTATACACCTAAAGACACTTCAGGACAAACTAGTCCTATTCCAGGATCAGGCGGAGCCGGTCCTGCACGTACCAACTATTCATCATTTCTTCCTGATGTTTATACAGGTCATCCAAATCGTATTGAACGCTATGGTCAGTACGAAACAATGGACATGGACAGTGAAGTAAATGCGGCACTGGATATTCTTGCTGAATTTTGTTCACAGAAAAATCCAGAAAACAACACGCCTTTTAAAATTAACTACAAAAAACAAGGTACTAGTACAGAAACTAAAGTACTAAAAGGTTATCTACAACAGTGGGCAGACCTAAATAATTTTGAAAGACGTATTTTTAAAATTGTACGTAATGTATTCAAATACGGTGATGCATTTTTTGTACGTGATCCAGAAACATTTAAGTGGATGCACGTTGACCCTGCAAAACTAGACAAGATTATTGTAAACGAAAGTGAAGGCAAAGAGCCTGAGCAATATGTAGTTAGAGATATTAATCCTAATTTTCAAAATTTATCAGTGACACAAATTGATGCTAAGTCAACTAATTCACAAGTTGAGTATACTACTGCTGGCGGTTCACTTGGTAGAGGTTATGTAGGTGGTGCTAATACTAACTCAGGCACACGTTTTGAAAATAACCTAAACCAGTTTGCCATTGATGCGGCACATTTTGTACATATCAGTTTAAGTGAAGGACTAGATAGAAACTTTCCATTTGGTAATTCACTATTAGAATCAGTTTTTAAAGTTTACAAACAAAAAGAGTTATTAGAAGATGCGATTATTATCTATCGTGTACAAAGAGCACCTGAAAGACGTGTGTTCTATATTGACGTAGGTAATATGCCAACACACCTTGCTATGGGATTTGTTGAAAGAGTTAAAAATGAAATTAACCAAAGACGTATTCCAAGTACTTCAGGTGGCGGCACCAATGTAATTGATGCTAGTTTCAATCCGCTGTCTATCAATGAGGACTACTTCTTTCCACAAACGGCTGAAGGTAGAGGTTCTAAGGTTGAAACATTGCCCGGTGGTACTAACCTAGGTGAAATTGATGACTTGAAATTCTTTACTAATAAACTATTCCGTGGTTTACGTATTCCAAGTTCTTATCTACCAACAGGTGCAGATGACAGTGCTTCACAATATAATGACGGTAGAGTTGGCACAGCATACATTCAAGAGTTAAGATTTAACAAATATTGCGAACGTTTACAAAACTTAATGGCATTTATCTTTGATAAAGAGTTTAAAATGTATCTAAATGCTAAAGGTGTAAACATTGATAACGATTTATTTGATCTAGTATTCCAACCTCCAATGAACTTTGCTTCATACAGACAAAGTGAAATGGATAATGCAAGGGTTAACACATTTGCTTCATTACAAGAAATTCCATATATGAGTAAACGTTTTGCACTTAAACGTTTCTTAGGACTAACACCTGAAGAAATGGCAGAGAATGAATCACTATGGAAAGAAGAAAACGGTGATCAAATTCCAAACAATGAAAGTGCAAGTATGGAAATGAGAGGTGCAGGAGTCACAGCAGGCGGAATTGCTAGTGATATAGATAATCTTGGTGATGCATCACCAGATGCAGAAGCACCACCACCAGCAGAAGAAGGCGGAGATACTACTCCAGCAGGCGGAGGCGAAGGCGGAGCAACACCACCACCACCAGGCGGCACTCCAGGCGCATAGAAGGTAAATAGTTTTATGTTGTTAAAAGAATTCTTTTATTTTGATACTGACGGTAATAAATTTACTACCGATAACAGATACGATGCTGAAAGAGATATTTCAGTGGTCCGTTCTGATGATACAAGAAAAACAAGATTAAAACTTTCACAAATTAATCAAATTAGACGTACAGCAGAAGCACGTGAACTTGAACACGCAAAAGATGTTGAGTTTGTAAAAACAATGTACGGTCAACCACCAGCAGACCAGGCTACAGGCCTTTAATTTTTATTTCGTTTAAATATTACAATGCACAGAACAGGCTTTGTAATAGGGAACGGAACGTCCCGCAAAAAATTTGATCTTAATAAACTTGTTGATAAAGGTATAATGTATGCCTGCAATGCCGTTTATCGCGAGTTTTTACCCAACGTATTAATAGCAGTTGACCCTAAGATGGTACATGAAATAGTTGCTAAACGAGCACAATTCGACACAGAAGTATGGACCAACTATAACAAAGCATACGAAACATATGTTGGTTTAAATTACTTTAATCCGAGCAAAGGATGGAGCAGTGGACCAACAGCATTGAATAAAGCCTGCACTGATGGCTGTCAAACTATCTATATTTTAGGGTTTGATTATGTTGGTTTAGAAGGCGGTAAGCGAGTAAACAACATTTATGCAGGATCACCCAACTACAAAGGCGCACACGAGCCTGCAACCTACTATGGAAACTGGTTAAGACAAACAGAAACCATACTAAAAGCACACTCTAGCACTAGTTTTGTACGTGTTATAACAAAGAAATGTTATAATCCTAACAATTTTGCACCGTATAGCAACTACAAAACTATCACTTATAAAGAATTCGAAAACATATTAGATAAGTAATATTGATAAAACTAGCGTTTTTCGGCCTATTTGTACCGGTAAAACTGGTTTTTTTGTAAATATATTATGACAGCCTTGCCAATTAACAAACTAAAGGAGATAAGAAGATGTCTGATAAAACTAAATTTGAACAGTTATTAGACTTGCTTGTCAACGAAGAGCAGGATAAAGCCGAGTCTTTATTCCATGATATCGTTGTAGAGAAGTCAAAAGAAATTTATCAAGGATTAATTGAATCTGATGAATCAGAAAAGGAAGACGAAGTTGAAGAGTCTACTGAAGAAAAAGAAGATGAAGTAGAGGAATCAGTTGAGGAAGTTGCTGAAGCATCAGACGATGAAGAAGAACAAACAGATGAGTCATTTGACGAAGAATCAGTTGAAGAAGTAGGCGGAGATGCCGCTGACGACATGATTGATGACGTTGAAGCAGGTGACGAACCTGAAATGGATATGGGTGATGAAGAAGATCACCACGCTGACATGGGTGGAAACGAAGAACTTGAAGATCGTGTTGTTGACTTAGAAGACGCACTTGATGATCTTAAAGCAGAATTTGAAGCCATGATGGGCGACAACGGCGGAGAAGAAGGTGAAGACGAAGCACCTGAAGCCGACGAAGAAGAATCAGAAGAAGCCGAAGAAGCAATTGAAGCACCATTTGAAGCAACAGAAGAAGATGGTGAAGAAGTTGAAGAGGGTGCAAAAAGTAAATCCGCTGGCGAAACCATGAGAGAATATGTTGAAAAGGTTTCTGCACCATCGAATTCAGAAGGCGCTGATAACACTACGAGTCCTGTAGCATCGAAAGGTGGTAAAGACTCAGGTGCTAATGGTAAAAACATTGCACAAAGTGGTGAAGAAAAGGGCGGTAGTGCTCCAAAAGTTAAGGACATGGGAAAATCTTTCGAGAATGAACCAGGTGCTAACGCGGGGGACTCTTTTAAGAAAGCATCTGCACCAAAGAGTGCTGAATAATTGTTAAGGAGAAAGCCACATGGCTTACTTACGTGAGAATTTGACATTCGACCAAGCACAGGTCACCCTTGAGTCAAAGGGAGATGGAGATAGCAAGGATCTCTATCTTAAAGGCATCTGTATTCAGGGTGGTGTCAAAAACGCTAACCAGCGTGTGTACCCTGTTTCCGAGATAGGCAACGCTGTTAAAACACTCAAGGATCAAATCTCAGGCGGTTATTCTGTACTAGGTGAAGTAGATCACCCAGATGATTTGAAAGTAAATTTGGATCGTGTATCGCATATGATTACTGATATGTGGATGGATGGTCCTAACGGGTTTGGCAAGATGAAAATCTTGCCGACTCCCATGGGTAAACTAGTTGAAACTATGTTGCAAAGCGGAGTTAAACTAGGTGTATCCAGCAGGGGTAGTGGAAATGTTAACGAGTCTAACGGCGAAGTTAGCGATTTCGAAATTATCACGGTAGACGTGGTAGCACAACCTAGTGCCCCAGGTGCATATCCTACACCAATCTATGAACACATCATGAATACACGAGGTGGTTATAGTGCGTTTAGGACTGCGTCAGAGGTACAACAAGATGCTAAAGCACAAAAGTATCTTAAAGAAGCAATGCTAAGAGTCATTAAAGGCTTGAAGTAATATTAGGAGAAACACGATGAGTGATGTTTTTAATAAACTTTTTGAAACTGGAATTATCAGTGAAGAGGTCAAAGACCAAATTACTGGTGCTTGGGACGAAAAGATTAAAGAACACCGTGATAGTGTGACTGCTGAACTACGTGAAGAATTTGCAAATCGCTACGAGCATGACAAACAAAACATGGTTGAAGCAATTGATCGCATGGTTTCCGAGCGTTTGGAATCAGAAATTTCTGAGTTTTCTGAAGATAAGAAGGCACTTGCAGAAGCAAGAGTTGAATATAAGAAGAAAGTTTCAGAGCATTCTGAGAAATTGCAAGAGTTTATGCTCAAGCAATTGACCAAAGAAATTGCAGAGTTAAATGAAGACCGTCAAAAAGTCACAGAAAACTTTGTAAAACTCGAAGACTTTGTAGTTAAAGCACTTGCAAAAGAAATCAACGAGTTTGCAGTTGACAAAAGAGATCTTGCTGAAACTAAGGTTAAACTTGTTAAAGAAGCAAAATCAAAATTCAATGAACTTAAATCTAAGTTTGTTGCTAAGTCCGCTAAAGTGGTTGAGGACGCTGTTAACACTAAGTTGGCAGAAGAAATCAAACAACTCAAAGAAGACATCACGGCTTCTAGAGAAAACCACTTTGGTAGAAAAATCTTCGAAGCGTTTGCTAATGAATATGGTTCATCTTACTTAAATGAGAAATCAGAAACTGCGAAGTTAATGAAACTTGTTTCAGAGAAAGACGAAGCGTTAGCAGAGGCTAAGAAAGCCATCACAGAGAAGGAAACTCTTGTTGAGTCTAAGGAAGCAGAAATTACTGCGGCTAAAGACAAAGCAGAAAGAGTAGCAGTGATGAATGAGTTGCTATCTCCATTGGGTAAAGACAAAAAAGAAATTATGTCTGAACTTTTGGAGTCGGTGCAAACTAATAAGTTGCACACAGCGTTTGAGAAGTATCTACCAGCAGTGATGGAAGATAAGGCTCCAAAAGTTAAAAAGGCGTTAAACGAAGGCGTTGAAATCACAGGCAATAAAGAAAACACAATTAAGGAAGATACTACTTCAAACTTAATTGAACTCCGCAGATTAGCGGGATTAAACTAAAAAGGAGAGACAAAAAAATGTCAGAAAATATCAACAACAACTGGCAGGAAACCAAAGAAGCACTTTTAGAAGGCCTTCAAGGTTCTAAAAAAGGTGTTATGGATGTCACTCTCGAGAACACTCGCAAGTATCTCGCTGAGGCGGCAACCGCTGGGGCAACTTCCGCAGGGAACGTAGCAACTCTAAACAGAGTTATCCTTCCAGTAATTAGACGTGTTATGCCAACTACAATCGCTAACGAGATTGTTGGTGTACAACCAATGACTGGACCTGTAGCACAGATCCACACACTAAGAGTACGTTATGCTGAAACTTTCGATTCTGCAACAGCAGGCGAAGAAGCACTTTCACCATTTAAAATTGCTGAAGGTTATTCAGGTAATGCAACTACTAATGCGGCAGATGCGACTGCAACATTAGAAGGTTCTGCAGGTAAAAAGTTAAGCATTCAAATCTTAAAACAAGCAGTAGAAGCGAAAACTCGTAAACTATCTGCTCGTTGGACATTTGAAGCGGCTCAAGATGCTCAAGCACAGCAAGGCATCGACGTAGAGGCTGAAATCATGGCGGCTTTAGCACAAGAAATTACTGCTGAAATCGATCAAGAGATCATCCAATCACTTCGTTCATTAGCATCAGTTGAAGAAACTTACGACCAAGCAGGCGTAAGTGGTACTGCAACTTTCGTTGGTGACGAACACGCGGCTTTAGCAGTTCAAATTAACAGAGTTGCTAACAAAATTGCTCAACGTACACGTAGAGGCGCAGGAAACTTTGCAGTGGTTTCAAACCAAGCATTGACAATCCTACAGTCTGCTACAACTTCTGCGTTCGCAAGAACAACTGAAGGTACTTTTGAAGGCCCAACAAACACTAAGTATGTTGGTACTTTAAATAACTCTATGAGAGTTTACGTTGACGCTTACTTGGCTGATTCAGGTCAAGATGCTAACCAAGTGCTTGTTGGATATAAAGGTTCATCAGAAGCAGATGCGGCGGCATTCTACTGCCCATACATTCCGCTAATGTCTTCAGGTGTTGTTTTAGATCCATCAACTTTCGAACCAGTTGTGTCATTTATGACTAGATATGGTTATGTAGAGTTGACAAACACTGCATCTTCACTAGGTAATGCGGCTGACTACCTTGGTAAAGTACAAATTACTTCTGCCAACGTATCATTCTCTTAATATCTAGTATTAGAGGAATTAAAAAGGGCGGCTTAGGTCGCCCTTTTTTTACGACTTAAATACAGTTATGAAAGAATTAGAAATTTCATTAGACTGGAAAGACATTGAACAAGAACTTAGAGAGTTAACTAAGACTGCTCCTGAGTTTAAATTTAATGTTATTAAGTTTTGTTCAAGCATAGGAAGAGAAGTTAGAAAACTATCTGATATAGAAATAGAAATCCGTAGAAGACCAACAGACAGTTTACAACTTAAACACAAAGAAAAAGCACGTGAAATAAACGATGCAATAAAATTGTTCTCACAAACACACTTATTACACCTGTTTAGCAGGGTTGACTAAATACATTGTCAGATATGTTCCATTTGAAGTAATGGACTTATGCAGTATTAAACCCACTGCGTACCGGATAGAACCCGGATCGGACTTCTAAAAAGGAGAAAACAAATGGGTAGACCACTTAATAAAAGATACTTCGGCGAACCTACTGCGGGCGGAAATGAAATCAAAGTTGATTTTCACAACGGCACTAGTGTAGTTGAAGGACATATTGTAAAACAAAAAGGTAGCAAAAAGTTTGTAGTAGCAGAAATTGGTGCTTCAGACACTGAATACACTTGTACATTAACAACTGGTAAACTAATGTCAGCACTAGCGGCTGGTGAAATGGGTATCACGTTTAAAATGGACGATTCTGAAACTTATCAAGTTTCTAAAATTTCAGGTCGTAAAGCAACACTAGTTGCTCCAGACGGTACAGGTTCTAACGCATATGATGGTAAGTCAGTGCCATGGAACTTTAGCACATCACTAGTAGATGGCGCGGCACAAGTTGAAGAGGCTGGTGACGATGACGCGGCTGGTGTTGATGACGACGATTTTACTAACGCATAATCGTAGTTTTTACCAAAACTTGGAGAGAGGGCAAATTCGCTTTGCCCTTTTCTCTTGACTAAATAACACTATACTTGTATAGGATTCTAATAGAATGGCAACTGATGTTTTAAAACTCACTGGTGACTACAAAATTACTACCGTAAGTGCGGGAGAAATCACCCTCAATACGGGCAATAGAAAAGGTACTACAAGAGTCACAGGTAATCTTATTGTTGAAGGTACTACAACTAGTGTAGATACTGAAGAACTTGCAATTGAAGATGCTATCATTACGTTAAACAAAAATGAAACAGGAAATGGTGTTTCACTTGGACAAAGCGGTATTGATATTGAAAGAGGAACTGCTGATAACGCAACTATTCTTTGGGATGATACACTAAGTTATACTAGACCAAACGGTGGTACTGGCGAAGGTATTTTTACGTTTAAAGTTGGTTCAGGATTAGCCGCAATTAGAACTAATCATATTAGTACAACAGGCGACGATATTGTTTTCTTAGGCACAAATGCTCCTAACGCAAAACTAAGTGTTAGAGGTACTACTAATTATGAAACAGGCTTAACTGATGACGATATTCCAAACGTAAGATATGTTAATAACGCTTTCCAAACTATTAATATTCCACAAATTCAAGCAGATAACACAATCTTTAAAGCAGAAGACATACAAGAAGGCGATGCTGTATCTAGACTGTTAGGTAAAATTGATAATGTCACAAGAGTAGACATTAGACGTGATATCATGACATTTGGTGATTTAGAGTTTGATGGTACAACTATTAGACCTACTAATACTAACGAAGATTTAGTTTTACAGTCAAACGGTAGCGGAAATGTAGTTGTTGACGAGGTGTTAACATTACCTACTGCAAGTGCTACTCCTACTGGTGTTGCAGGGCGTTTAAAAGTCTATGTTGATTCAGAAGGATTCGGTGGAACTGGCCTATTTTTTGTAAATAACAGTACTAGTGGAGAGGTGACAAGTAAACGAAAAGCCATGCTAATGAGCATGATATTTTAGGATAAAGATATGGCAATAACGAATAGTTTTATAGATGCAACATTAACAACAGTATACACATCTACAGGTGAAAATGCTATTACTAGTATGATTTTCTGTAATTATGCTGATGCAGATAACATTCCAGGTGATAATATTCTAACTGATGCTGACACATATCTTGACGTACACGTTGTACAATCAGGACAAAGTGCAACTGATGTTAACAAAATTTTACATCAGTTAAAAGTTCCAGCAGGTGAAACTTTTATCATGGATACTGAAAAGTTTGTAATGGAGTCGGGTGACAAAATCATTTGTCAAACAACATCTCCAGCAACTATTTCAGTCACTATTTCAACAATAGCGGTGTAATAATATGCGTTTTGTAAAACAACAACAGATTAACAGAAAAATGATAGTTGACAAATCAGTGTTTGTTGACATTGACGGCTCTGTAAGTTTCCAAGGTGCTGTTGGTGGTTTACAACTTGGTACTGGTGATACTAGCCAACGTAGTGGCGCACCTGTTAACGGAACAATTCGTTATAATAGTCAAATTAATGAGATTGAAGCATATATTAATAATGCTTGGGAAACAATTAGATCTGATCGTCCAGGAAACATTCAAGTTCAAAACTTAGGAACTGGCGATGCCTCTGAAACACAATTTGGTGTACTAAGTCCATCACCAGCCGCGGCTGAGAATGTACTTGTACTTGTTGAAAACGTTGTGCAAATTGCAGGTGTAAACTATACTATGACTGTTGATGTTAACGGCAACAAATATATTAAGTTTGATTCTCCTGTTCCTTTAGGTAAAGACGTCACCGTTATACACGGCTTCGACGGTAGTATCGTAGGTTAATTTTAACTACATACTTACGGTTTTTCCAATAAAGACTAAATACTATTAATGCAAACTTGACCGTTTAGGTTTGCAGGACAAACAGTGGTTAACCCGCTATGTAAGGTGGTTAGAGGCACAGGATGCCCGGTTTATAGGAGAACACAATGGCCGTCGGTCGTATTTCGGGTCCGTTGTTAAAGGCAAATCTGCTCCGTAATGGTGTGGACTTGGCGTTTGAAACGGATTTATTATATTTGGATGTTAACAATGGTCGCATTGGTATCAAAAAGACCAATCCTTCCTATGAACTAGATGTAAACGGTACAGTACAAGTCACAGACTGGATTGCAACAAATTCAGCAACAACAGGTAATTTAACTTTTCAAGGAAACACAATTAGTAGTACACTAGGTACTATTGAACTTACACCTTCAGGTGGTGATCCTGTAATTTACCATTCAAGAATTCAAGTTGATTCATTAGAAATGAATGACAACACTATCAGTACAATTGATAGTAATGCTCCTATCGAACTTGCTCCTAATGGAACAGGTACTATTGAACTATTAGGAAACACAAACGTCACAGGAAACTTATATGCAACTGGCAATATTACTGCTGGCGGAAATATTAATTTAGGTGATGCTGACACAGACACTGTTAATTTTAAAGCAGATGTTGTTTCAAATATTATTCCAGATGCTGATCAAATTTACACACTAGGTACTCCTAGCAAACGTTGGAAAACACTAAACTCTAGACAAGCAAATATTGATAATATTCAAATTACAGATTCAACAATTGAAACTATTGACAGTAATGCAGATTTAACTATTCGTGCTAACGGAACAGGTAAAGTAAGAATTGAAAACTTGCTTTTAAATGAAGAAGGTCAGACATTATTTGTGACACAAAACGGTGACGACGCAGAAGAAGGCACTAGTATTGACAGTGCATTTGCAACAATCAAACACGCTTTGAGTCAAGCAAGTTCAGGTGATATTATTAAAGTTTCTGCAGGAATTTATACAGAAGAATTTCCACTAGTAGTACCAGCAGGAGTCACAGTAGACGGCGCAGGCTTACGTGCAACTGTTGTTAGTCCAACTGTTGCAACAGAAGATTTAGATTGTTTTCACTTAAACAGTGCTACAACTATTCAACATTTAGCAATTAAAAATATGAAGTATAACTCGTCAAACGACACAGGTTATGCTTTTAGTTTTGATCCTGCTGGATCATTAAGTGTTCCATTGCAATCACCATATATAATAAACTGTACAGTATTAAACAAAGGTACTACAACTAGTGCTAGTGATCCTTATGGTTTTGATAGTGGAGATGCAGGACGTGGTGCAAAAATTGATGGTAGTTTAGTTTCTGCAAGTTCAATTGAAGCGGCAATGTTGTTTAATGATACTACTTTCTTTGTACCAAATTCCGTTGGTTTGTATATGACTAATGGTGCAAGATGTGAGTGGTTAAACAGTTTTGTTTATTTTGCTGACAAAGGCATTGTTGGCGAATCAGGTAGTGCTGGTAGAGGCGGCGACGGAAAAACTATTGTTGATTTATCGGGATACACAGGAACGTTTAATGTCACCGACACAGTCACTTTAACATCAGAAGACGGATCAACAGTACTAGCACAAGGTACTATTGAATCAAAAGAAACAGTTGACGGCAGATTAAGATTAACATTTGATGGTAAAGTTTCAGGTTGGTCTACAACAACTGATAGAAAAAGTAAAACTATTAACCTAACAGGAAATAGTTCTTTAAGTACTACACAGAAAAAGTTTGGTACAGCAAGTTTATACCTAGATGGCACAGGTGATTATGCAAGTGTGCCTAGTTCAAATGATTTTGGATTTGGAGAAGGAAACTTTACAGTTGAAGGCTTCTTTAGATTTGACGGAGTCACAGGAACACAATACTTGTTTGATATGAGAACAGAAGCAAGTGATAATGCAATTAGTGTTTATACTAACGGTGCTAATGTAAGAGTTGCTGTTGCTGGTAGTGATGTTATTACTGGAACAGATGTACTACTAACAAACACTTGGTACCATATTGCTGTTTCTAGATCAAACGATGGAACAAAATTGTTTGTTAACGGAAATCAAGACGGATCAACATATAGTGATACAAACAACTATGGTACAGCAAGAATGTTTGGTATTGGTGGCGACTATAATAACACAAACTTGTTTACAGGATATGTAGACGAACTAAGAGTCACTAAAGGTTTACCAAGATATTTGTCAGGTTTTTCAACACCAACAGCAGAGTTTGTTGGAGATAGCACAACAGTATTTTTAACACACTTTAATGGTGCAAATGCTAGTACAACAGTCACAGAAGATGTAGCAGTTCAAGTTGATATTTCTTCTTCAAGTGGTGGTAGTGCAACAGGCATTGAATTTATTGATCTTAAACAATTTGGTGCTGAACTAAGAGCAATTGGTAGTGCAAACGTTTACGGAAATCAAGGTGTTATTGCAGACGGCGACGGTGTTCTCCTAAGATTGATCAATCATAACTTTGGATACGTAGGCGTTGGAAAGAATTTAGAAAATGATGTTTCTAGAGTAATTCAAGCAAACGAAATTACTGAAACAAACAACGGTAAAGTATTATTCAGTTCAATTGACCAAAGCGGTGACTTTAGAGTTGGTAATGCATTTACTGTTGACCAAGAAACAGGAAACGTCACATTTGAAGCAGAAAGTTTTGATATTAGTTCATTATCTGGTTTAACATTTACTGACGGTGGAAATACAACTATTGTAGATCCTAGCAGAGTTGAAACAGGAAATATTAGAATTAGTGGTAATCAAATCATTACTACAAGCGGTGACTTAACAATTAATCCAGATGGATCATCAGATGTTGTAATTGACGGAAACTTAGTGATTAATGGCGGATTTAATGAAATCCGTGACCAAGATGGTGATACTAAAGTAAACGTTGAAACTACACTTGGTGCAGACAATGATGTTATTACTTTTGATGTTGCAGGAACAACTATTGCTTATATCGATAGTGATGGTTTACAAACAACATCATTTATTTCAGACGAAGTTAAATTAATTAACAACTCTGTACAAACATTTAGAAACGATACTAATTTAGAAATTTTTGCACACGGCGACGGATATGTAGACTTTAACAGTGATGATGCTATTAAACTTCCTGCAGGTACAACTGCTCAAAGACCGGGCACACCTGTTAATGGTATGTTTAGATATAACACAAGTTCAAACGTATTTGAATTATATGCAGACGGATTTTGGAATGCAGTTGGTGGTAGTGTAAGTGGTGTTGTTGACCAAGACTTAGACACTTATATCACAGCAGAATTAACACAAGGTAATGACGACGATACATTTAGATTTTATAATGGCGCGGCAGGACTAACAGCAGATTTAAATGCAACACGTTTTAATACTGACACAATTCACGTTAATACACTTAGTACAGAGGCTACAGATGCAGATTTAACTATTGCTCCAAACGGTACAGGTAAAGTAGTAATTGGAGATGTAGAGTGGGATCAGGGCACAAATACGATAACTAATGTAGTAAGTGATTCACAGATTAACTTTGCTGGAACAGACGAAGGATATGTGGATTTTAATGGAACATATGGTCTTAAGTTTCCAGTAGGTGATAACAACAATAGACCAGTGTCTAATCTTGCTGTAGGTTTAACAAGATATAACACTCAGCAGAGTAGATTAGAAGTGTGGGATGGTAGTGTATGGGCATCTGTTGTTGGACAACAGGGTGGTATTACATTCCAAGAAGCGGAAGAACTATCATTCTTAAACGCATTAATATATGGATAGAGAAAATAGATGGCAACGATATTAAAAAATGCAATTATAAAAGACGTAGGTCAATTACCAATTGATGCGATCAATGTTCCTGTTAATAGAAAAGTTGTAATTATGGGCATTTCACTAGCAAATACAAAAGATAGTACAGTGTTAGGAAGTGTTATGGTTAAAGACGCAGGTAGTGTTGTAGCATATTACGCAAAAGATGTTCCAATACCACCAAACGGATCACTAAGAGCATTAAATGGTAGTGAGAAATTAGTACTAGATGAATATCATACTTTACAAATTTCGTCAAGTTATGCAGATAGCGTTGACGCAGTAATAAGTTATGCGGAACAAACTTAATAGGAGATAACGATGGCAAATTATATCGGCGGAAATATGGAACAACTAATAGATGGTATGAATACCAGATACTTCTATGGTTTAAGAAAACTAGACGACGGTACAATTTACCTTGCTATTGTTGACCAATTAAATCCAAATGATCAAATTGAAATTAACGTTCCTGGTAATAGTGCAGAGAACTATAACGATTTTGATATTGGACAAGACTTTTTTGAAGGTAGAGATGTAAACCACGAAAAGGTTTATAACAACTTAAAATATGAACAATACAGATGGGATTACCAAAAGATTAATTACTACATCAACGAAGATGGAAATTTAGTCGCAAGAGTAAATCAACCATATGATTACAGTTAAATATAGGTGAGAAATAAATGGCACAGTTTAAACTAGACAGATTTACTTACAAATACAGAGGCGATTGGGCGCCTGATGTCGCATATGCACTAGATGACATTGTGACAGTTAATGGTAATGTTTACTTCTGTACAGCGGCACACACATCACAAGATGATTTTTATGGCGACTTTTTATATGACTTTACATATCCAGAGCCATATAGTGCACCAAACGGTGTTGATGACGAATTTAACCTATCTGCAAATGCTGGCGGTCAAAATACAACAGTAGACGGAACAGGAATTGACTTTACAGTCACACGAAGCGGTAAGAAATATTCTGTGACACTTGTTGCTGGTGGTAGAAACTATGTTGCTAAAGAATATTTTGTAATTCCAGGCGATCAAGTAGGCGGCGTCCGCGGAGTAAATGATGCAACAGTCACAGTAGCCACAGTTGATAATGCATACGAAGGTGCGTTAGTTGTACCTGGTGTAGTTCAAAGTTTAGAAGTTAGCGGTACTCCTGCTACTACTAGATGGGAAATTATGTCTGAAGGATATAGTTGGCAGGGTGCATGGCAAAACAGTACTTCAGTAAGTTCAATTGATCCTGAAACCGGAAACAATGTTATTACTATTACGCCTAAACTATATTACATAAACGATTTAGTAGAACGAGGCGGCATAATTTACCGTTGTACACAAGGACACCAGGCACTAACAGATGCTGATTTTGGTCACGCAAATAACATTAGATTTTGGACAACTCACGTATTTGGATCTCATTGGTCTGGAGATTGGGTTGGATTTACACCATATCAAGTCGGTGATGTTGTTAGAGCCGGCGGTTCAACTTGGAGATGTACAACTGCACACACTTCAGGAACAAATGCCGAAGGACTAGCAGGCGATCAAGGATATTGGGAAAGAATAGTCACAGGTGATGATTGGTTAAACGAATGGGCACCTGCAACAAATTATAAACCACAAGACATTGTTCGTTATGGAGGATATGTTTATAGAGCAAATGCTCAACACACTTCAACAAGTAATTTTGAAAACGAAGTAGACGTAGAAGGTTGGTGGGATTTAGTTGTTCCTGGTATTGAATACAAAGGTCTCTGGACAGCACCAACAGCACACGTTCAAGGCGGAACACCAAACACAATTAAATGGAAAGTTGGTGATATGGTTAGGCATAGTCAAGCAATTTATGTTTGTAATGCTACACATACTGTCACAGGCACTGACGAGGAAACTGATGATCCGTTATTTAGAGACACAGAATCTTATTGGAATTTATATGTTGCAGGAATGGCATATGAAGAACAATGGAACGCAGATACAAATTACCAACCCGGTGATATTGTTGAATATGGTGGATATACATACTATTGTAAAACGTTCCATACTAATAAAGTTCCTTCAGTAGAAGTAAATGATTGGGAACTTTTAAGTGAATGGTATAATTTTAAAAATGATTGGTCTGCGGTACAACCTTATAAAGTAGGTGATGTTGTAAGAAATCACGGTTATTTGTACTGGGCAGTTATCGACAACGTTGGTAGTAAACCAGACAGCGGTATTAAAACAGATGTTAGTATTACATTTGGAACAGCCTTTAATTGGGACGGAGTCACAACACCAAATAAAACTTATACACGTGGCACTACATTAATTTTAGATCAATCGCATAGTTCAAACGATTCTCATCCAATTTATCCAGCAGATACAACAGACGGATTCTTAAATGTAGCAGATGGTGGTAATGAATTATTTACTGGAGTGCAAACAACTTATATTTTAGATGACGAAATTGTAGCAAGTTTAGAAGATTATAATTCAGGATTTAATACAGCAACAGTTAGACAAGTTATTGTTAAACTTGAACCTGATTGTCCAGATGCAATTTATTTTGCAGATTATAATAACACAGGATCAAGTGGTGTTCAAGTAATTTCAGTTAGTGGAACATCTAATTGGGATTTATTAATGCCTGGTGTTTCTTTTAAAGGACCTTGGAATGATTTTGATGCAGACTCTACACTTAATGCATACGAATTAGGCGACATTGTACTTTGGGCAGGAACTGCTTATCAGTGTATTAGAAGACATGATGCTAATAGTGCTAATAGTAGACCGGATCAAGATACAAGAAAAACTATTCCAGTATACTGGAAAGTATACGTACAAGGTATTAGAACAAACGTACTTGCAAGACCTGGCGATATTAAAACTTACAGTGCAGGATCAAATGAGCGTTTAGAAATTGGTGACCTAGGAACTGTACTTAAAGGTTTACCACAAACAAATGCAGACTCAAGTTTAGGACAAGGTCCACAATGGGATCTTTTAGGAGATTCTAAAAATAATTTTTATGTAGCACTTGACGGTGTTGACGAAGCAACACGCGGCGCCACAAAACAAAATCCGTTTAGAACTGTTAAGTATGCACTAGATCACATTGCAGGTGATACAGTAAACAGAACACCAGCAACAGTATTTGTTTCAACTGGTGAATTTAAAGAAATATTACCTTTAAAAATTCCTGCTAATGTTGCAGTAGTTGGAGATGAATTAAGATCAACTAGAATTGTTCCGGCCGCAGGATACGAAGGAACAGATATGTTCCACGTAAAGAATGGTTGTGGTATTAGAAATTGTACTCTACAAGGCCTTGTAGGAACTATGAGTGCTGTTAACGAGTTTGGCACTAAACGTCCAGTAGGAGGACATCCTGCGTTTGTTAGTTTAGATCCAGGAACAGGTCCAAGTGATAGTAATGTGTGGGTCACATCTAAATCTACTTATGTGCAAAATGTCACAACATTTGGTACTAATTGTGTAGGAATGAAAATTGACGGTGGGTTGCATTTAGGTGGTAATAAATCTATTGTTGCTAACGACTTTACACAAGTAATAAGTGGCGGTATTGGTATTTGGGTCACTAACGGTGCATTATCAGAACTTGTATCAGTGTTTACATATTATTGTCATATTGGATACTTGTCTGAAGCAGGCGGAAAGATTCGTGCTACAAACGGAAACAACTCATACGGTGATTACGGTTCTGTTGCTGAAGGGTATGACTTATTAGAAACACCAATTACAGCAAATGTAAACAACAGAGATAATGACGCAACAGTATCAAACGTATTAACAGATTTAGACAACGAAATTTATTTGTTTGGTTATGCACACGCTGGACAAAATTATACAAGTGCAGATATTGATGCATTTTCAGGTACTGGTTCTAACTTAGAAGCAGAATTTAAAGAATTTAGAAACAAATCACTATCACAAGTTAGAATGCTTGATCCGGGTGATTCATCTACACCTGGTGGTTCAGGATTTAGTATTACTACAGGTCAGTCACAAGGTGGAACAGGTTCTACACTTTTATTAAGTGCAACTGATACTGTTGAAGATAGTAGTGGTGTTTATGATGGAAAGCGTATTTTTATTACGCAGGGTAAAGGTAAAGGACAATACGGTTATATCCAATCATACGATCCGTCAAGTAAAGTTGCATATATTCTAAGAGAAAGTGACGACTTACCAGGTTGGGATCATTGGATTCCAGGGACTCCAATTCAAACAAGTCTTGACGATACTGCATTTTATCAAATTGAGCCAAGAGTTGAATTTAGTAAACCTCCGTTTGCAACTGAAAGCATCAATGTTAACACTCCATTAGACTATAAAAAAGTTGTGTTTGGTAATAATAGATACGTTGCTATTGCACAAAGTGAATTTGGTAATTCAGGAACAGATCAGTTTGTTTATTCTACAAACGGTACTAGTTGGACTGCCGGAAATATGGATGGAAGTAATCTTCCACAATCAACCGGTCGTTGGTCTTGGCAAGATTTAGATTACGGTGGCGGTAAGTTTGTTGCTGTTGCTAAAGAAGGTATTGTTGCGGTATCAAGCGACGGCGAAAACTGGACAATGTACGAGGTCACTAACGATAGTACAGGAGTTCAAACAAGATATATTGCATTTGGTGATAACCCAACAATTGAGCAGACATTTAAAGTCACAGTTTCTGTACCTGGAGACAATCCACTTTATCACTTTGATGGCGCAGTAAATACTGCTCCAGATATTTCTGTTGTTGAAGGAAATACTTATACGTTTAATCAAAACGATGGCTCAAATAACAACTGCCCAATTTATTTTAGTTCAACTCCGGAAGGTATTAATGGCGGCGGCGACGAATATACAGAAGGCGTAAAATATTATCTTAATAATAAACAAGTTGCAGATTTAGCGGCTTATGTATCAGGATTTAATGCGGCGCAAACAAGAAAAGTAGTATGGACAGTACCCAACTCGTTAGTTGGTGTTCCTATGTATTATGTAAACTATAATAGTACAGGATCAGGTGTACAACCAGATAGTTCGTATGCACTTGTAAGAGTTGATGGGCGTTCAGAATGGTTAGTGACATCAAACGGCTCGCCTGAATATTTCCAAAGTTTAGATTATGGCAATACATGGACAGCAGGACAATTACCGTCAGCAGAAAGTTTTGACGGCGGCGTTAGAGGAATGGCATACGGATCCGGCAAGTTTGTTGCAGTAGCGGGTGACTGGGATTCTTCTAAAATGAGAATTTATACAAAAACACCTGGTAATACTGAATGGGCTGAAAACTTTGTTAGCATGGGAGATATGTCAAATGTTGAAAGCATGGTTTATGGTAATAACATTTTCCTTGCAACAGAAACAAATAGCGACGATGTATGGATTAATCCAACAGGCGGCCATGGTGCGTGGTATAGACAAGAAAATGTTTTACCATCAACAGGCAACTGGTTCTTAGGATACGGCCAAGGTGTATATGTAGCATTTAAACCTAATACGGACGAATTTGCAATTTCAGAAAATGGAATTTTTTGGGAAGCAAAAACTCTTCCAACTACTGCTAATTGGACCACTTGTGGAATTGGTACTCCTGGAAACTCATGTAAATTTGTATTAATGGGAAGTGGTAGTCCTCTACAAGGTTCAGGCGAACAAAATGCTGTTGTAATTCAAGCAGGTAGAAAACCATTTGCTAGAATGTTTGTTAAAAATACAAGAGCAGGCGAGTTTTGGATTTATGATCCAGGTTCAAACTACGAAAGCGATTTATTGAATGTTAATAATACGTTTGCTGTCACATTTGGTAGAAATGCGGCAGATACAGCAGATGTTTATTTTATCGACGGAAGCGAAAACCCAACATTAACATTTACTGAAGGTAGAAGATATACTTTTGATTTAAGTGATGAATCACTTAAAAACTATGGTGGTGCAGTTGTTGACGGTGTAGTTGAAGATAACATTCATCCATTGAATATCTATCAAGATGCGGCTAAAACTATTGTTTGGTCCGATAATGTTGTATATCGTTTTGGAACAACAGTTGTAAGCAGAGACGTGTTCCTTAGAGATTTTGCAGATTATGCAAATCGTACAGTTGAAATTGAAATTCAATATGATGCACCAAGTGGTCTGTATTATGGTAGCACAGAAGATGCTGGCGCAACAGCAATTACAATTGAAGAAACAGATGCTATGAGTATGACAGTTAGTGATCCTTTAGCAACTGTTGATCCTTATGTTAAATTAAGAATTGCAAATGGTGTATTACCTCAACCTTCATTTAGAAATAGAGGTACTAAATTTAGAAGTGCAACAGCAAGTGTCACAGGCGACGGATATGCTGATGTATATCAAACAGGAAACAAAATTAAGGTCACTGATTTAACTAGAGAACCAGGTCCGGGTGCTAACTTATCAATTACAGGTATTGACGGAAAAACATATTTGGTCACAAAAGTCACTGATATTACAGGATCTGAACCAACGTTGTCAGCAACAATACAGATTAGTCCAACATTAGGAGTTGACGAGTCACCAGATCATAACACAGCACTAGTAATGCGTGAACAATACAGTCAGGTTCGTTTAACATTCCATGACTTCCTAGATATTGGTACTGGTAATAAAAATTCAACTAGATATCCTGTAAGATACTTACAAGGATTTACTGAAGCAGACGAAGATGCTGTAAAACAACAAAACGAAACAGACTTTAGTGATGGTGGTAGAGTGTTTTACTCGTCCACTGACCAAGATGGAAACTTTAGAGTAGGTGAACTATTTGAAGTTGAGCAGGCATCGGGTATTATTACTATTAATGCTGATCAGTTTGATTTATCAGGATTAACAGAATTATCATTAGGTGGTGTGACACTTGGTGGTACGGGTGCAGTAATTAAAGAGTTCTCAATTGATCCGCTGTTTGTAGCAAACAGTGATAACGTAGTACCAACACAAAAAGCAATAGCGGCATACGTTAAATCACGTATTACAGGTGGTGGTTCTAGTGTTAATGTTAACAAAGTCACTGCTGGTGTTATTACATCAGGTGATAGTGGTCAAGAAATAGATACTACCGACGGTAGTGTTATACAAGCAAAAGCAAAAATATCGTTTGAAGGCGGTGTAGGCGGTGATATGGCGGCTAGAGCGTTCTTTGCATTTGGTACTGACATTGCTATTTCAGATGATTTTGGAGGACAAGATGAGTCCGGAGGGAATACGAATGATAACTACGGAGCATAATATAATAAATAACTACGATATCGGAGCAAAACATGGCTGAATTTCTATTAGGAAGAATTAAATTTGTATGGAAAGGCGACTGGACAACCAGTACAGCATACGTTAAAGACGATGTTGTAAGGTACGGTGGTAAAGTATATATTTGTACTGAAGCACATACCGCAGACGCTGACTTTTATGTAGATAGTGCAAACTGGAATACGTTTGCTGATGGTTCTGCATGGAAGGAAGACTGGGCAACTAGCACTTATTATAAAACAGGTGATGTTGTAAAATATGGTGGTTATCTATATATTGCAAATAATGGCCACACTTCAGCCGATACAACAACAAAAGGTTTAGAGTTTAACCAAGGCGACTGGGACACATACGCAGAATTTTTTAATTATACCGGCGCTTGGGCAACTAGCACAAGATATAAAGTTAATGATATTGCCAAGTATGGCGGAACAGTTTATGTTTGTATTGATGATCATACATCAAGTGCAACAGCATCTTCAGACAGTGATGGTTTAGAAAACGACAACGATGGTAAAGCATTAACAATTGATTCGATATCAGCGGCAAACGTTTCTAGAAGTCAGGGAACATATACAGGAATTACACCAACAGACGGTTCTGGATCAGGATTAGTTTTAGATGCCACAGTTGATAACATTGGTGGTGTTGCGATTACATTAACAAGCAATGGTACAGGATATGCAGTTGGCGATGTATTAACAATTACTGATGCACAACTTGGTGGTGGTGGCGCTCCTAATGTGACATTTAGAATTGCTTCAGTTGCAGACAGATGGAATATTTTTACAGAAGGTTTTGAATGGAAAAACAACTGGGCAATTTCAACTAGGTACAAACTAAATGACCTTGTTAAGTATGGTGGTCAAATTTATGTTTGTATTCAAGGCCACCAGTCTGCAACAGATTTAGCAGATGGATTAGAAGTAGATCAAGCAAAATGGCAACACTTTCATAAAGGTATTGAATACAGAGAAACTTGGTCAACAGGTACACGTTATAGAATTAATGACATTGTAAAATATGGCGCAAACATTTGGATTTGTACAGCGGCTCATACAGCAACTAATAGTTTTGCAACAGATGAAGGCAATTGGTCAATTTTTGTTCCAGGATTAGAATACGAAGATTCGTGGAGCAATGGTGAAGTTTATCAACCAGGAGACATTGTCACATACGGCGGTTATTCTTATATTGCAAATACTAACAACACTGGTAAGCCACCGTATGCAAACGCAAACGATTGGAAGTTATACCTAAAAGGTTATAACTTTAGAGGCGACTATGGTGACGACTCTTCATTACAAGATTATCTAGTAGGAGATGTAGTAAGACTAGGTGGATACACTTATATGTGTATTCAAGACCATCAAGGTGTTGCAAAAAATCCTGCAAGTGAAACAACTTTTTGGACAAAATTAAACGAAGGTTTTGCTTGGAAAGGCAACTGGACAAACATTACAGATTATGTATTAGGTGATGTTGTTTACTATGGTGTGAACTCATACGTAGTAATTCAAGCACACCAATCAAACCAAGCAATTGGTCAAAAGCGTCCTGACTTAGATGTTTCAGGTACCTACTACAAATTATTAGCAGGTGGTGCTGAAGGTTCTAACTTAACAACAGACGGTGACCTATTAATTTACAATGGTGCAGGTCCTGCACGTTTACCAATTGGTGAAGAAGGACAAGTATTAACAGTTGACACAACTGGACTACCAGCATGGAAATACTGGGGCAGAACAGACCACGTTTATTATGTTGGTCCTGATGGTGTTGACGGCGCATATCCAAATAGAGGTTCTACACTTGATAGACCTTTTAAATCTGTAAGATTTGCTTGTGAAGCAATTGAAAAAGGTGTACTAAGACCTAATGCAGTACAACTATTAAAAGAGAATAGACAATTTATTCAAAGAGAAATTGTTGAATGGACAGATTATCAAATTGCAAATGACATTGCACCATTTACTAGTGCTTTCTCATATGACAGTGCAAAATGTTATAGAGACATGGGCATTATTATTGATGCTGTTATTTGGGATTTATCACATGGTGGCAATACAGAATCAAGAAAAGCCGCATATGCTTACTTTACAAAAGCAGGCGGAAGTTATATTAACGGTCAAGAATCAGAAACAGTTGCTTCTATTAACTACGGTATTGAAGTAATTGATGCTGTTATTAGCAGTCTTGATCCGGCATCAAACTACCAAACATTAAACAGTTATACACCGGCAATTACACAAAGAAAAGATACTGCTCTTGTTGAAGAATCTGAAGCACAGAGCGTTATTGAAAGTTTAGTTGCAATTATTACTGATGCTATTACAGCAGGTAGTGCATCAGGTATTCCAACAGAAGAACAAGTACAAAAAACTGTGTTTGTTAAAACAGGAGAATATAAAGAAGTTCTTCCTATTAGAGTTCCTGCAAATACAGCAGTTGTTGGTGACGAATTGCGTTCAACTAGAATTCGACCAAGTGAAGATACTGACTACGTTTCAAGAAGCGATGTTGATTACAGTTTAGCAGGTATCACAAGAGTACAAGGTTTACTAAGCGATATTATTCAAGGTAGTGCTGTCACTAAAACAGGCACTAACACACAAACACAAGTACAAGCACTTCCGTATGGTACTGCAACA